CAATCGGGATCGGGCCGACATGGCCGCAGTTGGAAGGGAGGGTCATTAGATGGGACTACAAGAGCGCACCGACATTGAGGTCACTGAGGAATGCCTGGAGGAATCCAGGTATCCGGTGGTGACGCTCAGCCGGACGGCTCCGGTGAAGACGAAGGAGGTTAGCTTCACGCTGACCAGTGATGTCGTCTTCCTTGCGGTCGATGGCCACGGCGTGGATATTAGCTGGGAGGATTTCGACCGGCTAGTGGACACGGTGCGGGCACAGCGTTCCGCCGCACAGGACGACTAGATGGACTTGCTCAACCTGTGGCTGCTGCTGCGTTGGAACTTCGGGCAAACGCCCGTCGAGCGTGTAGTGAGCCAGTTGACGACCCTGGTTCTTAGCACTGGCTATTGGCTACTGGTCGCCGCGTTGCTGACGCTGATCGTCAGCCGACTCTCATAGAGAGGGAGGAGAGAATATACATGAGCTACGGTAAGCCTAGCCGAGAGGCAGTCGAAAACGCGCCGGTCGGCGGCGCGGATTTCTGGAACCCCCCAGAGGGCGAGAGCCGTGTCCGCGTTATGCCGCCGTGGGCGGCGGACGCGGAGGAATTCTGGTTCGCTACGGGGACTCACTTCAACGTCGGCCCTGACGAGCGCGCCGTGCCGTGCCCGGTGATGTCCGGCGTAAGCGAGTCCTGCTTCCTGGATCGTCTGGTGAAGCGGTTGTCGAAGGGCGACGATGACGAAGTGACGGAGGCCGAGGCAATGAGTGCCCGCCCACGTTATCTGCTCAACATCGTCGACCTGGCGAATCCGCAGAACGGTGTGCAGGTCTGGCCCTGCCCCAAGACGATCTTCCGCCAGTTGAAGAAGTTCTGGCTCAATGAGGAGGACTACGGCGACTTCACGTCCTTCGAGGAGGGCTTCGACATTCTGGTGGAGAAGACCGGCAGCGGCATCAAAACCAAGTACGATGCCACTCCGACGCGGCCGAAGCCATTCCCGCCGGATAAGCTGTTGAATCACAGCAGCACCGCCGTCGCCGAGACGTTCCAGGCACTCGCGGACGAGGAGTACGAGTTGCCTAATCTGGCCGAGGTGCAGAGCTTCCTCACCGACGAGGAGATGGAGCGCACGTACAAGGGCCTGTCGGGCGGCCGTTCTCGCACCGAGTCGAAGGATGATAACGGCGACGATAACGGCGAAAAGACTGAAGGCGATACGCCTGTTCGTCGCTCGCGTCGCTCCGAGCCAGAGGGAGAGGAGGAGTCGGAGGAAGAGGAGCGCCCGGCCCGCCGCTCGCGTCGTGCTGAGCCAGAGCAGGAAGAGGAGCCCGACCCGGAGCCGGAAGAGGAGCGCCCGGCCCGCAGCCGCAAGCCCAAGCCATCCGGCAGCGAGGGCACGTCCGGCAGCAGCCGTGTTCGCGGCCGCGTGAAGGACTTGGAGTAGATGCAACGAAGCAAGAGGACGGAGACGGGCGAGGAACGCCCCGCCCGTCTCATCGACGCGGTAGTTCAGCATATCCGTAAGAGCGAGGGTGAGGAATCGAGCATCTTGACCGGCGAGGTGGCCGGGGCCAAGGACTATCTCTCGACCCAGAGCCTTGCCCTCGATCTGGCGTTGAATATGCCAGGTATCCCAGTTGGCCGCCTGACAGTGGTGCGTGGGTGGGAGTCCTCCGGTAAGACCTCGCTCATCACGCACCTGCTGGCCGAAACCGTCCAGCGCGGTGGGATCGCCATTTTGCTCGACGCCGAATTCGCGTTCGACGAATCCCGTGCCGCCCGTTTGGGCTTGGAGCGCGAAGACCTGCTGCTAGCGCAGCCGGAGACGATGGAGGAGGCGATTCGGCTGGTTGAAAAGAGCATCAAGGCAGTGCGGGCGGAGACGCCAGATGCGCTGGCCACCATCGTTTGGGACAGCGTGGGCGGTACGCAGACGACGGCCGAGTCTGAGGGCGAATTCGGGAAGGAAGGCCAGGCCATCGGGCAGCACGCCAAGATTATGAGCGCTGCCCTACGCCGCATCATGCCCATCGTGGCCAAGGAGAACATCGTTCTGATCATCGTCAACCAGAACAAGGAGATTGTCGAGACTGGCGGATTTCGCGGCGCGGAAACGAGCACGATGATCGCTAAGCGCCCGCTGCAATTCCACGCCAGCACCATCATCGATATGCAGAAGGGGGAGGAGTTGCGGCACGGTGGCAAGGACGGCCCGGCCTACGGCATCATGTCGCGGGTAAAGATCAGCAAGAATAAGTGCTCAAACCCGTTCGGCAAGGCCTTGATTCGTTGCACTTTCGACGACGGCTTCGATGATGACTTCGCCCACTTCCAGGCTGCTTTGAAACTCGGTATGGTCGTGAAGAAGGGTTCCTGGTACAAGTTGGCCGACGTCGACGAATCGTTCCATGAGGCGGACTTCGGTCAGATTCTCGCTGACGCGCCGGGGCTGCGCGAGCGCATCGCTGCTGCTGCCCGCGAGGAGTTCTGGTCGGAGACTGTCCGCAAACGCTTCCCAGAGGTGACATAATGTGCAAAGATATTGGTTCGTGCTGCGGCGGCGATTCTGACGATTGTGTACCGACGACTGTCGAGGGTGATCTCGTGCGTGAGGCGTGCCAGGACGTGATCGATGTCGTCAACGTCATCCGCGAACTTGCGGACGAAGACGGTGACGAATATCTGGTGGATCGCTGCGCCAGTCTGATGATTCTCGTCGGCGAATTGACGCAAGTTGTGGTCGCGTATGCCGATCCTGATCCCGGAATCGAGCCGTTCTAGATGCTCGAACGGATCGAGGTACAGGACTACCAGTCCTTGGAGGACATCGATCTGGCGCTTGGCCGGTTCACAGTGATTGTGGGGCCGAGTGGTAACGGTAAGTCTGCCCTGATCCGCGCGCTCAAGGCCCTATGCTTCAACCAAGTTGGTTCCCGCTTCATCCGTCACAAGCAGCAGAAGGCGTGGGTGCGGCTCACGCTCGATGGTGGTAAGAAGATCGAATGGGAGAAGCCCCGCGACAAGGGCGCGACTTACACGTCCGACGACCAGGCGTACACGCGCGTGGGCCGCACGGTGCCGGAGGACATCGAGAACGTGCTCGGCATTCGGCGAATCGAAATCGACAAGGGCGTGTCCTTCACACCTCAATTTCATTCGCAGCACGACCTGCCGCTGCTCCTCACCGAGTCCTCGACGCTGGCCGCCCGCGCCCTTGCCAAGCTCACTAAGCTCTCGGTGCTGGTGGAGGGGCAGATGGATTGTCGCCGCGATCTGAAGCGCGTCCAGCGTGATCACGAGGTGGCTGAGACGGAGGCCGGGCGGACGAAGGCGCAGCTTGATGAGTTGCCGAACGTGCGCCGTGTCCGCAATGTCTTGGAGCGGGCCAACAAGCTGATGCGCACCGCCAACCAGCGTCTCGGTATCGCAAAACAGGCCGATGACATTGTTCAGGACATCGCGGGTTCGCTGCTTATTGCTGACCTGACGCTCCCGCGAATGGAAGAGGTTGAGGCGTTGGAAGAGCGTGTGGGCGCGCTGGAAGGGATCGTGGCGGCCATTCAACAGACGAAGAAGGCGGCGGGCGCTGTCGATGCGACCCAGGCCGAGGTGGGCCAGGCACTCGATGACTTGGAGGGGCTGGAGCATCAGTACGAGAAGCTAGTAGAGGAACTAGGAGCTTGTCCGTTGTGTGGGAGTACCGAAGCGTGGGGAGAGCATGAGCACGCATCATAAAGGCAAGAACACAATGAAATGGTTTTTATCAAGCAAAGCCATCGACGAGATCGTTGAAGCAATGGATCAATGGGAAGCATTCGATACCTTACAAGATCGTGATCCTAGTGACTTTGGCCTCATTGTTGAAGCACAACCTGTCCGCGAGACAGCGGATGCGGCTATCGCGGTTCGTAGTTCAATGCTGTTTGCTCGATGGGGCCGTGCAGACATTGCTAAGCGCTTTATTGCCGCCGCAGTTGAATTGGGGCTGCCCGACACAACCGATTCGGATGTGGGGAGAGCATGAGCATTAAGTTCCTCGTCAGGAACGACCTGCACAACGCCGACCGCCCGCCGCTTGGCCGCACGGAGTCCTATATGGACGACATTCTGGCTAAGCAGGAAGAGACGTTTGATATTGCCGCCCGTACTGGCTGCGATTTGATCGTAGATTGCGGCGATTATTTCCACAAATTCCGGGGCGTTGTCAACATCAATCGGCTGCTGGTGCGCCTCCTGGATTTGTACCGGCGGCGTCCCGTCGAGATTTATGGCGTCGGTGGCAACCACGATTTCTCCTACTCCGGCGTGGACTCGGTGTTCACCATGCCATTCGGTGTGCTGATTAGGGCGGGCGTCATCAATTGGTTGGACAAGGCCCGGCTCATTGAGGCGGGTGGCGAGAAGGTGCTATTTGTGCCGCGAAACTGGGAGCCATACATCGATAACCTCTCGAATATCTTCAAGCTCAAGAAGGAAGAGGTGGCGCTGCGGCCTAAGAACGGGTACACGATCATGGTTGCCCACGCTATGATCCTGCCGCCGGGCCAGGACGCCATCTACCCACATCACAACGCCGACAAGCTACCGACTGACTTGCTGCACGTGCTCTTGTGCGGGCACGATCATCGAGACCTGGGCATCCATCAGTTGCCGTCCGGCTGCTGGTACGCGAACATCGGCTCCGTCGCACGGGTCGAGCGCACCAAGCACAATCTGGAGCGGCGGCCGGAGGTACTGACCGTGACCTTGGATAAAGGCGGGATCGAGTTCGATCGGCATCCGCTTATGTCGGCCCGCCCCGCCGAGGAGGTGTTCTTCGATCAAGAGGTGGCCCCGGAGCGGGAGCTAGGAGATTTCGCTGAGAACCTGGCGTCGTCCCTGGAGTTGGAAGAGACGCCGCTGGAGGAGCTAATCGCCCGGTACACCAAGGACGACCCGCCGGAGGTGGTTCGGCGGCTGCGTCATTATCTAACGGAGGCAGAGGCCTGTGACTAAATTGCATTACGCTTATCGAGTCTTCCCCCCTGGGCGGATCGAGGAACGGTTGAACGAAGCGCGAGAACGGGGTTGGGAGCTTCACACATTCTGTGATGCGACCGAGGACACTTGGCCCAGCGCCGTCTTCAAGTGGGTCGGCCTTGGCCTTGGCCTTGGCGACCATTACAAGCTGCCATTTGCACTCGATGATGATGAGGAGGAGGAGAATTAGATGGGCACACCGCAGACGACTTGTTACACCGCAGTTTGTGATGGCTGCAATCTGGAGCTTGAAACTGACTACATCGTCCACCACCCCAGTCCTGAAGAGGCGCGAGGGCACGCCACCGATTGCGATTGGCTGGCATTAGGGGACAAGCTCTATTGCGAGAATTGTCAAGAGGGCAAAGGCGTTCCTTGTGCGGACTGTGATAATCTGGTCGAGCGCGAGGGCGACCGTTGTCTGTCTTGCCAATGACAAGAGGAAGGGTGTTTATGGCTAAAGATGATCCAACCCAACAGGTACTCGATCTGCGCCAGCGTGTTGACCGCGCCAAGACGTGCACGACCGAGGCGCGCACGAAGAAGAAGGCGGCCGAGGATCAGCTTACCGCCGCTGACGACGCTATCGAACAACTGGGTCTCGATCCTGACCGCGATCTGGAGCGCCAGGAGAACCGGCTGATCGAAGAGATCAAAACCGATCTGGTGCAATTGGAGGAACAGCTTGACGAAGCCGAATCCGTCCTTGCTTGAGGTTGATGAGATCGCGGCCCGGCTCCAAACGCGCCTCGATGCGCTTAGTCGGGAGCTAGCTCGGCACGAGGGCGCGCGGGAGGTAGTTGCTGCTGCGCTCGCCGAGGCCGAGGAGCGCGTCACTGCGACTGGCGATGAGGCCGAGATTCTGCGCACTGTTCTCGACCGGCTTCAGGGGATGGAGGAGGTCTGGCAGCGCAAGTTCCAGAAGTCGACTGAGGCCATCGTCTCCGAAGGCCTATCTCACGTGTTCGGTGAGGAGTTACAGCTACAGATTAGGCCATCAACGAAAGCGGACATGAGCGCCGTGGAGTTCGTGCTCGTCAAAGATGGGCAGGAAGAGGACGTCATGGAGGGCCAGGGTGGCGGTTACATCGGCATCATCGCCTTCCTGCTCCGCGTCCTGTTGATTATGGCCTCCCGGCCGCTACTGCGGCTCGTATTGGTCATGGACGAGCCGTTCGCCCATCTCAGTGTCGAGTTCCGCCACCCGTTGGCGGAGATGATGGCCGCACTCATTGATCGTTTGGGATTCCAGGTGCTCATGGTCACTCAGGAGCGCGAGTACGTGGATGCGGCTGACGTTGCGTACAGCTTCGAGAAGGTGCGCAAAATCACCCATTCCCACGTGCTGAAGGGGGCAGAGGCCCCAACGGTGGCAGCCGCTGTGTAATGGTGTTACAATGGGGTATCCTGAGAGGAGACGGAGAGAAGGTATGAGGATTGCGGGTATCGATCCCGACACGAAGGCGATTCAGATCGTGGCGCTCGGAGACTGTGTGCCAAACATTTGCCGCATCGAGGGTTACGGCCGCCGGGCCGAAGACCGGATTCAAGCACTCGCGGCACGGTTGGAAGTGCAGTCATTGAGTATCTGGCATCATGTTTGCTGGGTCTACATCGAGACACCAGTGATGGGGGTCAATGCCAAGGCCCTCCGCGATCAGGCCCAGGTAGTGGGTATTGTTCGCTCCTTCCTGTGGCGGCACGGCCTAGCCAATTCGCTCGTTGATAATGGCACCTGGAAGAAGGGGCTGCTCGGCAATGGCCATGCTTCGAAGGAAGAGATCGCCGCCTTCGCGCAGACGTTCCTACAGATGCCGCCTGGCCAACCACAGGACGCCTACGACGCCGCCGGTATTGCGGCGTGGGGCCACAACAACGTACCGAAGGGAGAAAACCATGACTGAAACTTTCACCCGACTCCGTGATATGCCCGAAGAACTACGGGAGACCGTGCGCGCTTACGTTCGCACGACTGCTGCCAGCGGCCCGTCCGGCCGTGGTAGCTACGAGAGTGTGGCGGCCGAGGTGAACAAGTGGTTCTCTGGCAAGGACTACTGGGTCGATCTGTCGGCGGACATCATCCGGGACGTGCTCAAGCGGAAGCGCGTTCAGGGCGAGCCGTTCGAGGTGAAAGAGAAGCCGCCGACCCGCGAGGAGCAGGAGACACAGCGCCGCGAGGAATTGCGCGGTCTGATCTTGGAGAGTGCCGACAGCCTCCGGCCTGTGCCGGAGCACATTCAGGCAACGCGGATCGAGGATATGGGCTTCGATACCCCGGAGTCGATGGTGGCTCCCTTCTCCGATCTGCACTACGGTTCCCAGATCGACCGGCGCATCAGCGGCGGTATCGGCGAGTATAACATCGACCTGGCCCGCGAACGGCTCTGCCGCTGGCGGGATGGCTTGCTGCGGTTCGCACAGATGCGGCAGATTTTCATGAAGGTGCCGCGCTTTTATGGGCTGGCACTCGGAGATGACTTCGAGGGCCACGGGCTGATGTTCCCGTCACAGGGCATCCAGATGGAGGCATCCGTCGAGCGGCAGGTCGCGGGGTTCGTGGTGGACATGACCCAGATCATCCTTGACCTCACGCAACGGTTCGAGCATTCTGTGTGGTTGAAGGTGCGCGGCAACCATGGCCGCATCACTGCCCGCGACCGCGAGTCCTACGGCGCAGACAACATGGAGTTGTGGGCGTGGCAGCTTATTGCCGAGGCGGTATCGAAGCAGACCGGCGGTCAATGGATCGAGTACGGTGAGGGCGCGGACAAGTACACATCGCCGTCGGGCATCATGTCGCTCACTGGCGGCCTGGTGGACTTCCACATCGCCCGTCCGTTCTTCCTCATGACGGAGATCGAAGGCTGGTCGTTCTACCTCCGCCACGGTCACAAGATCGGCGGCCTGCGCCGGACGTATACGGGAGCCTTCGACAACAAGCTACACATGAACGCGGTGGTCGGCGAGGTCGTCAACTTCATGGTCAAGGGCCATTTGCATACCGCCGAGTCCGCCGAGGACGAGATTGGTGGCGAGGTCATCCAGAACGGCTGCTTCGTTGGCCCGTCCCCGCAGGTGCTAGAGGGTAGCCGCCCGACCGCCAATCTGCCGTCGCAGGAGATCATGTTCCTACACCCGAAGCGCCGCAAGACGCAGCAGACCCGCATCCACCTGGCAACGGTGGATGAGGTGCGAGATATTGAGGTCATCGGCCGCACGCGCGAGCAGGTGCCGAGGGTATGATTAAGCCAACGTGGAATAGCCTCCGGTTTGTCCCATGTGAATATGTGCAGTACCACGATCCGCATATCCGTCGCGCGCGGCCAGACGAAAAGCTGATTGATCAGGCCACCGCGCCGCATATTGTTGAATGGCTGGTTTGTAAGGGAGTATGATCGTGGCTCATAATTGCGCCCCCGGCTGCGCTCATTATTGCGAGGAATCGCCCACGAAGCGCCACCGCTGGGTCATCGATTCGAAGTCAACACCATCTGCGCCGGGCCACTGCCGTCATTGCGGAGTGGCCCGCAACTTTAGGGGAGGAGTTGGGAAGCACGCCATCACGGCCGCCGAGATGAATGCGCAGGCGGCGGAGCAACTGACTGGCTTGGGGGGACATGCGCGAACTTGATGGCGCTCTGACAGTAGGTAGCCTATTTTCTGGTATTGGCGGTATCGATTTGGGCTTGGAGCGGGCGGGCATGGAGATCATCTGGCAGTGCGAAATCGACCCCTATTGCCGCAAGGTGCTGGCTAAGCACTGGCCTGACGTACACTGCTACGAGGATGTGAGGGAGCTAGATGAAACAACGCCGAAAGTCGATCTCATCTGTGGAGGATTCCCCTGCCAACCAGTTTCGACAGCGGGTAAACGGCAAGCTGAAGCCGATTCGCGTTGGCTCTGGCCAGAGTTCGCCCGTGTCATCGGTCTACTTCGACCCCGCTACGTCCTTGTGGAAAACGTCCCAGGACTCCTTACTAAAGGGATGGGATTCGTCCTCGCTGACCTTTCCTCGTTGGGGTACGATGCGGGATGGGGTTGTGTGTCGGCAGCAGACGTTGGAGCCCCACACCTCCGAAACAGAGTCTTCATTATTGCCCACACCGATTCGGGATGTGATGTGGCCCACGCCCCAACAGACCTACGACGGGCGGACGGAAAAAGCGTGGATGGCTGCGAAGAAACGAGCGGCGAACCGCCATCGGAGCGGGCAGTACGCGAAGGGTACGGGGCCGCCCGGGATGATGGACTTGCAGAGGGCCGTGAGGCAGTGGCGGACTCCGCAAGCCGGGGACGGATCGCACAATCACTGCGATGCTCCGGCACACAAGCGAGGAACCGTACCTTTGATGCTGACTGTTCAAGTACAGCGATTAGAGAACAAGACTGGTGGAAAATTGAACCCAACGTGGGTCGAATGGCTCATGGGGTTCCCGCTAGGGTGGACAGACTTAGGGGACTCGGCAATGCTGTCGTCCCTCAAGTAGCAGAGTATGTAGGCCGACAAATCATGAGGATTGCGGGTCATGCACAAACGTGACGGCGTAACAGTCCTAGACTGTGACCGCTGCCCGGAGCTATGTGATAGCCGCAATACTATTGTCAATGGGCGCGGGCCTCGACACGCGAAGATCGCGTTCGTCGGCTTGGGGCCAGGACAGAAAGAGGATGCGCGCGGCGAGCCGTTCATCGGCCCTGCTGGTGAGACGGCGCGCGGGTGGCTGATCGCGGCGGGCTTCCATCCCAAGAAGGATGTCTACTGGGCCAACAGTACTCGCTGCATTGGCCCCAAGGCCAAGGAGGACAAGGAGCGGGAGCCGACGCCGGAGGAGGTACGCAATTGCCGCAGCTTCCTCATGGACGAGTTGGAGTGGGTTGACCCCGACCTCATTGTTCCCGCCGGTGGCATCGCCCTAGAGAATCTGTACAACGAGGCCAAGTTCGAGGGCGGCAAGCCGCTGCCGATCACGCGGCTGCGCGGCGCGGTGCTCTGGCAGGAGGAATTGGGCAAGAAGATGGTGCCCATTCTCCATCCGGCCTCTGCCTTCCATGTCTGGAGCAACGAAAAATACGGCATCGCCGATCTCCAGAAAGCCTTGAAGGAGAGCAAGCAGCCCGACGTCTTCGAGGAGGGCCTGGGCAAGTACCAGGTCTGCCTCGATGTGGAGAGCGTGGAGCACCTAGCCGAGTTGGTTGAGACCGAGGCGGGTGTGCTCTCAATTGACACCGAGACGACCTCCCTGGACTGGCAGACCGGCAATATCCTGTGTGTCGGCGTCACCTGGCAGGTCGGCACCGCTTACGTCGTGCCGGTGCTCGGCTTGGGGGCCGAGGAGATGTGGTCGCCCGCCGACAAGAAGCGCGTGATCCGCGCCCTCCGCCGCATCTTCCAGAGCGACGTGCCGAAGATCGGTCAGAACATCAGGTTCGACGAGCTATACCTCGCGCACGACCTCGAAATCTACCTCAAGAACATCTCGTTCGACACGATGCTCGCCTACCACCTAATCAACGAGGAGGCGGGCCACTCCCTTGAGATTCTGTGCAACTTGTACACGAATATGGGGGACTATGGCCGTGGGGCCGCCGAGTACAAGACACACATGGCGGACTGTCCGCTGGCCATTCTCTGGAAGTACCAGGGCGGTGACGCAGACTGCACGCTGCGGGTGGCGCTGGAAATCGACAAGGACTTCGATGCTAACCCGAAGCGCCGGTGGCTGTTCGAGAACGTCACCATGCCGCTCTCCGGGGCGACGATGCACATGGAGGAGCACGGCGTCCTGGTTGATCAGGAGAAGGCGGATGCGCTGGTCGAGACCTATGACCGGCTGGTAGCAGAGCAGAAGGCGCTGCTGGATGACATCCCGGAAGTGCCGGAGAAGTTCAATTACCGCAGCGATCAGCAGAAGCGCAAGCTCCTGTTCGGTAAGCCCTCCGAGGGCGGGCTGGGCCTGGAGCCGTCGGGCATTCTCACGGACAAGGCGCGGCTGCCGAGTGTGAAAAAGGAGGCGCTGGAAGAGGTCGGCGTTGGCTCGCACCCGATTGTCCCCATCCTGATCCGCTTGGCGGGCCTTGAACAGATTATGAAGACCTTCCTCAAAGGCGCGAAGCCGGAGCAGCGCGAGAAGGCCAAGAAGGGGCTGCTGAACAAGATTTCGAAGGTGGACGGCCGCCTGCACACCAACTATCGCGTGGACGGCACCGAGACGGGCCGCCTGAGCGCCAGCCCGAATATCCAGAATGTCGTCGGCGAGGGCAAGTCCGAAGAGGGCGCGCCCATCCGTGAAATCTTCATCGCGCCGCCTGGTCGTGTGCTGCTGTCCGCCGACTTCTCGCAGATTGAGTTGCGGGGCCTGGCGTACATTGCTGAGGACGAGCGGCTGATCGGGGTGCTGGAGAGCGGCGCGGACGTGCACGACTTCGTGGCCCGCAAGCTGTTCGAGGTGCCGGATGGTACGCAGGTGACGAAGGAGCAGCGCCGCCAGGCGAAGACCTTCAACTTCGGCCTGGGCTACGGGATGAGCGAAGTGACTATTGCGAAGCGGTTGGGTTGTTCGAGGGAGCGGGCCGCCGAGCTTCTGGATATGTACTTTGGCATCGTCGAGAAGCTGCCTGACTACTTCGCCAAGCAGCGCCGTACTGTTCGCAACCGGCACGAGGTCTACAATATCTTCGACCGTCGCCGCCTGTTCTGGGGCGTGGAGACGATGAAGCATTTCGGTGGCTACAAGAAGCAGATGGGCCACGTCTACCGCGAGAGCTATAACTTCCCCGTCCAGTCCAGCGCCTCGGATATTCACTCGTTGGCGACCATCCGGCTTGACCGAGATCAGTGGTTGTGCGACAATGAAGCATGGATCGTGGCTTCCATCCACGACAGCGTAATGATGGAGGTCGCGGTGGAGAAGGCTGAGGAGGTAGCTCGCTACGTCCAGAAGGTCATGCAGGACTCGGCTTACGAGGAGACGGCTCGTGTCGGGCGGCCGTGGATCGTGCCTGTGGATGTAGAATGGGGGTCTGCGTGGGAGGACGTGAGCCACCATCTCACTAAGGGAGCGCAAGTGCATGAGGGCGCACCGGATAAGTGCCGCCCGTGCGAGGAGGAGGAGAAGGTCGCCGCATGAGCACCAACAATCTGCACATTCTGGAAGTTACTGAGACGGATTGGAGCCTCCAGCACCCGCTGTCCTGCCGTCCAAACCTACTTGATTGCCCGTTCCATGCCGCGACGAAATGTCTTATGGTAGAAAGTCCGCCTGAAGCACCGGGCCGGTGGGCCATTGAGTTTGCTAGGTCGGGCCAGCTTGTGCCGAGTGAGATTCAGCAGGTGGAGGTAAGTTAGATGACCATCCTAAGTTTCCTGGAGGATCGCCGTGCTGGTTTCATCACGCGCTGGCACGCTCGCCAAGTGCAGCGCAAGGAATCACTGGCTGAGCACCACTACTTCGTGCTGCACGACTCCCTAGTGATCCTGGACGCGCTGAAACACCACCACATCCTGGAAAAGCTGGGGGTGGAGGAGCCGAACGAGCTACAGATTCTCCTGATGGCGCACTTCCATGACGCATCGGAATTCGAGTCCGGTGACGTGTCGGGGGCTGCGAAGCGCGAATTCCCCGACTTGGCCCGCGCTGTCCGCAAAGTGGAGCGCAAGATCGCTGACAGCCTCATCTTCCGCACCCTGCCCGACGAGATGGCAGAGCGCTATCGGGGCTACGTTCGGCAGATGGTACACCAGGACTACCGGACGTTGGAACAACAGATCGTCAAGTATGCCGACAAGCTGGAGGCTCTGCTGTTTGCCAAGACTGAGGTGGACATTGGTAACACGCTGATGGTCGAGGTGGTGCAGCAAGTAAAGAACGAGTTGGAGGAACTCACATGGGTATGGCTTGTAGAGCTACGGAAGGAGACGGGCCTGCCGTGATTCTGGGCTTCCTAGCAACCTACGCCGACCCGATCTTGGCCATCGTTAGCGCGACGTTCACCGTTGCGCTCGCACCGACCGTGTGGCACCAGTGGCGGGTGCGGGCGAGTAGTGTACCGCTGCCGTCCTCAATGCTCACGTTTCTGGGATTGGTGATCTTCACGGCAGTCTACGCCGCATTAGGTCTGTGGATTGCGGCTGGTTCGGCCGCGTCGACGGCGATAGCTTGGGGCCTTATTGCAGCGCAGCGCGTCATCTATAGCTCACTGAAGGAGGATTGATGCAATCCATTCGCGGCGACCGCATCCGCATTGTGCTGTTCGAGGGTACGGCCCAAGAGGTCATGCTCGCCACCGACCGCTGGTTCGACAACCATGGCATAATGGCTAAGGTCGTGGACATCGAGTACAATTATCAGGGGCCAGAGTACGATGGATCGAAGAAGCTCTCAGAGTGCGGTACGCACGGCGTACTGATTGTGTTCACTCCTCTGACCGTTAACGAGGTTCGCCGAGAGCGTAATCTGAAGGATGTGCGAGGGCTCGTTTAGGGGGGCAAGCACAGAGGCCGAATGAAGACTTTTGAGGGCACCGTCTACGATCCCATTTGCGACTGCGGTGATGCGGTGATCCGTATTGGCAGGAGTGAATATCTCAGCCTTGCCGGTATGTTCGGCAAGGCCTTCGGCGGATTTTGGATGGATGCAGAGGGCAAGCGGGTGCGCGTCACCATTGAATTGTTAGAGGAGGAAGCCGATGCCAAGCAAGACTAAGGGTAAGGTCGAGGCCGCGAAGCAGGAACTGACGGTCTACCTGCCGGACACGCGGGGTGTGACGATTTCGCGGTGGGGGCGCGGCAACACAAAGCTCGGCATAGGTGGTGTGTACACGTACTCGCGGCTCCCTGGAGCGGTGGGTCTTGGCGGCAACCTTCCCAGGGGAACGTGTCCGGGGGCGTCCGCGTACTGTGACTTCATCTGCTACGCGAGGCGGGTGGTCACATGCCCCCCGGTATGGGATATGTGGACGAAGAACAGTGAGGTGGAGACCCTTCCCGACGAATTACCACTCGATGCCAAGCTCGTCCGTCTCCATGTCAGCGGCGATTTCACAACGCCGGAGTATATCCAGCATTGGATCAAGCTGGTGTTGGAGCACCCAGATGTCCATTTCTGGGGCTACACGCGTTCATGGCGTCTGCCGGATTTGCTACCTGATCTGAATCGGCTGCGGGCCTTGCCCAACGTCCAGCTATTCGCTAGCATGGATAAGAGCATCAAGGAGCGTCCGCCAGCCGATTGGCGGCGGGCTTGGTTGGAGGACGACATCCGCGCGATTCGTGGTAGCGGCCCTGGGGCTGAGCAGGGGCTAGACTTTTGGATTGGCGCGGGTCAGCGCAGCTTCAAAGCAATTGACGGGCGGCCGGTCTATGTTTGCCCGGAGGAGACGGGCCACAAGGCCAACTGCCAGGAGTGCAGTTACTGTGTCAAGGGCCGCGCCGGAGACGTCATGTTTCTGCTACACTAGGGGAGAGGGACTATGAGCGATACCATTCGAGTTATTGACCTGAGTGAGTGGACGGGGCCAGTCCCAGTCCAGAACGCACGTCGCATGGCGGAGGAGTACAATGTGAAGGGTGTCATTCTTCAGGCGTGGGGTGGTGGGGGCGTGCCAGGCCGCCGTAACGAATACTTCCACCAGGCCGTTGACGCGTTCCGTGCGGTGGGCATCATCAACATTGATCCCTACATCTGGCCGCCGCGTGATTGGCCCTTGGCCCTTGACTGGATCGGTGTCGCCAACTACAAGCGATTCATGTCTGGTGCCGTGTACCTGGATGTCGAAGCCGGGGCGGGTGTGGATGATGGTATCATCGATGGTGTCCGGCAGGCGGGCTGGGAGCCGCGCATCTACGCCTCACCTAGCTCATGGGCCGCGATCATGGGCAACACGACTCGGTATTCCCACCTGAAGCTTTGGCTGGCCCGCTATCTGCTGCGATTCCGGCGGCCCGATGGGTACTACCGGCCGGGCTTCGACGTGGTATTCCCAAGGGATGCTCTTGAGGGTTACATCGGTGGCTGGCTCACTCGAAATTTGGTGGGCTGGCAGACGACCGGCACCGTGCCGGACTTCTGTGGCGAGAGCGTTGACTGTAGCATCTTTCACCTGAGCGCATTTCAGCAAGAGGAGGACGACATGGCAGAGGATCAGGTACTACGAGGTTTGGTCGCCGACTTGAAGAAGGTTGTCGAGGCGCAGGGCAAGGATATCGAGGCCCTTCAGGGCATCGTAAAGGACATCAAGGTACGCCTTCAGGATGATGTTCACGATCTGGAGGAGCTTCTTGACTTGGCTCATGAGCAGGCCCACGAGCACGATCCTGTCGTTGACGAGTCTGCTGCCGGGTGGCAGGGTGCGGTGGCCGCGCACGCAACTGACCCTGATGCGCATCACGAATAAGCCGGTCGATGTCAGTGCGCTGCGGCAGGAGTGGATCGCGGTCGTTGATCGTGGGGCCGCCAGCGGTGTATTGGATGCCAAGACGCAGCGCATCGCGCGCCGATGCTGCTTTAGGAGCATCGCTATTGACTTGAGGCGCTACGATGGTATCTCGACAGTCCGATTGCTTGCCGAGTTATTCGGGCGCGTGGTATTTGCGGTCGACCTTGCGTACCGGATTCACTATGAAGGGCCGAACGCAGCCGCCGCCTGGCTAGAGGAACAGCTTGGGGTCAAGCTGGGGGAGGATTAGACGGATGGGGAACCCGATTAAGAACAACATCCTGAATGATCTAGACACCCAGGAATGGGTGAAACGCCTACATTCCATTCAGGAGTACGGATGGAAGGTGCCGCCGGAGCTTCGGGAACATCTGAAGCTGGGCGTCCTCACTCCGCCGCCTCTGGCGGCCGACATCATCCGCTTCTTCACCCAGCCTATGGCCCAAGTCTTCGACCCATTCGCGGGCGAGGGCGGCATTCTTGTGGGCGCGGCTCTGGCCGGGCGGCTGGCTGCTGGCTGCGACCTGTATGCCGAGAACCGCGAGACGGCCGCCTATGTCGGTGCGCATTACGGTTTCCCTGCGGGTAAGGGCTGGTGGGGGATGCAGACGGCCGACGCCGTGGACTGGCTTCAGCATTGCCTTGAACGGGATATGGGAGAGACCCAGGACTTGCTGTTCTGTGACCCGCCTTGGGGCATCGATCACGGCCGCACGGCGGACAAGGGCGGCTCCGTGCCGTTCAACATGGTCAATCTTGGTGGCAAGGACAAGCCAGACATCGGTACGTTCAAGGAGTGGAACTACTTCTACCAGTACATCGGCCAGGTCGCCCACTACTCTGAGCAGCTACTCAAGCCCGGTGCTTACGCGCTTTGGTGGTTCGGCGACCGGCACCGAGGCGGTAAGTATCGCGTGGTTGGTGCCGAGGCTCAGGCGTACATCGAGGAGCGCAGCGGTCTTCGGCTCAAGGGTGTCCAACACTATATCCAGCGCCCGCTGAATGTTCGCCGCCAAGTGTTCGGTTGGGGCAAGGCGTTCGTTCCCCTGGTTGACCATTTCAGCCTGTACATCTACCGAAAGGAGCCACGATGATCCCGGTAATTCTTGCGCATGATAAGACGGTGGAAGTGCAGTGTGAGGGCAAGCTGTTCACACTCTGCGAGGGCGATGATGGCACTCTGTGCATCCAGGCAACCTCTCGCCGCTACCTAGAAGTCACGATCTCGGACGACAGTGGCGATCAGGTCACGGCCCGTGGCGCATGGGTGAACATCGACTTCGCGCCGGTGGAGGACGAATGAAGTATCTGATTCGGACGACAGTAGAGACCTATTGGGAGGATGTGGTCGAGGCGGATACGGAGGAGGCGGCTTTCGCAAAGGCGCACGATCTCGCATTGGCGCAGATTGCCGATGATGTGGACAACCTAATCCTCTGCTCCGAATCGTTCGGTGAGTTGTTGGAGGATGAGGAAGGCGACTAAGATGGAGACTTTGATTGCGGCTGTGTGGTATCTGCTGTTCGGGCGGCCGCCGGACGACGATGATGATGACGAGGACGACGACTGATGGCGGGGTCGCTCAAGAGCTACGCCAATACGTCGGTCGGCGCGGGCCGCACGAAGGAACAGATCGAGTCGCTGCTCAAGAAGGTAGGGGCCATTGGCTTCCGCTGGGACAGCGCCCTCCCCTATGGGAAAGAGTTCAACGGCGGTGCGGTTGGTTTCGAGCAACTGAGTGCCATGATCCAGTGGCATAGCCGCAAGCTCGCCTTCCGGCTCCGTATCGAGTACGATACGGAGCGCCAGCAGCGCCAGAATCTCCGCGCCCTCTACTGGTACTTGAAGGCGAAGATCGAGGCCATCGAGTTCGGCATCGTCGATCTAGAGCAGGAGTTCATGCCCTATATGCTTGCCCCTAGCGGGCGAACTCTGTACGATGAGTTGGGAGGATCGAACCTGAAACTCCTCTCAGCACCAGAAGAGAAGGAATAAGCAATGGCCCAATTGCCCGAAGGAACCGCTGCTGCGTTCAATCAATGGATGCAGAACTACATTGACAACCCGAAGGAGTACGAGTTGGAGTGGGAATCGATCCGGGCGTTCCTCGACACGGCCGGGGGCGAAGAACCGAGTTACGGTCAGTCTTGCGTCGTTCTCCTAGAGCACCTATTGGCGGCGCAAGAAGCGGCCGGTATCGCCGATCCATCTGGTAGACAAATCGCCTTCACGGCCTACGAGACTACGGGCTGGTCATTGGGATCGCGTATCAAGCTCGGCGTTTCGCTTTTGTTGACGCCACTTACCGTGATTCTGATCGGTCGCTCAATCCGAGTTACGGCCACTGCTGCGGCGCGGCAGCATCCATTGGAGTAGCAGGAGGAGGAAAAACGAGATGCCGTACATTCCCACCGAACCCGTTGAGTCCTCGAACATCGAGGCCATTGGTTATCACCGACAGACCCAGACGCTCCGTATTATCTTCCAGGGGGGCCGCGCTTACGATTACCCGATGGTGCTTGAACAAGAGTACAAGAAGCTGATGGAGAGTGAATCGAAGGGCAAATTCTTCAACAGCCGCATCAAGCCCATGTACGCACACCGCACCCCCCGGCCGGAGGAGCTAAAGGAGCCGTGCTGCGTTCATCCTGAACGTGATACCTGTGACGAGTCGTGCTTCCCGTGCGATGAATGGTGCTGCCCTGGCCCGCCCGATGCCCAGCCGACGGCGTTGCAGTTGTTGGATCGCGCCAGGGCGTTGCTATTCGAACACCTGAACGAAAAGGCACCTGTCGCCGAACTCGAAGGTGTGCTGAACGTCCTCCGTGCGCGGCTGGAAGAGATTGCGGAGATGGCAACAGCGCCGACGCCAATCAAGGATGCGTGCAGCGAGCACCCCGACGAGTGCCCGGATAGCTGCCCTGGCGAGGACGAAGAGATTGAGGGCGAGCCGACCGAGGATCGGGATGACCTGATCGATATGAGTCTCCGGCTCATTAGCGTATGCCGCTGCTGCGCCGTGCCTCTCAAGCTCCCGCCGGAGGATGCCGTTGACCTGTGCCTGGCTTGCTTCCGCAGTAAGGGTGGTGACACGGACGAACCATGTACGTTTGATCACCCTGATTGCCCACACGGTGCCGACGACCGCACGTGCGGGGAGGGCTGCTTGTGCCTCCCGTGTCACGGATGGGACACGACGCGCGTGGAGGCCCCCGGTGGTGTAGACCCAGTGGATTACCAGCAGCCGGAGCCCGAACCAGAGGACTAGGAGGTAGAAACCCAATGGCATTCATGATCAAGCTGCTACGAGCCAAGACGCTCGACGACTTAGAACGCACCATCAATGACTTCTTCGCCGAAGCAGCCGAGGACGTGCGTATCGCGGTCGATCTTGCGGGCGGGATCACCTACGCCAAGGACGAGTACGTGGCTCCTATTCGGGTCGACGCGCCACACAAGCGCACGTTCGCGTCCGTCGTGTCCCGTCCGTGACACGGGAGGCAGCAAGCGAGGAGTAGCTTGGTGCGGTATAATGGGCCGGAGGCCCGTTATGCACGAAGACCTCGTTCGTGGAGCATTCAGCTTCTTGGCCGCAACTGTGATGCTTGGGATGTCACAAGAGTGGGCGACTTGGGCGCTAGCACAACGCCGATGCTGGAAGTTCCTACCTGCGGTAGTGCTAGCAATGTTTGCCTCGTATGAGGCACACAAGGTCTGGAATCGCGCAGAGAGGATTATGGGCCTAACGCATGAGTGAGCGGCGGGGTGTCTCCTTGTGGCTAACTTCCCAGTTAGAGAATGAGTTCGGGGCTTACGCTGGGGTCGACGAGGTTGGATTGGGCTGCTTCGCTGGCCCCATCTTCGCGGCGGCTGTCATCCTCGACAATTACGATTGGCCGGAGGTCGACCAACTAGGCGACTCGAAGGCGATTGGGCCGCGCAAGCGCACCTTCCTTGCCAAGCGAATCCGGGAGGAATGCAAGTGGGGGCTGGGCCGCGGCGAGGTCGCAGAGATTGATGAGTTTGGTGTGCGTACCGCTCACGCCAGGGCCATCGAGCGCGCTATTGCTGAGTTGCAGAGCAAGATGTCAGTGCCTGTTCCGGCGGTAGTCATTGACGGTGACGCCTTCGACATCGAGCTAGGCGACCTGCCCGTCCGTTTCATTCGCCACGGCGACAGCATCATCCCTTCTATCTCCGCTGCATCCATCGTTGCCAAAGTCGCCCGTGACGAGCATATGACTGAGTTGGCCAAGGAGTATCCAGAGTACAGTTGGGATTCGAACAAGGCTTATGGTAGCGCGGAGCACCTGGCTGCTATGGAAAAGTACGGACTCTCGCCGCATCATCGCCGCAGCTTCAAACCTGTAGGCCGAATTGCGCACAAGCTCGGTGATTGTTGTGACGGCACCAAGCCCGCTTGTTGTTTCATGCACGCGGCCCCGCCGCCGGAGAAACGGAGGCGTCGATGAAGGTTCCCATTAAGGTCAGGGTACGCCGGGGGGAGGACAAGCTCGTGATTGAGGATGCTATCCTCTGGATCGACGAGGTGCCACCGGAATATCGGCGTGGCCCGAATCGAAAGATGAAGACCCGCAGGCATAAGCGCGAGCGGATGGAGCGGCGTCAAGAGGATAACGATGTTCCTCGGCGTTGACCCTCTGCTCGTGGCCATCATCTGTTTGGTGGTGGCTGTCGTGATCTGGCGGCTCTGGCCGATTGGGGAGGATAAGAAGAACGGCGGGCCGCCACTGGGGCCTGGAGCCTCCCCATGAGAGGGAGGAATACGGGGTGAGCCAACCAGTCGGGGGTCTGGGGAGAGGGAGGAAAACCAGTTGGCCCACCCTACGCCGCAGTCCCAGTTTAGCGGGCCAAGAGGAGTTTGTCAATGTCTAATAGCGATTGGTGCCCAGTGCATGGTAAGCAGCCCGTTGAGGACGCGATTGTGTCTACGATGGAGGGCAAGGAGGAGCGATTCTGCTTGCGGTGCTTTAGTGATTGGCTGCGGGCGAACATCTCGCACCTAGAGGAGCGACCTGATGAGGATGACGAGGGCGCGGTGTCGGGGTGAACAGCGACCAGGAAAAGGCTCTCTTCGCCCAATACAGTTGGGAGTACGATTTCATCGGCCGCGCTTGGGTAGCGCCCGATAATAGTAAGCTCACGACCGATCAGATTATGGACATCACTGCGGATCACGCCGGAGACTTGGCGCTTATGCGTTTCATCGTCGAGCACGGTAAGCGCGTATAAGGGGGTACGATGTCTGAGCAACCTACCACCGCCCCAACTCTTTTCCATGTTGAGATGCAAGAAGTTTTCTACTGGACGTATGCGATTGATGCGGCCGATAAGGACTTGGCGCGCAAACTCGTGGACGAGAGGAAGCAGGGGGAGGTTGTCGGCCGCAAACTCGTGTCGCGGTTGGTGACGAATGTGCACCCGGTCACGGATCGATGTACCGAGCAGGGGTGCTATCAGAAGCCGTCTGAGGAGGAGCAATGATGGATGACGTGACAGTTTGGTTGGGAGTAGAGGCTGGCACCTGGCAAGATGTGGCTGCCGCGTTGGTTGAGAGGCCCGTGTTGAAGATCGCAGCGAAGGATGCACGCAATGTCTCGGAAGTGTATACCCTCTTGGCGGCTGCGCTGCGGGCGTTGGGAACCCGCGAACTCACGTGCAAATCATGCGACTTCTCGCGGCGCAAGGGGCGGAACGATACGCCAGAGCATATCTGCCCGGAAACAGAAGCCCGTATCGTCCTCCTCCGCGCCGACAAGCTGCATGAGGCGCGTACTGGTGAGTGAATTCCCTATCGTGCGGCCTGACTCTCACGAGAGAGATGGTAACGGGTGACTAGACAGCGGCCCACCTCCGGTGCTACAATAGGAGAGTCATGAGTTTCTGCGTTCCTGCTATCGATGAAGAGGGTCATAGACGTGTGGTACGACATCTTGATCTTCCTCAACACGTTGGACACCGCCCTCGGTGCCATCTTCTTGCTCGGTTCCTGGTTCGGGTTCCGGGCTTGGTGGCGTAATCGGCGTGTGGAAAAGGAACGAGAAACGCTGGGAGCAACGCGAACGCAGGAAGCGCCGTCGGATGCCGATGAGCGGCCGGGCTCTGGGGAGGGTCTATAAGGATGCCGTCAGCAAGCGTCAGGGTAACAGACGCCGCGCTGCGCGCAATGGCCGACCGTCTCGTCAATGAGGCGCGGATGGTTGCCAGGGAGTTAGCGAAGCGCACACGGTACTCCGCCGCCCGTGTCCTGGATTACGCGCTCTTGGCGGTAGTGACTGGTGTTCCATTCGACCGGGCACTGGTTTATCTGCGAGACTGCAAGACACCGGAGAGTGCGAGGGGTCGTCTGCTGATGCGGGCGGCGGAACACTCGCTCCGGGAAATGGGGGATGATCAAAATGGCCCGAAGTACGAAAACGAAGACTAAGCCCAGCGCGCCCAAGGGCCGCGTCCTGACACCCGATGAGCTAAAGCTAGCCGAGGCGCTGAGCAAGGCCCTAGTCGACAAGATTGGGGCGCAGTTGGCCCTTGACGCGGCGTACCAAGAGATTGGCCGCTTGACTGGTGAAATTAACAAGCTGGCATTTCCTGAAAAGTACGGAAAGGTCAATTATCGTGGAGTCGCCCGCGCCACTCTCGTTTGGGCGGAGGCACGAGAATTGGCCGGGTTCCCGCCTGCGCCGAAGCGGGAACAATTACTGAGGAGGTAATATGAACGTACTCAAGTGGGTCTGGCACGTCCTGTTCGACGACCGCTACTTCACTTGTCGGAGGTTGCGGGCCGTCAATCTTTGGAGCTCCTGGCATCCGCACATCGGCCTCAACTTCGACTTCAGTTTCGAGTTCATTCTGCCGCACAAGGCCGACTTGGACGATGAGCGGGATATGTCCTGGGGGCCGGAGTTCAAGTTTGGCTTCGGTCTGCTCTGGATTGATTTCGGCCTGACCATCCCTAACGACGATCATCCTGACAACGACATCGAGATGCCGCCGCACTACTGCCGCTCGTGCGGCCGTACTACGTCGCCAACAATCAGCGACCGCTGTGACGGTTGCGGCAAGCACGTGGACTCCTGCCCGTGCGATGCGGTGCCGAATAACGAGGGCACAGTCAGGGGCACCATTCCTCTGATCCGGTCGGGGGCGGATTATTATTCCGATCTGCATAGGATTCTGATGGAGCCCCTAATCTACCCGCCCTTCCCGTCGATCCGAGTGGCGAAGAGGTAGCCATTGGCCACCTACGACTTCCGCTGCCAAAGCAGTCAGTGCTCTCGTGACGGCGAGCCGTTCGAGAAGCGGCTCCTGATGGCGGAGCGCGATTCCGCCTGCGTCCGCTGCCCCACTTGCGGCAGTGAGGCCCGTCGGCTGGAGGTGCCGACTAAGGCTCCGACGTGCGTCATGATGAAGCGTCTCGAAACTTCCGAAAAGTTTATTCCTGAAAGGTTGCTGCCATGACCCTCGAAGTCTGCCCCTCGTGCGGAATCCAGGACTCTATCTTCCTGTCGCACGGCCCGTCCGTCGGGCTGGATGGTACGCTGCACGGCGGCCGCACGGAGGCGGTCTGCAACAACGTCTCCTGCGACCAGCGCTACTGGTACTACCCGACCTCCAACCGGATCACCCGGCGCAACACCGGCATGGGCTACAAGGACTTCCTGCTCCGGCACGTCGCCGTCGACGCGGTAAACGCCTTGCGCCGAGACCTGGGCCTTGCTCCGGTTGTGGAGGTGCCGTCGGAGATCGATAGGGAGACGGCGCAGGCGGCTATCGCTTTCGCTGTCTTCGAGGCCGTGGCGGTTGGCGCGGGGCCGCCCTTCCCTCGTTTCCCGCGAACCAAACGCTGGTTGGCTCACCAAGGCGTTCGCATCGGCCGTTGGCTGGCCGATTGGCGCGCTTGGATTGCGGCCTATTGGCGGGTTTACCGGCCTTTCAGGAGGACTTCCGATGAATGAGGCTTTGCAGTCAAAGACCTTGGAGTATAGGTGGGGCGTAGTCGCCGCCAGCGAGCCGGTGGGCATTCGCACCATCCGTGGCTACGTGACGATCCTGGAACGCCAGAACGCGAGGGGCGGCCCGCTCGGCTATCATATCCTGTTCTTCGATGTCGACGGCCGTCCCATCCAGAGCTTCTTGGTCGACGACTTCCCGCTGTTCACCAGCGCCGCGTACCTAGCTTGGAAAGAATTAGGGTTGCCCGTCCTTGCACGCGACGCACTCGCACTCCTGGGCACGGAGATCGCTACGCTCGTGCCGCTAGCGAGCACGACGGAGGGCTAGCGGCCACCCATAGGTCGCCGACGTGGGCGTCATTCTCCGCCCCGGCCTTGTAAAATGAGTTGCCACCGAGCGGCCGGTTCGTGTCGTAGTCTGCCAGGAACCGGATGCACACGCTGTTCAGCCGCCTGCCCGGCCCCAGTACTACGACGACCGGCACCAGATTGTCGGGCCGGTTCCCGTACAATAGTTGATCGCCTTCACGCAATAGTGCCACGTCGTGCTCGAATAGTTGAAACGGCATTAGTGTTCGCTCCCCTCTCGGTGTAGGCGCAGTCTGGCGTTCAGGTCTAGCGCGATGATGTACTTCTCCGGTAGTGTACCGGAGGCCGCTGTCTCCGCACAATGCCCATGCACGAATGGCACCTTCTTCGCCAGCTTCGCCAGCCACTTCTCATAGAGCGCCATCCCATCTGGGGTTGTCCGGTAGAAGTGGACGCCGCCGTGGGCGGTCGTCGTCCAAGGATGGGTGGGGGGCCGTACCCGTCCCCGGCAGACTGCGCACTTGATCATTGGTCAGCGGAAGGACTCGCTTGCGTTGCCCTCATCGTCAATGGTGGCCGCCTCCGCAAGCTCTATGAAAACTCGTGTGATCAAGAGCGTGAAGAATGGCCGGGGGTACTCCCGCTCCTCACCGTCCGGCGCGGCCAACGGGTCGTCTGGGTCGGGCGGGAAGCGCACTTTGACCGTGCTCTGAGTCAGGACGACGCCGCAGCCCATTGCCTCGATGGCCCGTAGGCACACGTCGAATTGTCGGCTCTTGCTCACGTCGTTGGCTCCTCTCGTTTGCTAGCTTCGGCCATTGACCGGCATAGCTCGCACTTGTGGGCTGGCCATATACCCTCAACGTGCTGGGTGGCATCGTGCATTCCGCGCCGATAGTGCACCCACTGGCCGTTCTCCCGGTACTCGCCCCACGGTGCGTGGGCCGGTTCATTCTCCTTGTCTAGTCGGTCACTGAGCGTGTTCACTAGGCAGTCGGCGCAGGCGTACCACCAGCCCGCTGCCTCGCCGTCGCTGTGCAGCGGCGGATAGACCTCGTAGTACCAGCCGACGAACCGCCAGTGGGAGCACTGGTCGCAGTGCGTGAACCATCGGCGCTGGCCCTCGACCGTCCACATAGTTGCTCTTTCTTGCATGATGCGGCATGATGGGGTCTACTCCTCTCTTCCTATGCGTAATAGCGTGTCACGCGGCCGTAGGCCCGCAGTGCTAGCCTTGCTGACCGTTGGACTTCAGTGCTTCTGCCGTCGGATAGCAATGTGACTAAGCGCGTCAGGTGATTATCCGCATCGCTGTGGGCACACTCCGAGTCCGGCCTGCGGGCGGCTCCGAGCATATCCCGATGCACCTCGTCTAGCTGCTCCTGTAGTGGTCGTCCGCCTGGGTTGCTTATGGTGTTCCTCCTATCCTACAAAGTCCAGCGTGATGTGCACGCTCAGGACGACGACGGCGGCCGCCGTCCAGATGGACTCATGGCGCATGTCCGCCAGCCCGTCCGCGATGGTGATGCAGCGCGCGCACCGCTCCCTGTCCAGGCTCTCGTACTTGACGTGGCGCAGACGGCGCACGTGCCGAAGCAATCGGTAGCCATCAAGCGCCAAGTGTCCCACCAGGAACATGACTGCCAGGACGACGAGCGCCAGGCCCCAGTCCATTAGTATCCCTTACCAGGGCAGTCGACCATTGGCCCCGTGCCCCTGTAAGTGTGTGGTGCGTGAGCACGATACAGTCCACACAGATAGATGCGAACGTTGTCGATCTTACCGGAGAAGTAGCGCGTCGGCTCAATCTTCGCGTACTCGATGGACAGGATATTGCTGGTCGAGAGCAACATCTTGGTCGGTTCGGCCAGGTTGTGGCCCTGGTAGCCACGCACGTACCCGATCACTGTTACCAAGATGAAGATGTCATTGTGGTGGGCTCTCGTGGGCGTGACCTGCTCCTCGCCGATGAGCACCTTCGCGTACCGGGCCTCCTCCTCGCCGTAGCCGACGAGGATGGCTTGCTTCAGGTGGACTCTGACTATGTTCTCTGCGTTCATGCTATTCCTCCTCTCCATTGATGGCGATCCGAATCGGAGCCAGGTCGCCCGGCAAGTCAGCAAGGAACCCGTCGGCGATGAAGAAGGTGTTGAATCGCTCGTAGTGCCACAACCGCGCATTGAACCACTCGATTCGATCCCGTAGCTCCCGCAGACGTTCGCTTGTGGCGACCCCCTGCTCTTGATAGGCGATGTCGACCAGACCGGATTCGGCGTTCGTGATCTCAATGTTGCCGGTGGCCGTCACCGTGTGCTCATAGGCCGACAGCGTATCGTGATAGAATGCTTCCATGCTTGTGATTTCGCCAACGCTACCGAAGTAGAGCGTGGGCCAGATTGCCGTGATCGCAATCAACAGACCACTAGCTACCGCTCCGCCGAGGATAGAAGCCGCGCCCAAGCCATCATTGGTATGCGGGTACTTCGCCCGTAGCGCGATCACGAGGCCCTTGGCGGATACCACCAGAAGTCCGACGAACAGGATGATTAGGATGATTGGGAACATAGTGCTACTCCTCTCCTTTATCTAGCTTGGCGGTGAGGTCGGGCTTTTCGACCCATTGCTCGGTTCGGTTGACCCTTTCGCCTTTGCCCGTAATCACCAGAACCTTTGCCTCACGCCCGCTTTCCGCGAACACTCGATGGGTGACGGTCACACGCTTTACGCCTGACGTCTTCACACGATACAGCTTCTTCATCTCACTTACTTAAACGGGTTCATGTACTCGGTGTTACAGTGATCGCGCTGCCAGGCTTCCAGCCGGTCATAGTAAGCGAATCGCTCCTCGCCGGAGCCAATGACTTCAATCTTCTGGCCCGCAAGCATTGTCATGTTCCACCAGAGCAGGCGACCGACACGCCCGTTGCCGTCAGCGAACGGGTGGATGGCCTCGAACCAGGCGTGGAACCACCAGCGCACGAGGTCGCTCTGGATGTTCGGATCATGGTAGGCCCACGCCTTCCACCACTCTGCCCACCACGCTCGCATAAGCGCTTCCACTTGGCGAGGGTCGGCGAAGACGTGCTTGCTACCGTCTTCGTGCTGCACGTAGGCGGTCACGCCCGGCGGCCGGTAGTCGCCGCCCGCCTGCTCGTTGGCCATGAGCAGCGGCATTGGTAATCCCTCGAACAATAGTTGATGCAGGACGCGGGGATGCAATAGTGTAAACTCTTCTGCCGCCGTCCGGGCCAATAGTGTGGCCCGCCAATGATTGTCGAACGAGCGGCCCTTGATCGGCTCCTGCTCAATGCGGTTGCTCTCCTCAGTGGCGTAGTACAGTAGTTCGTTGCTATAGGTCATAGCTTCTGGCCCCTCCTTGATGGCCCGCGCCTCCGTCCCACCTTCGTCGGCCCGCCCCGGTACGGGGGCTTCAACTCTATGGGCGGCCCTCGCAGCACGTCCAGGTGGTAGCCGCAGTTGATACAGCAATCATACTCCCCGTACAGGTCGCTCCTGGGCTCCATTGTGCCACCGCACCTTGGACAGAACCGTGTTAGGTTACTCTTCATCGTCGTCCACCGATACCAGGCCATAGTCCCACGCGACCGGCGTAATCCAATCACGCCGATAGATCACCGGCTGCGCGAACTCCCACTCGGCCAGCATCCGTGCCGCCTCCTTGCGGGCAGCTATCAGCGTCTTCACATCCGCGAACACGCGGAAGTCGACCGACTCGGCGGGCTCCGCGTGAGGAGCGCGGTGTAGCTCCTCCCACCGCCGCCGGTCGGTGTACTCAATGACGTAGCGCGTAGGTCTAACGAAGGGCATCGGCGATCTCCTCTCTGACCTCGGCCGTCTGTGTCTTCGACAACAGCCGCCAGGCCGGATGCGGCGCGAGGATGTATGGGCAACTGTACCCGAAGCTGACCACCAATCTTAGCTCCTGGGCCACCTTGCCGCAGAGCACCACCAAGTCAGGTTGCCGTGCCCGCATCCGTGCGTGCATCAGCATGTGGTCGGCCGGGAATGTGGCTGCCGCACGGTCGCCGATACGCAGAGTGGCGTTGACCACCTCATAGTCGATGCCGTCGGGGATCATCTCCTTCAACCGCTTGCCAGTCATTGAACGCCACAGCAGTCGTAGCCAAGCCTTCTCGTGGAGCCATTCCGTCTCCCCTTCCTTGGCCCCACGCCGCCAGGCATTCTGTAAGACGAACAGGACGCGGGGCCTATCCGTATCACTCATGGAACACCCCCGTCTGGCCATAGTCCGCCTGCTGTCGATCCCATTGGGTCTTCCCCCCATATCCGGGGCGGTCTAGTGTTAGGTCAGTGCGACTCAGGGCGCAGGCCGTGCAGAGGCTCAAGATACTATTCCACGCACGCCTGTAGCGCTCTCCACTCTCAGGAAATGGGCAGCGTCCAGCGTGTAGGGTGCAACGCTGGCAGCCACATTGCTGGTGCCAACCAGCAAACGTGTAGTTGCGCCAGTAGCGCCGGTTCAGGAACCTCCGCAATGCTTCGATCATGACGTGTCCTCCAGAAATTCGGTTACATCTGCCCATCGCTTGGCGATGGCCTTCAGGCGCGTCTTATCCTGCTCCTCTCGGGCCAGCATGTTCTGGTAGATGTCGTCATCCCGTAGGGCCAGGACTGCCTCAGTGATTAGGTCGGCCATCATCTGTGGTTCGAGGGCGTCAAGCTCCCATGATTTCTCGCCATAGAGGTCGATGTACCCGATGTACCGGCTGTCGGTCATCTTGGCTGGGTTGGGCGGCGGCCCGTACTCCTCGACCTGATCCATGTTCAGGGCCAAGCGCTTGACCTCGACGCCGCCGGAGAACATCGCCAGCCGGTCGATGATGTCTCGCGTCATGTCGATGCCCGACGGGTCATGGTCGCCCAAATGCAGCACGACTGGCACCTGCCCATTGTGTAGTCCAGATGGTTCCTTCATCCATCGCTCCATCCGGCGGCCGCCGACCCACATCTCGGACTGCGACGTGTAGCCACGGCACGAGAAGAAAGGCACGTCCAGGTTGTTACAGACAGGCGTAATCACACCCAAGAGTGCGTCCTTTTCGATCCAGACTTCGGGGCGGTAAAGTTGGCCTACCCAATGGTCGCGCTGGTATTGTGCGGCGCTCGCCCTGAGGATGTCCTGTGGCCCTACCCAATGACTGAGTGCCCGAAGATTCCGCGTGCGATCCCGGATGGCGTTCCAGTCGATAAGGCCCGCGAGCCGCGCATCGTTGATGACGCTGCCGAGGCGCTTGTACTCGCTATCCTGGTTCGGGATCAGGCCACGGGCCACGAATTGGTAGTAAAGTTGGCGGAGTGTCAGGTCGAAGCCCTGGGCCGCGTAATCGGCGATGATCGCGTTCGCCTGGCCGATGATGGCGACGCTGCTTTGGCTGAATCGCTTGTCGACATAGCAAATCTTAGGCATCAATAGTCCTCCGGCGGATCATCAGGTGGCGGGCGTGACGGCGGCGGTTGGGTGGTCGGGCCACCACGAGGCACACTGATTTCCAGAAAGAAGCCGACCAGGATGACGGTGCAGAGTAGGACGATGAGGCCGGTGGTCACGGTTTGGCCTCGCACTCGTGCTTGCACTCGCATTCAACCGAGCAGAACTCGATCTTGCAGTAGTTATCGTTATCACCGACCTGCGATTGGCAGGCTATCATATAGATAAGTTCCACCTGCTTCTCACAGCCGGGCAGTCCGCACGTCCTGATGTGGCACGTCATAATTCGTTCCTGCATCGGCGGTCGACGTTCACCACGCCGTTCACACTCGTCGCCCATAGCACGTCGGGCCGGAACCAATCATCGTTAGCGTCGCCGTGCAAGTGGGTGTATTCGTTGTAGAGGTTCACCCTCGCATTGACGGCGGTGAGTGTCCGTCCGGCTGCCGTCTCCGTGACTATCGGCCTTGTATCCGACCAGCCGACGTTGTTGTTGTTGCCGCCCTTGGGATCGACTTGGAAGAAGAAGCAGTATTCCTCGCGCTCCTTCCAGGACGAATGGGGCGGCTCGCCGTACCGTGGCCCGCCACAGGCGACGAACACCACGGCCAGCAATGCGATTCCGATCAGTAAGGTCTTCATCTTCATAGTGTGGCTCCTTCTACTTCCCCAGTGGGCTTGATTGCTGCACGTAGGCGACCATCTTCTACGGCAGATTCCTCCTCGCTAGGAACGGATTATCGCAGGGCGTACCGATGCGAATGCCCTTGGCTCCCGTTGTACCTGAGTGGATGCAGTACCCAATATCGGGGTCGAGCTTACCGTGGATGCACCACGTCAGCGGCCCGCCTTCCGGCCCGACCAAGTGGGTGAAATCGAGGTCGCAGCGCCGGATGGTGTCGTCCTTGTTACGATGTTCGTGACTCATGGTATCTATAACGACTCCTATGGCTGGTTCGTTACAAATCGTCATCAGGCTTATCCTCACCATCGGTTCCTGCGGGCAAGGGCTGATGACAAAGTGGGCAGGTTCCCACGCTCGCCCGGCCCGTGACCATACGCTTCACCTCATCCACCGATTGATACTCGTGGGCTTCGGGGTGCCACCGGATGTTCGTCAGCCCCGTCACTGGGTCAGTGTAGTGGCGGGCGCGTGTAGTTGTGCTCATCCCCCCACCTGGCCGTGTCGGTACAGCCGCAGCGCCATGCAACTAGGACAGGCTCCTCGGCCCATCCCCTCGACCCCGCAGAATGGGTTGGGGGCTGCGGCGTAGCCATATGCATCCGTCGCATCGGGGTCAATGGCGCGATGGCCTTCAACCTCCAAGAGATATGCGAACATATCGGCTATCGTCGGATGGTCGAGTTTCGGCACGGGCAGCGCTAGAACATCTTCCCAATTGTCGATCTCGTCTGCCTTGTGCGGCTTAGCCAACGCTCAGGCCCTCCTCTCGGCGGCGCGTGTTTTCCCTGATCTCGGCGAGCATCCCGTCCTTCTCAAGTTGAAGCTCGTCATAGTCGATGCCGAAGAATTCGGCCAGCAGTTTCTCCAAGCTGTAGGGTGGCGGGTACATGCGGTCGGGGTTCCCGAAGTCGGCGCTTGTGCAGGCGCATTCTTCGCCCTCATCGTCCTCATATGTGCACCGTCCCCAAGCTCTTCCTCCGCGACTGATATTGTGCCGGTCGGGGTGTTGACAGTTGCGGCAGTTATCCTGTTTCTCGTCGAACGTGGCCAGGAACCAGCCCTTCGTGTCGGCCAGCCACGTGACGAACTCGCCGACAGTCTGGCTCTGCTCGCGGACGGGCCTGAGTTTGTCATGCTGCGGGTATTTGCTGCTCATTCCGTCCTCACCCAATGCAGCAGGACGCGGAAGACGAAGAACCCGGCCACGGTCGGCCGGTATGCCAGGTCGACCCAGCCCTCCGGTGTCATCCCGTTCCAGGCGTATACGGCCACGAATGGTAGGAAGAAGGTGGCGAATGCGAGGCCGATGATAGTACCGAGCACTTTGCCCACTGTTTCGTTGGCCACCTGCCTCTGCGCCGCGTTGATTGCCCCCGTCATGGCCTCCGTGAATTGATCCCGATTTCCGTTTTGCATGGTTCTTTAGCTCCTTTCTCCCCAATCGAGCTTTAGCCCCTTTGCGAGCGTCAGGGGGTTTACCCTGCCCTCGCCAAGTGGGATGCCTTTCGGGGTCATGCTGTTGCTGTCACCCGCGTCACGTAGAATGGCTGCGGGCCGAGCTACCGGCGTTACGCACTTGGCCAATTCCGCCTCGGTGATCCAGCCTGCCTTGATTGCGGCGGCCGCCTTCTTCGTGTCGAAGTGCGGCTTGAGCGTGAGCACTAGCTCTAGTCGGTCGCCGAGCACCCTGGCCATCTTCTCGCCGTCCGGCTCATAGTGTACGCGCAAGTCCAGACATAGAATGCTCCCCTTATGCGGGAGGGCGTCTACGCGATACGCGGCGCTGCCCGGTGACTCTATCAGCCCGAACAGATCGACGAGCATGCCGCGCGCCTCACGTCGCATACGGTCGGCCATCTCCGTATACGTCTTCGCGTTATCAATCGTCACGGCGATCTTGTTTAGCACTAGGCGTGCGCTTGAGCCAAATCGCCGTGGCGTGCCTGCCTCTGATCGCTTGTGCAACATTGTGTCATCTCCTTCTGATAGTTGTCGAGGCTCGGTGCAATAGTGTCCGGCCCCGGCAATAGTGTCCGGCCCGTCCGTGGCAATAGTTATTTGGCCCCCCCTACCCGTATCTCTCCGGGAACGTCACGTCCTCTAGCTCGCCGACCGTGGCCGCTAGGTCTTCGCATAGTCCCGTCCAGTCCGCATCCGACAAGGCTCCCACGATGCCCTTCAGCCGCACTACCGCATTCCCAAGCCTGACGCGCTGGCTCATGGGCCGGTTATAGCGGGTCTGTTTGCCGATGGTCACAGTCACCGATAAGTTGCGAATGGGCGGATCAAGGCGTTCTAGCGGCTCGTCCAACACCGTTTTTGCTTCGTCTAGGGCCGTTAGGGCGTGGTGTGCCTGCCGGTACTTGGCGATGTTCTCATAGGTGTTGGGGAACTGCGCGGCGATTGTCGCGCAGAGATCGGCACATTCGTCGTAGAGGGCCAGAACCTCCGTGGTTGCTAGGCCCAATGTCTCGGCCAGTGTGCGTGTCTCCTCAACTTGGTTATAGGAACTCATCTTGGCCCTCCGGTGATGGCAGGAGCGGCGGCTCCGGCTCAATCTCATAATAATCGGTGCACTCGATAATGTCTCTCGGATGCGGGTCGCCCATGATCATGAAATTGAGCGCGGTTCGGCGCTCTAGCTGCGGGAAGTCGAGTGTGACAAAGTGGCGTAGGCATCCTATCGCGCCTTCGGGATTGAAGCCAAAGTGTTCGTCCTGCCAGACGGCGATGATTTCCCCGCTCATGTCTCGAATGGCACGGCGTTGCCCCGTGCTCTCTCCTCTCTGATGGCCGCTTCGACCTCGGCCTCGATTTCTTGCATCCGCCGCCTCCACATGGCTAGCTCAGGGCGGATGTACTCGGCCAGGGCAACGCCGCACTCATCAGCGGGATAGTTGCGGTCGTACTGCGTCCGCAACTTCAGGTATTCCTTCCGCAGTCGTCGACGTTGACGTTCATGCATCAGTTGGCCTCCCCCACTTTGATGGCAGGCAGAATCATCCCATCGGGATCGGTAGTGATGTGCTCTGGACATACGGGAATATACGTCCCGTCCTTCTCGATCAGTAGGTATAGCGGGTCAGCACCGCACGGGCCAACCCGTTCTAGGTCAAGCACTTGGCAGTCCATCGACGGCAAGTAGATCAGCGGTCGGTTCGTCCATCAGTCGCCCACCTCCCCAGCCGCCTCCCGTTCGATGGTGATCGGCTCGTGGGATGGGCCGACCGTAGTGATCTTGGTGCCTGTGACGTGGACGCCAAGCTGTCGTAGATGATGCTTCATGGCCATGACCGCATCGAATTGTACATCCTCGAAATTCTGATCATCTGGCATCGCCACGCTTAGCTCCACGGCGAGCAGATAATACTTGGGATTCTGGCAGGCCATCAGTCGCCCTCCGGTACAGGTCGCTTGCTCCAGCCCTTGGCCTCCAGGCCGAAGTCCTCGATGGCCTCGTTCGCGTCGGCCACGCCGAACTCCTTGGCGATCTGTGACAGGCAGAGGCCCACGATGTTGTGGGCGTACTGGTCGGCAGGCGTGTCCACTATCGGCGCGTACTTGGCAATCTGTAGCCGTAGCTCGTCAAGCGTCATGGCCACGGTCTTCCTCCTGTTCGATGGCGACGAGGGCCTTGGACGCTGCGTTCAAACTCGTCTCCCGCCAGTAGACGCTGTAGTAACCAGCGACCTCTAGGGCCTTGGATACCACCAGCATCATTTTGCTCAGGTCGCTCGCGTGCGGCCCCTTCACCGCGAAGATCACGAGCCGTTCATCTGTCTTACTCATGCTGTCACCCCTTTCTTTTCGGCCCAGGTATCGAGGTCATCGCCTTCGTCGTCGTACCATTCGACCCACTCGCCGTCCTCAAGGACGGTTAGGCCAAAGGCGTTGCCCCAGATGTCGGGGTTGCGTAAGTCCTTGGCGGCAAGCGCCTCGATCTTCTTGTAGCCCTCGGCCGGGCTGCTCACATCATATCGAACTCCCATGCGTGGGGGGTTCTGGATGTGATAGACACGCAGATCACCTTCCAGAGAGCAACGGCGTAATTCAGTCATAATCTCCTCACTTCCTACAACGCGCATCGGCGTCGTTTGTTACAAGCTCGTTCACCTTCTCGACTACCCAATCTTGTACGGCCCCCGTCATCGGCAGCATCGTATGGAGCGACAGGAACCGCTTGACCTCATGGGCTGGGCTGGGCAGCAATGTACCCCACACTGAACGGGCTTCGCAGTAGGGTACGGGTAGCTTGTGCGCGAACACCGGCGTCCCCAGGCCTATCACGCCGCGCACATCTGCTGAACCCTCACGGGCCACCTGCACGGACAGCAGCCCGCCCGCGCTGTGGCCAACCAGGATGACGGGCGCTAGTCGCTGGCATCGGCGGCGCAGTAGCTCCAACTCATCCCGCACTAGCGTATTGATATGGAAGCCCGGCCCCCAGCATTGGAAGCCCCCATCCTCTAACCGTTCGCGCAGCGTGGCGAAGAATTCCGCCTTGGCGAATAGGCCCGGTACTAGAATGATGTTCATGACCAATCTCCCATCGTCCAACGGTGGCCGCAGCAAAAGTCTGTGCAATCAGGGTCGCACGTTTTGGGCCGACACCAGCAAAGACGCGAGTGCGCCCACTCATAACGTCGGATGCGATCTAGCAGCCACCGGCCTGCGCGGAATTTGGCCAATTGCCGTAGCATCATCACTTCCCCTTCCGGCCCTTCTTCTCGGCGTAGGCTTGCTGGCCGCTGCCCTGCGGGCCGACCCGCTTGCCGTACTTGATGTCCTTCTGTTCGTCGTTCCTGGGGCCGTAGTATCGCCGTCTGATCTTGGCCATGTTATCTCACCTTCCTCTTGCTGACCAGGTACTTCGTTGCGGCCGCTTCGTCCAAGATCACTAACATCCGGCCATCCTGTAGATGAATGTCGCCGCAACCCCGTCCGTGCCCACAGCACGAGCCGCGCATATTGATCCCTGCCTCTTGGAGTGCTCGGACTAATGGAGCGATGCAGGCATCGATACGCATTCGCTTCCACTTAGCTCGCCCCCCAGTCGCTAAGTCGACTGGTATCCGCACACGGACGAGTTCGGTTGTACCAAGCTCACACATCAGTCAATCCCCCAGGCAGCAAGCGCACATCGCTTGGCCCGTGCGGCGCATTCATCGCAGAGAATGGTGTACAGGCCCAACCGTAACCGTGGCCTTGCGGGCTTCCCGCACCGGCGCTTCGTTCGGTCATCCACGACTTGCTGACAGGTGTTAGCCATCTTCTCTGTCCTCTTGCGTGAGATAGACGATGTTACGACCCACGGTGCTGTTAGGATGGATCGTTACCGCATTCCCGGCTCTGAGAGCAGGAGCGAGGTGTACATCCAGGATGTCGAAGTAGTGTTTGAGGTCGGTATAGTCAACCATCACCCCGCTGGGCCGTCCGTGTCGGTCGGCCGCCGGCCGCTTGCGAATCCTGCGGATGGTGTCTGCGATTTTATCACTCATCTTCTCTGTCCTCCTGATGGGCCTCCGGCGTGCAGTAGATGAACCCGCCGCCCATTCCCTTGAACCAGGCTTCGTCATCCTCGGTCGCTAGTTCCACCTTGACGGGGCCGTTGTCCAGGCCGATGCGTCGCTCCATATACTTCTCGCAGTCGTTGGCGTCCACGGCCCGGCATAGCCCCGTCTGGTGCCCGAACGTCATCTTGTACAGCGTGCTCATAACGATTGCCCCGTCCATGTCTGACAGTCCAGGAGCTTTTTCTCGGCCCAGATTAGGCGGTTTCGGGCGCTTTCGAGGCCCCGGTGACAGGCTTTCAGCACAGACGCGAACGGCTCCTGCGAGTTGTCTTGTCCTGCGAAGCACGGCAGGCTATCGTACAGCGCCACTGGCGGCACGTACCCTAGCAGGACATACGCTTGCGCGATGTCCCATGCGAGGTTCATGCCCCCGCCGGTCAGCGCCAGCCCGTACTCGTCGTCACGTTCCGGCCCGATGTCGGCGACCTGTACCAGACAGATGTTGATTCGCGCTTCCATCAGCGTGCCCTGCGCGATCTCGGCCCCGCCGTCCTCACCTCCGAATGCGGGAAGGGGCCAGACATAGTTCATCATCGGATCGCCCGCCCGCTCCTCAAGGTAAGCGTTCGAACAGTGCGGGCAAGTGGCGGTGGCCTCCCCGTCGGGGAAGACCGTCTCACAGTCGGGGCACATAACCCCTGGCGCGTAGACGTTGTTCCATGCTTGGCCTTCGCCCTCGGCAGCCCAATCGAAGGGCTTAGAGACTACTTCGACGGCCGCCAGCGATAGTCCTTCTATCGAAAGTGTATTCGGCATAGTGTCGTACCTCCTTCCTATAGTCTGCGCCAATCGGCCTCGCCGACAAGTTCCTGACGTCGTCGGTTCATTCCTCATCTTTGGCCTCCTCTCACTCGATGGCTTCGTGGACTTCGCGCCGGTTGGCGGCGAGCCAGGCCATTGCTTGCTCTCCGTCTACGCGGCACTTGAAGCCGACGGACGTTGGCCCGTCCGCGATGACGGCGAGGTACTGGAACAGACGGCGAACGTTGCCGCTGTGCTCGGCCATATATGTCGCCACCATATCCGCTGGATAGTCGTCGCCCCATCCGCAGTTGGCGAGGGCCACGATGTCCTCGGCCCTCACGTATTCGAACCACGGGATCGCATCGAACGTGACCTCTACCATGTGGTCATCGGAATGGACTTCGGCCGAGATCGGTGTGCCCGTCTTGCTCGGCAGGCGAGGGCGTATCTCGTCAACGGCCAGCGGCACGCCGTAGACCTGCTGGAAGATCGGGGTCAGCACAGCGAAGATTTGCTCGCGTACCGCCGTGTCCGTAACCTCGCCGTGATCATGCTTGATGGCCGTAATGGTGTCGCGCACCATCGCCGTTACCAGGTTGCGCTCCCGGCCCTGCTCGACGCCCTCTATCGCGCAGCAGACTAGCAGGTTAACGCGTCGGTTGCCCTCGTTCGAGGACATACCGTAGTGGGGGAGCACACTTGCTTCGCCCACCATTAGCAGCCCCCCGGCCAGGAGCACCGCCCCACGTGCCAGCGGCTCCGAGTGGAAGTATTCGATGCCGACTGCTGTGGCGATGTTGTACTCATCGGTGCGGACGGTCAGGACGGCCACGTGATGGTGGAACGCCTTTTGCTCGTCCGGCGTCTCGCCCGCATGCGGGACGCCCCAGAACGCGCTACGTGGCGCGCCTGCCGCGTACTGCCCCGGCAGCAGGACGTCGTTCAGTACGATCCTCTTGGTATCTCCTGCCATGTTGCTTCTCCCTTCCGGCGGGGGGGATTGGCCCCCGCCCACTAATCACTGTCCGATCCTCTAGCTCGCCTTGCGGGCCAGGTCGATCAGCGTCGAGGCTGCACGGGCCTTGAAGTCCGCGCCGCGTCCGATAAAGCTGTTCTCGAACCGCGCCTCGCTGGCCTCGCGCCCGCGCAGTTGCACCTTCTGGCTGTGGTCGACGAATCGCGTTACGCCGTTCAGCACCGTCCAGTACGTCATGTCCGGCGCAGCCAGGAGCTTGACTTCCTCGACGACCGAGGAGGCCAGCAACGTCCGGTTGTTCTCCACGCGGGTCTTCACCGCGTCCGTCGCATCCTCTTCCGGCGTCGGGAAAAGCTCTTCGATCACGGCCTCGAATGACTTGCGGTCGATGAGCGTGGCCGCCAACTCGTTGGCCACCTTCTCGAAGGCACCGAACATGGTCGCCGCCTGGGCCAGCATCAGCTTGGCCTCGGCGATCTTGTTGGCCACATCCCCCGTGTGCCGGATGCTCACGGTCAGGTCACGGAACTCTCCGGCGATGGCCGCCATCAGCGTGTTCATGCAGACGACACGCACGGTCGTTGGGATCACACGGCAGGCGGCGCTGCCATCGTGGGCGTTGGTGATGAGCAGGTACGGCAGCAGCCGGTCATCCTTGCCCACCACGATCTCAGAGTCCGGCAGGTTGAGGAGTGCCCACACGTGGCGGCCACCCCGCAGGCTACCGGCGGACTCCCATTTGGCCACCTTGTCCTCACCGGCCGTGAGTGCGTCCAGGAAATCGAACATCGCCACGTTCTGAATCACTTGGTATGCGGGGCCGACGGTGCCGAGGATGGCGTTGTCCATACAGCGCACAACGGCACTCTGTTCGGGAACGAACAGCGGGTTCGATAAGCTGTCCGAGCGGCCGACGATTCGGCCAAGCGGGGGATGCCCCGCGTCGATTAGGCTCTCCGGCCTGGCGTTCGGGTCGACCTTGGCTGCGACCGTGAACAGCGGGCGCTTCTCGACGCCACCAGGCCAGTCCAGCCCCGACTTCTCGAACGCTTCCTTCGTGGTCAAAGCCCCTTCGACCACTGTTCCGTGTCCGTGCCACGCTCGCTCGCGGGCGTACACTCCACTCTCGAATTCATCAGGCATATTGGCCTCCTTCCTAGCCGGTGTACCCGGCTAACTCGTGCGCATCGTCTCGCCCCATCAGCAGCCATGTGCGCGGGCGCGGGTCGTCTGGGTCAGCGAAGTCCTCGAACTCCTCGCGGGAGTAGCAGAGTGCCGCCGCCTCGAACGCGCGATTGTCCACGACGCAGATGAGCGCTTGGCCTTCTGGCACATCCTCGAATGCTTCGGGGCGCTGCGGCAGGATGGTCGCGCCGTATAGGTCAACCAACTGCTGCGCCTTGCCGTGTGGAATCTGAACCTCGATGTAGTATCCCATATGCTTACTCCTCTCTGCCCCTGCGGGCCGCGCTACTTCTCCTCGCCGTTGGTGGGCGGCCATATATCCGAATCGTCTGGCGTCCACACTAGCTCCGAGTCGGTGTACTCGTAAGTGCGGCTGATAACGGCTGTGCTGGTGCGCACTCTTGCATGAGCTATAGCATCGTGAAGAGTAGCGTACTCCTCATCGCCTTCCACATCATCCAAGCCCACGAGCACGTACCGTTGTATCTCTGCCATACGCTTCACCCCTTTCTTGCTGGCGTAGAGCCTTCTCTTCCGGCTCCCGTCGACCGTCAGCAGATGTGACTAGCCCGAAACGGGCCGCCGCCCGTGCTACTGCTGACGGTCGACCGAAGCCGGAGCTTCAGTCATCGTCCATAATCCAATTTTCCCGCACGTCCGGGTCGGTCAGACACTCCTCGCAAAGCAGGTCTGGCCCGGCCGCTTCCCGCACCTTGCATCGGACACAGCGGGTTAGCGCGATGGTGAGAATGAGGCGACGCAGCCATCGCCGCCAGAACGAGAATCGTGGCCGTCCGTCCGTGCTTGTCACTTGCTCCCCCCGTTCTTGCTCTTGGCGCGGCTGGCCTTCCGGCACTCGCGGCACCAGACGGTGCCCTTGTACTCGTACCGATTCTCCGGCGTCATCTCATGCAGGCCCTTCGGGCATTTGTCATCGGTGCGTTTCGGCTTGCCGGCCCGTGGTTTGCGGGCGGTGGTCTTTCCCGTACCCTCTTTGCCTACGACCGTCGTTACATCCTTTACGCGCCGCCTGCGGCCTGTTAGAGTTTGCTCCGACACGCGCTTGGCCCAGTCTGCCCGACCCGCCTCGGCGGGGTTGGCCTCCGGCTCCGGTGCTGGTTCTGGTGGGGCCTCGCTGGCGTCGTCTGCTGGATCGTCGCCCTCGTCCTCCGGTGGGCGAGCTTGCTGCTGCGCCTTCTTGTCGCAGTGCAACACCTTCACCTGATAGGCGCAGTAGGCGCTGGCGCATCGGCCCGAACAGAACATCCGCGTGCCCCTGGTCTCATCCGTCTTGGAGTAGCCTAGGCCCGCTTCCATATCGAGGCACCAATGGCAAGCCTGGATCACATCATCGTATCGATGTGTGGCGAAAGCGTTTTGCACTTGCTGGTAGTGGGCTCTGAGTGCACCGACGTCATCTTCCGGCCCTGGCACATTGTCCAGTTTGACGATTGGCAGGCTTGGCTGTGGGTACTTTGAACCCTTTGACGACTTTCGTGGCATAGTCATCGACCCCCTTTCAGTGATAGTATCGGCAGCAATTTCTGGCCCTGAACCCCCAATAGTGAATCAGATTCACGACCACGACCGCTAATTCCAATGCAGGAATCTCATGAGATGCTGTACCGCTGGGTGGCTGGCCATCGACACGTGGGCGATCTCGACCGGCGGTGTGCGCGGGCCACCGATGAATGGCATAGAACGGGCCATCGCGGGCGCGGCCCGTTCCATAACTGGCATATAGATCAACATCAGGAACCGGCAGTTAGGCTGCGGGTGTGGCTCTTGTTGGTGTACTATCCCGCAGCCCCCACACAGCATTGCGCCCTTCGACATGAAGGCCCCGATGCGGATCGGCAGGCAGTCAGCAGGGGCAGGCGATTCCATCGGACTACAAGGCCCCTTCCCGCTCTAGCGCGGCCAGGTTTTCCTTGATGGCCTCGGCGAAGGATTCTAGGCACTCTTCCAGATCGTCCAGCCGCATAAGTAGCTCTTCCTTACCCTCGCCGTTGGTCAGATCGCACCAGCATTCTGCCGTATAGTTATGGGGGACGAACGTGGGCAATAGTCGTCCGCCGAGTGCGGCGCAGAACACCGTGACGTTGGCTTTTTGGCCCGGCTCGTCCGCGTCGCCCGCTCCATAGGCGTCGCTGAAGTTCGCCGACGCGGCCCAGGTATCGCACATTAGCTCCCACCCGTATTCGTCCACCGCCTCGCAGACCTGGCCACCAAAGGCCCCGATCTCATTCAGCCGTCCTATGGCCGCCTTCAGCCGATGGCCCTCTTGCTCGAACATCCGCTCGATTTCATTGGTCATGGGTGCGGGCCTCCTCGTTCAACTCTTCTCGTCCGCTTATGCCGAACCATATTGAGATGCTTCGCACCTTGCCATCACGAGCACAGCATATGCAGCCGTTGCCCTCGCGTCTGAACGTCCCATCATTGTATCGCTGGATGAACGTCTCACGGGAGATACCTAGCGACCGCTGACACTCTTTCTCAATCAGAGCATCCAACTCTTCTTGAGTTAGTGTTACGCAGGTGTCGTCATCATCGATAGACATCTAGGGTAGCTCCGGCGGCGGCTCGCCTAGCACCTGTAGCGTCACCTGTGCCGCCTGCGCTTCCGTCCGCTTGTCGGCACGCACCTTCCGCACCTCGCCCCGCGTCAAGCGGCTGTAGTCGCCTCGGAAGCTGAACGTCCCGCGCAGGTAGTGGGCCAACTCGTCGATGTCGTCCAGGCCAGCCTTGGTGACTTGTTCCTCAAGGATGATTCTGGCCTGCTCGACGTACTTGGCGAAATTCGTCTCGAAGGCGCGGTAGTCGGCGATGATCTGGTGCAGCTTGCCGATGTCCTTGGCCCGGTCGAGCTTCGCGTTCTCCTCTTCGGTGATGATACGCAGCCGGTTGTTCAGTATGTCCCACTGGCGGTCGACGCCGACCATATCAACGTAGTTGACCCCGACGTAGTTGATGGCCCGCTTCTTGCCGTGCCAGCCGGGGGACATCTTCACGATGTCCGGGTCGGCCACGATTGCCTTCTGCCAACGGCCACTGTAGCGGTGTACGTAGACCGTCTGGCCTCGTTCAAACTGCTGTCTTGCCATATCTGGCCTCCTCTCTAGTAAGCTCGAATCAGGTAGGTCTGGCCCTCAAACGTGACCTCGGTGTAGTCGTCCTTGATGTAGTTGGCCCACCCCGCCCAGTCGATGAATGCGTGCAACGGGTTATCATCGGCCCGCGACGCGAAGTCCACGTCGTAAGCAAACTCCTGGGCGTAGTCCTCGAACTCCTCTTCGGGGATCAACATCTGCTCGTTCGAGGCGTAATCCGCTATGTCGGTGCACAGTTGGCCCTCTAGCTCGACCAAGGCGGCCAGCCGTTCCTTATCGGCATCGTCCAGCGGATCATCCTCCGACTCCGTTCGTTCCTTCAGATCGGCCAATTCCTCGGCCAAATCCAGCAGGTCTAGGTACTCCGTCATATCTTGGCCTCCTCTCTAGGGCCTAGCAGCCCTGGCTCGCTTCTCCGTGCAGGTATCACAATCACAGTCCGGCGGCACCTTACCGCTCTCTGGCGTGCCCGTCACGTGCCAGGGATGCGTAATCCACCAGCGCGTGTACTCCGTTATGCCCATACTGATCACCCCCTTCTGTAAGATTCGGGCCGGGTGGCCTGTCGCCGATCAGCAGGAAGGAAGGCGGGCCAAGCTGAGACGACTTGGCCACGAAACTGCTGACCGGCGACGGGGCACCCCGCTCTTGGCCCCGTCGCGGCATCCGTGCCGCTCGGTAGGAGTGAGGGGAGCGGCGGGCAGCAGCCCACTGCCTGCGCTGCACCCTCAACTGTATAACGCCGCCACCGTCCCAAACGTTACAAGCTCTCATGCCCCCGCCCTTGCTAGCTCCTGGGCGATGGCACAGAGTGCTAGCGCCAGTGTTACGGCGTAGATCAGCTTCCTCATGCCCCTTGGCGCTCCACATCCCGCCATCCCATCCGAGCGGCTATCCCATCGGCAGTGTCCGCCGCGTCCGTTTGACCCCAGTCTATTGGCTTGGGCTGCTCTTGTTCCTGGTTGTACTGATCGACCAGTTGGCTGGTCATCGCTTGACGTAAGATGGCCGTCCACATTGGCCCCGACTGAGGTATGGCTCGAATTAGGACGCGGGCCAGGTCGTTCGCTGCGTGAATATCGGCGGCGGCCAATGCGGCGAAAGCCCGCTCTGCTTCCTCAACGTCACCGGAGCGAAGTACCGCTTCGGCCAGCCTCATAATCTGCGGTGCCCCGTCCATCACTGGCCCTCTTCCGGCGGGTAGCCGTGTGTGATGTAATGGACTTCTTCTGCCCGCAGCGCAGCCGCCGTGTCCTCACTGGTGGCGAACGCGCCCGATTGCAGAGCATTGTCCCCGCATGGCTCGCAGAAGGCGATTGGCTTGCCTTCCACGAGCAGTGTCCTATGCACCATTATAGTCACTTGGAGCATGGTCACTTGGAATAGGCGCATGACCGCAGGCTGGCCGCAGCCGACCGCTGGTGGGCGTCCGCTCGCCGGATGATGGCCAGTATCCGCGATCGTTGCGCGACAGAGTGTGTCCATACACTCGCACCAAGGCCATATCCCAAAGCGGCGTGAGCGTTGATTATTGCTCTCGATTTGGAGTACGTCGCCCTGTTGGTAGACCCGCTTGCCCACATCGGTCGGCAGTATTCGGCCCATGAAGTCGCTGACCAACCACGTCTGCTCGAAGGCCAACAGCCAATTCTTCCCGACGTCCCGGTCGACTAGCGTGTAGTATTCTCTTACCTTGGCCTCCTCTCTCGTTGGCCCCTCGAAGTCGCTGACCTCGGCCTCCTCGGCGGCGTGTACTTGTCTCTGGGCCGCCTTGATGTGCTCTAGGACGTTACCGAGGGTTCGCTCATCGCCGCAGTAACGCTCCGCCGTGCCGAGCCATGCCTCAATACAGCGCAGCATGTTTTTGAGATAGCTCCTGTTTGTCATGCCTTGGCCTCCTCTCTTGTTGGCCCCTCGAAGTCGCTGGCTTCATAACCCCACTCCGCGATCATCTTGGCCCTCTCGTCGGGGTCGTCGCACCTGCATGTACCGTCAAGCCGGTAATGATCGGGATGGAAGATCGCGTGCGGGCAGGCCCCGATGTCCGCTTGGGGGATGTGCCGGACGTTCGTTAGCGACTCGTCAGGGTGTAGCGTACCGAACTTGACCATGTGCTCATCACTAGCCATCAGTCGATGCCTACGCTTCCACCGCCCATTGGGTGCCTGTAGGCGCTAGACGCGCCGCGTACCGCCGCCGACTGTAGGACGCGGTGCCATCCCTTCAGGCGCAGGCGGGCGTGCTCAGGGTGATCGACGTTGCCCTTGGCCCAGATGCGCCATACACCCGTGCCCGCGTGAAATGCTTGCGCCGCGTCATCACCGAATACTACGCGCACTTGGTTGGCCTGGTGACTGGCGCGCTCCCCCGGCGGGAGCGTTGCCCCGTCCAGCTTGACGGCTGCCTTCGGTGGCCCGTGCCCGTTGGGGCATTCGACAAAGTACAGGTCGCCTTGCCGATGGATGGCCACTGTGGGCACCTCTTCGGCGCGTATGCGCGGTTCGGCGGTTTGGCCGATGGCGTTGCTGTGCTCGGCGTTCCGCACGTAAGAGGGCTTTAGCGCCTCGAACGCCTGCACCACGTCATGTACGCGGAACGGCAGGATGGTCGCCCACAACTGGTCAGTGCGGCCGAAGGGCGGTAGTGCCTTGCCCCGCTCGAAGCCGCAGAGCACCTGCTGGCCCCTGCTGTCAAACGACAGCAGGACGGCGGCGACGTGAGGCCAATGCCCGTTGGTGTAGGCGGGGATCGTGACATCGTGCCGATCCTGCGGGTCGCCCAGGCCCCAGCATTTGCTGAAGATGTCGCCGTACCACTTCATAAGGCCAACGCGGAAGGCTTCGCCTTGGACGTCGCGCTCCCGTTGGCACTCAGGGTTGGAGCACTGCCTTGGCCCCCAGTCCAGGATGTGCGCCGTCTCATACCAGCGAGGCCCTATTAGCTCCGCAACGCAATCGAAACTGAAGTTGGGCTGGTCATAGTGGCCCCGCTGATGCTGGCTCGTTGTCGGGCTGTAGTGATGGGCATCGTGGAATTCAGCCCCATCTTTGGCCCGACGGATGGCGATAGTGGTTTGGTAGGACGTTAGGAACGTATAGTTAGGCTCGTTGAATGGAGCCCTGCTCTCTAGCGTGGCCCGACTGTTGCTGGCCGCCTTACCCTGGCCGAATGCCTCTTGCACCTGTGCGTTGGTTTTACTCATTCTTGGCCCTCCTCCCTATTCCTGGTCATACCCGTCGAACCAACCTGGCCCGTGGGTGTCTTCCCGCTTGCAGTGTGCCTGTGCCTCTTCCAGACTCAGGCCCCGCTTGATGGTGCGCGAGCTGCTATTGAGCCGGAACCGGATGATCTTGTACGTCACGCCTTGGCCTCCTCTCTCTTGTGCTTCTCCGCTAGTTTTTGCAGGCGGCGATCATCTTGGCTTACGATGGGCGGTCGCCCGCGCAGTTTCCGCAGGCAGGGCGCACACCGCTTGGCCTTCTTGGTGCCGTCTTGGCCCGTCGTGGGCATGATCGCCCGCATCTCTCCGCAGTCCTGGCATGGGGCGTGTGAATGTACCGTCATGCTAGGCCCTTCCGTGGTAAGTTTCACGCGCCGCCTGTAGCCCGCAATGTGGGCAGGTGCCAGCACCAGCGACCGGCTCGTTACAGTGCTGGCACAAGCGTGCGCTGCCCGGCGTGCTAGCGGCTACCGCCCGCTCTATGACATTGACGGTCAAGCCCGCCTCGCCGATGCCTTCTAGCAGGGGCTCGATATACCTGTGCTCCACGTAGAGCGTAGGGTAGTCGGGCTGGAAGTCTTCTCCGCCCTCGCCCACGTTCAGCGCGACCCACACCTTGGCCACGGTGGTCAGCGGGATCAGCCGGAATACCGAGGTCATTGGCCCTTCGCCTTCGAGTCGGAAGTCGTGCTCCGGCTCGGTTTCTGCCAGTTGCTCGTATGTTCTCATGCTTGGCCCTCCTATCGATCTGCGTAGCGAATGGCGCGCACGATTTGGCCCGTCCGCTTGTCTATGACGAGCCAGCCCACCGTGGCCCCATTCCGTGTCTCGGCTATCCATAATTGATTGCTCATGCTCGTGCTTGGCCCTCCTTCTGGGCGATGCCCTTGTCGGCTGGCCGGAACGTCTGCCCAAAGTCGTTGAGAGGTGGACATTGAGCCGCCGTACCTCGATGCTCACGTAGTGGGGCACCGCATTCGCAGAGAGTCCCCATGTCAACCTTATTGCTGTACTTCATACTTGGCTCTTGAAGTCCTGCGCGTTCAGTGGTTTGCCCTCGCACCAGCGAAGGAAGCCTTCGACTGTGAGAACCTGTGCCATCGCCTTCGGGTTATGTCTCATGCTTGGCCCTTCTTTTACAGCCAGGTGCCGCATACTAGGCTCCCTGGCAGCGGTTGCAGACTTCCGCTTCCGCGTCCACGCACTTGCCACCTGTCGGGCAGCCTATCGTTTCCTCGAACAGATCAAGCGCACGTTGCGCCGCGTCCGCGTGATCCTGGGTTAGACCAGTCATTAGCCGGTCTGCGGCCAGCATCATGGTGAGATAGTCATCGTGATGCCGCGAATCGCCAGCGCCCTTGCAGGGGCCATCAATCCGCGTGTACCCGTCATAGGGTAACACCACGTGTGTCCGCCCGTTGCATTGGATGTAATGGGTTCCGCCCTTGCTTATGATCGTAGGCTTATTGGTTGTCCCGATCTTCACCATATTTTTTTTGGCCCTCCTTCTGCTTGGGTCAATCCTTCGACCGGACTGCCGATCCCTCTATAATGTGGAACGCGGTAGCACCCCTAGCGTTACACCCCTTCACTGGTAGTATCGACCGCCCGCCGGGAATCTGAAGCCCTCTAAGTGATGGTTAGCGTTGCCTGGTAGATGATTAGCATCTTGTGGCCCTCCTTCCTAGCTCACTCTGCCGTCCGGCGCGCAGCAGACCCGACAGCCGATACCGTTCTGCTTCGCGGGGTCGATCATCTCGCCCCGTGCATTGATGTACCTCGCGCACTTGTGGCCCTGTCCCGTCTGTCTCATATTGGCCCCTCCTCTCAGTACAAGCTATATGGGCGCAGACTACCGCCTTAGCCCGCACCATTGGTCTACCATAAGTATCGGCACGTTGCCCCATTCCTGAAGGGGGATTGCCCGATGCCAGCATACCAGGGGCTTTCCGCCTGCGCCGGACAGCCTTTCGAGGGGCTTTCCACTCACTGGCCCCTTTGAGGGGCTTTGGAGCCTTTCCAGGGAAGGGGCTTTGGAGGGTCACAGGCGAGAGCTACTGGCCCGATCCTGGCCCGGTAGTCTGGGACGGGGTGCAAGGGTGAGCGTGGGGGAAAATGGGGAACGGTGGGTGATCCTGCTCCCTGGCCCGGCCGCCACCTCAGAATCTGCCCGCCCCCAAAGCTCCCTGGCCCGCCGGGGACGTCTACGTTGAACGATAGTGCTGGCGAAATCACTGCCACGTTCTGGCCCGCCAAGGGAGCAGGGAGCAGGGAGCGGAGGACTGGCCCCGGCCCGGCGGCCGAGTGTCTGGCCCGGCGACGTACCGGCGGCCGCTTCCTTCCCCTTGGCCCGGCTCCCTGCTCCGGTATGGGCTCCCTGGCCGAGCTCCCTGCTCCCTGGCCCCGCGCCGCAAGTTTGGCCCACGGGCCATTCCTGGCCCCGGCTCCGCTCCCTGCTCCCTTGTAGGCCATCGCTGGCCCTGGCGAGCGATAGCGGCCATAGTTGGCCCGCCTCGTTGATAGTGACCGCTGGCCCCATAGTGACCGCTGGCCCCATAGTGAAATTGTGACCGCTCTAGTGCAATAGTGTATTTGGCCCCTGTAGCTCACCTGTTCTAGTCGCGCGGGGGGGGGGCGGGCTCCCTTAGAAGCTCCCGGTCTTCCCGACGCCGCCGTGGGCGGTCGCTGGCTCGCGTCCGTTCGATGCGCCGGACGCCTGCGCTACGGTCAACGGGAGCGATGGGGGCGGGAGAGGAGAGAGGGAACACACCTACCGAACCGCCTACGGGAAGGAATCTCCCGCGCCCATCGCCCGCGTTGACCGCTATTCGTTTGTCAAGGTGGAAGGGGCTGACGGGTGGCGGTCGGCGTACCAGAGCTCCGTAGAGCCCTGGCGGGCGATACCAGCGTACCAGCCCTTCCACTCTAAGTATCGGCATCCTGAGGGATTCCTGAAGGGGTAGGAGCAGGGAGTAACGTTCCGCCCGCCAACACGTTCTAGGGTGTAGGAACACCTGGCCAGGGCTCAAAAGATTCTCGGAAATAAAGTCCGGCCAGCCTTCAGGAATCCCTCAGGATGCCGATACTAATGATGAGAGGTACAGCACACAACACACCCAACGCGCTACACGCGCCGGACTCCACCCCCAAAGCCCCACCTGGCACAAGCGAGGTAGCAAGCGGGAGCCGTCGATAGGGCGGACGGCAAGCGGCAAGAGTGAGCCGCACAAGCCGAAGGGCAACACTCACCACACCATTAAAGGAAGGCTCTCGGAATGAAACGTAAAGACACGTTCACGATCAAGGCGTGGCGCTGCCCTTGTGGGACGTCCGTGCTGAAGACCCTCAGCGACAAGCTGGTGGAATTCTCAGGGCGTCCGCACATCTGCCCGCCACGGTAAACATCTCCCGCTGAAGAGAGGAAGGTCAAATGGAGTGCCCATTCTGTCACAAGCAAGTCAAGCTGACCGAGATTGTTCGGTCAGAATATCACATCCTCGGCTGCCTGTACTGCTTCGGCAACCCGTCGCCAATGGGCGAGGCGGAAGCATTGGTAGCCCGTCTGCTAGCCCGTGGCGCAGGCGAGGAAGCGTAGGCGGCGCTATGGCTGGCGAGAAGATCAGACGGCTCCACATTGTTGACGACGGTACACTTGATACCGTTGTCGGCTGCGCCAATTGCGATTGGGAAGGGCGATACAATCCTGACTGCTGGTGCTCCGATGGCGGCGCGTGCGAGGCACGCGGTGAAGACTGGCGCATCGACGCTGCCCTGGAAATGGCGGCAGAGGATCACAAGATGTGCGAGCTTCGAGAGGCTGGTGCCAGGTGCCCCAATTGCGGCGGGCGCATGGCAAGCACCACAGGTATCGAAATGTTGCTCGCGTTCTCCTCAGATGTGCGCCAAGGCGTCACTACTGAGGCAGAAGAGACGCGCATCATCGACGCTGACGATGCGGCGCACGGCAACTGGCGCTACTCTTGCGTTCGTTGCCGTGCGCGGCTGATTGTGCCCATATCATGAACGGCAAAGGCTGCCACGCATGCGGGCGCAAGATCAGTGTCCGCAATCGGGCGACACATTCTATCGGCGGCATGGTCGCCGGGTGTGTCGCCTGCTCCGTCGCCTGCTCCGGCGACAGCAAGTCCACCGTCCGCGCAAGGATGCTAGCACGCAGCCTAGGGGCTGCGGACGGTCTAGGCTACGTCCCGACACGGATCGCCCGCTACATGCCGCGTCGGTACAGAGCGGCGTAGGGGAAGGCACCTATGACAAGCCACGAGACTTACGAGCAGACATTCGCAGGGGCGGTCTCGCAGAATCATATCGAAGTGAACAAGTACGGCGCGTACTTCGCAAAGCTTATCATCAGCGGTCGGGGTGATCGGCAAGTGACGCTCGGAGCTAAAGGGCTAGAGCATCACATCGCTGCCTGTCAAGCACGGCTCGCTGAGATAAGGGGTGCCTATGATGCGCCACTAGAGAAGGAGAGCGGATCATGACCCAGAACGGAGAACACAAGCCGACGGTCAACGGGATCGTCAAGGGTCGTCCCGGTAAGGGGCGCGTCCTGTCGCTCGGTCAGCGGAAGGTGTGCTACAACAAGCCCACGCACCGCATGGACGACGACAACATCTTCCGGTACACGGCGAAGGCGACGAAGGCGACGCCAGCACCGCTAGAGCGGATATGGTGCAAGCGGTGCCGGGCGTTGTCCCGCAAGCGGTCACAGGTGAAGCGGCTGGCAGAGGCGCTGGCACAGCTACAGCGCGAGGAAGCGAAGGAAGCGCAGGTAGCCGCTAGGAAGGCGGCGAAGGCAGCGTAGTATGGGCGGCACGCTAGCACTCGCCATCCGCGCTGCCGTCCGCAAGAGCGGCAAGCAAATCATCGCCAAGAAGGGAGCATAACCGTGCATGGACTAAGAGACCTAATCGCTATGAACGACCGCGCCGCTGAGAAGGAGCTCAGCGAGCTCCGCACCGACACGGTGCGCGGGCTGCGATACGAGCACAGCAAGGGCGGCACGCACGCGGTCATACGCCTACTGGTGGAGGCGGGCTGCCTACCAGCAAGCGCAGAGACGCTTAGGAAGGTCGCCTAATGGGTGGCTGTAGCGACAGCGCTGGGGGCAAGGGCAAGGATGCCGCCCGCCGCCCTGTGAAGGCATCGGTTCAGCAGAGCATGATGGACGACAGCACCAGTGGCATCGTGCCACTGTTCGGCATGGGGCTGCTGGTGCTAATCATCGTCGCTATCATATCCCTGGCATTCTGAGAAAGGAAGGTCATACATGGTAACACCAAGAAAGACCGAATCAGAGAAGACGCGGGCAGCCTTCGGGCGCGCCTTCGGGCAGCTAACGCGTGGGCTGCCGTCAATCCTGGTGCGCAACTGGCGCAACGTGCTCATGCCCTGGCGGATGCTGCCGTACCCGATAGCCCTGGCGCTGATCGGGCTTGTGGCGCTGGCAATCGTGTTTGCGCCGCCTGAGACGACGGACGCCGAGCGCGATGGCACAATCACCTTGACGCTCGGTGACTACGTGCCGGGCGAAACGTCTTGCGAGGAGGATGCAGTGTTCGACCACGTGAGCAATGAGTGTATCCACGTGGATCGTATCCTGTCCGCCGAGTGCATGGGAGCGACGCGCCTTGAGTATGAAATCGAGGGTGGTTCGCCCACATGCTCACTAGCTCCCACGACCGCCCTGTGCGGCAGTGACGCTGACTGCGCATCGAAGTATGGCGGCGATGGCTCGCCTCGTCCAGCCGTCAACGTCAACGCCGACGGTACGGAGTGTGTCACTACTGAGCGCACCTATCAGGACGGCACCAGCGAGATCAATGCCTATGGTGTGTGTCCCGTCGCTCCCCTATCGCCCGTGATCACGCCCACAGCCACGCCGTAAGGAAACGACGACGGCAACGCTCGGAGCCTATCGGGGCTCTCGGCTCCTAACTCCCAACCCCTACCGCTAGCGGGATGCTGGTGGTAGGGGCTATTTTTGTGTCCCTGGCATGGGCGACACGGGCATTGGGTGGCGTTGACCGAGGGGCATTAGGTGGGGCGGCGGGAGCCGAGCGGGAGCACAGCACGGCATCGAAGCGGGAGTCGCCAGCACCCACGCCACCCGAAGGGCGCGCGGTAGGAGCCACGGCATCCGGCGGGGGATGGTAGGGATGGCAGCCGAAGGGTGCGGCGACCGAGCAGGCGGGATCAGCAGGGTCTAGGTAGCGTGGGCACCGACCGCCCCGACACGCGGGCGAACCTCCCCACCCACCCCCCTGGTCGAAAGTCCCGGCGAGTACCTAGCCGGGGACATCATCGGGGGCCGCTCTTACGGATACGGCAAGGGAGCAGCAATATCGGGGGCCGGGCCATATTAGGGGCCGGGCCATATTAGGGGCCGGGCCATATTAGGGGCCGAGATAAAAAGAGGGGAGCGACGGGCCTGGCCCCCTAGTCGCTCCCCAGTGCACTCCTTTTTCCTAGTTCTCTCGCAGGCGTGGGTAGATCGCCAACAGGGCCGCGATCATCGACGTGACCTGCCCCTTGCTAAACATGACACGCGCGAGGTGGATGCTACCAGCCTCATTCGCCATCGACATATGCAGGCGGGTCATACCATTGCCAGCGACAGCGTCGATATGCAACGCATCGTGTTGGATGGAGCGGGATGGATCACTGCCCCCGTGGGGGATTGCGCTCACGCCCTCGAAACGGATGGGCACCGGCTCATCGCGGGCGGCCGCCGCCAGTGACTCCGCAGCGGTAGGGGTAAGCCATGAAGGATAGACGCCCGCCAGCACCGCGACCAGTAGCTTCTCGTTGGCTGATGGGGCTTCATCGCTCTCGGTAGTGTAATAAAGGCTCAGGCCGCGTGGGCCGTCTTCCGACGCCGCGCGTACCTCGATCCTCTCACGGGTACTGTACGGGTAGACCTTCAGAAGTTTCACAACCGGAGTGGCCGTGATCAAGGTGAGTTCTTCGGACATAGGGGTGTTCTCCTCTCTTGATTGCTTCGGGCGCGCTGTTGCGTCGCTCCGAGCCAGGCTTACTCTCATAGTACTGGGGGCCGTTCTACAAGTAAAGGGTGTGTTCTTCGCCTAGTTGCCGGGCCGACGATGTGCTATAATGCGAGGAGACCATCGAAAGGAGATACCCAAATGGCTCTTAACCCACGTCCCGTTTTCAAGACTCCAGTCGCCGATACTCCGACACCCTTCGACGAAACGCTGACCACGCCAGCGACTGCCGAAGACTTGGTGACAGTGCCCGGCGGCAAGAAGGGCCGCGCTGTGTCCTTCGTCAACGCGGGGCCGGGTGATGTGGCCATCGCCTTCGATGCCACGGCCGTGATCACCGACCTGCTACTGGAGGAGGGCGATGCTTACGATGAGCACGACCTGGAGATCGATACCAAGCTGTCGTTCATTAATGTGACGACGGGCCAGAATCCTCGCGTGCGTGGTATTCTCTGGAGCGGCGATCCACAGTAACGGATGCCTATTCACCCAGCGTACAAGGATAAAGAAGCGACGGCCGATCTGGTCGCCGCTCTTATCCTTGTCGCCTGGGCGGAGATGCGGCTCCATCGTGACGTTGATAAGGAAACGCTCAAGAACCTCTGGCGAGAGATCAAGGATGAGCTACAACAGTAATTGCTTCCACGGGATGCGGTCAGTGCCCATCGGCTCCTTGCGGCGCGGCTCGGCGCGCAACGTTCTCCAGCGCCTCGCCCTGGAGAACGCGGGCCTTCTCGCTGCCCCTAATCATGGAGTCCGCAACCGTTCGGTAGCGGGCGGGCAGGCACACGTCGCACCAGTAGAAGGACTGGTTGGCGGCCCTAACCGAGAGGGTCTTGTACGAGAACCGGATGTTCCACCACGGCCAGCCGACACCTTTATGCTTCTTGCCCCGGCACCACGGCATATAATCGAGGCCGCGGTCGTGCCGCAGGCGGGCCGTCTCGCGGACGAATGCAATTGTGATGCGCGCGACTTCGTGACGTTGTTCGCTCATTCGGCCATGCTCCAGATGATGCTGCGCCCGTTTCCCCATGCGCGTCCGGCGGATGAGAGCCCACGTCGCCTCAAGGTGCCCACGGCCTCCATCGCCCGGAGGTCTCGTTGAACCGTGTCAACCGTCACGATGATGCGTTTGCGGTGCACGAGGTAGCTGCGGAGCATATCGGCGGTCTGGCACCCCTGCACCCTTAGCCGCTCCAACAGGGCGCTCCGCCGGGCAATCTGTGCGCTGGTCAGGTTACGCATTACACCTCCCTTTTGAAGAGTTTGGCCGGGTCTGCCCCGGCCTCGATCCTTAGAATCTGGTTCGCCAACCAGCCGTACAGCACACCGCTGATCGGCTTATGGGGTAGTGATATTCGGTGCTTCCCGTTCGTCCAAAGCTCATGTCTCTTACTCGTGGACTCCTGTTGATAGCCCGCCCGCCGGAGTATTCGGATGGCCCCGCGCTTCGAGATATTGCTGCTCATAATTTCCTCCTCGACTTCCAGCATAAGATGTTGCGCCGAATGTGTCAAGTCGCTATGATGGGTACGAGGGGGTGAAGGAACTATGGGACTCGAACAAGAACAAGGATGGCTGCTGCGGCTGGTTGTAATGGGAGCCGGAGTAGTCTTCGGGGGCCTATTCATCACCGCCCTTCTGATCTTCGGCGGGATCGCCACTCACGATTCGGAGATTGGCCCGCGTGATGTCTTCGAAGCGCATCTCGCGGCGCTCGACGCTGGGGACTGGGAGTTGTCCGACATCTATGTCAAGGGGGAATGCACCATCGGGTTCCTGGCCGGGGCCGAGGACAACCCGCAGGAGGTGTTGGACGAGACACTAGCTTCCGGCTTCTCTTTCCGCCGGACATTCGATGTGGAGGAGGTCTGGATCAGTGAGGACAGCACCGAAGCGATCTTGGGCCTGAACACGCCGTCCGGCTTGCCGAGCACCGCTATGTTGGAAAAGGTTGAGGGGGAGTGGTTGATCGCGTGCTAGAACGGCAGGTAGCGCCACAACTCCAGCTTGACGATGGTGCCGGTAAGGGCGGCCGCGAAGCCACCGACGGCCAGGGCCTTCGACCAACCGGAGGCCAGGATCAGCCACGGGCGCTTGAGCGTGATAATATCCGCCTTCATCTCGTGCAGGCGGTCATTGGTTGCTTCACGGAGATCGTGCATCGAGTTATGAAGGCCGGTCATTTGCTCCGAGAGGCGTACTTGGCCTTCGAGCGTGCGGTCGACCCGCTCGTTTGTGTCGTCGATCCGCTCATTCAGGCCGAGGACAGCCGACAGCACATCGCGGGTGGTGGCGCGGCCGCTGTTCACGGACTTCGTGGAGTTCTTCTTGGTGGCCATGACATTCTCATTATGCCATGCGGCCAAGAACTTGGCAAGGAATTGCGCCCATTAGGGAGGTAGATATGGGAGAGAATATCGATGCACTGGTCTGGCGGAGCGAACAGGTAGATGTACGAGGTGAAATCGTCACCGCCGAGGCGCTGATGGATATGGTCGATGCACTGTGGACTGGCTCCATTATCACACGCGACTTCAATTTCCGGCGGCCGGTTGGGCAAATCGACCAGGCGTGGATTGACGACCACGACCTGTACGTGCAGGCGTACTTCGACGATGTTGATCTGGTCGAATTGCTGCGCCAGGGCAAGCTCGCCATCCGGCCCGGATTCGAAGTCGAAAAGATGCATTTAGACGAGGCGGGCCATCGCGTGCTGGATGAGTTGGGTGAGGTGCACGTGGCCGTGTTGTCCGATCCGATGCCGCTGCCCGGCGACCTATCGACGGAGCAATTCTCAGATGGCTGCGTCGGGGAACACAAGCCCGGTTACTGTCCAGAATGGTCGGCGTAGATGCCGGTTCTTGATCGCTATCCGACAATTGATAAGCCTGCCCATTTCAATCCCTCGCGGCTCCAGGCCGATGAGATCAAGCTGTTCAAGCCCCTCGTTGCGGAGTTGGAAGACCTTGTTGGCTATTTGCGGATGGGCGGTTGCACGGCGGGCTGCGGGGCCTGTTGCACCGCATTCGTCGTACCGATTCAGGTCGAAGGGTTGGCGGATGAAGACTTCGCCCTAGTCGTCCACGAGCAGATCATTTTACCTATCGATCCCGTCACGCGCGGCAAAGCGGGATTCGAGGATTGGGAATACTGGCTCGCGCAGCATGATGCCTACCTGTATCAGTTGCCGAGCGGCCTGTTGACGGCGGCTATTCCCGTTGAGGTGAAGAGCGAGCCGCCCACATGGGACTTCGATGCCTGGGTGGTCTGGTTGGAGCAGCACGGGATCACGATGCTCCGGCGGTTTGGCCAACAACTGGCGGCTTACGTGCCTGTCCGCTGTACCCAATTGACCAAAGATGGGCTGTGTGGTGTTTCCGGTACGGCGCAACGTCCGAAGATGTGCGCGTCCTATCCCCAGCATCCGACGGACGTGGACGGCCTGGACTTCTGCACCTACAAGTTCCAGCCCGTCAAACGCGGCCAGTTAGTGGTGGCGCAGCCCGCGCGCCCTCAGCCGAAGAAACGCAAGAAGGGCAAAGCAAAGAGGGGGAAAAGGCGATGATGGACGATCTGATCGATGAAGTGTTGTCAAGTGCAGATTTTATGGCTGCTCTGTTAGGGACAATGCGGTGGTCTATGCACGAGGGCCAGGGGCACCCCGAACCCATTAAGACTTGCAGCTATGGTATCTGCCCGCCGAACCGCCGGGCGACAACTAGATTTCACCGCGCCATTCAATTCTATGAGAAAGCCAAGCGTAATGGCTAAGCCCGATGTCCACTACTGCCGCGCCGGGCAGATTGTTTGTGATTTCTCGCCCGACGCCGCGCACAAGCGACGGGAGCGCTACCGCATTGCCAACTACAGGGAGGCCGTGACCTGCAAGGAATGTCTCGCGGGCAGTGAGGAGTGCGATGGCTAACGAAGAAGAGGAGCAGCAGACCAGCGGGCCGATCCCGCGTGCGGTTGCGGGTCTCCTTCAGCCATCCTTCCCCGGCCTCCGCAATCTCTGGCGGCGCTTCGGCGGGCGGAAGCCGCCTCGCCATGATCCAACGAAGGCGCGGGTCTGGTATCGGCCGTGCTTCCGCGTCTACTCTTGGTATGGCTCGGCCGACTTGCACACGACCGCTGACCCATGTGTCCCGCCGCACTGCTCCAATCCCGGCCACGGTGGCCAGCATAGCGAGGTGCGGGAGGACGGCTTCGATTGGTGCGGCCGTCACTTCTCCTGCTTGGAAGAGGCCAAGGAGAACCAAGCATTCGTGCTCTGGTACGAGAAGGGCAAGTTCGAGGGAGAGCAGGGCGTGTCTGGTAAGGATGTGATGGCCAAGGGCAAGATGGTGCTCCGGCCCGCGTTGTACGGGGCCGACGAGGAGCCGCCGCTGCCGTCCTACAATTTCTTCCTGAACGAGCACATCGAGGAGATGACGCCACAGGAGATTAGGGATTACCAGACCCGGGGCGAGGTGCCGAAACGACTTCGACGGCGGGGGAGGAACAAGCGATGAACCTTGAGGTCTGGGCCTTCGAGATCATCCGGGACGGTTGCATTAGCGAGCGCGAGTTCGGGGCCGAGTTGCCCCGCATCTGCGCGCTACTGGAAGCCTATGGCCCTGGCCCGCTCAAGTTCCAACTCGTCGATCTGACTAGGCGCGGTATCCCATTTCAGAGGGTGTTAGACAACTTGGAACAGGTAGTCGAGATTCTTACGGTAGCCGTCGCCGAGGGCCGGGTGAGGAGGTAATGATGCTAGGACTTCTTGTGTACTGTCCACGATGTCACCGCCAGAGTCTTCAGATCGAGCCGAATGGTCGGTCATGGTGTCTCTACGCCGTCACATGCGGATACGGCTCCTGAAATATTTTCGAAGAAAGTTCGTTTTGCCCTTGACAAGTATTCCGCGATCCGGTATATTGAGGATCGACCGCCCATAGAGGCGGCCCGTTCTTTGCTAGAATAGACTAGGGGGCGTAGCTCAGCAGGGAGAGTGCGTCGTTCGCAACGACGAGGTAGCAGGTTCGAGTCCTGTCGTCTCCACCAGGGGTGCTAGCACAATTGGGAGTGCGCCTGCCTTGCACGCAGGAGGTTGCGGGTTCGAGTCCCGCGTGCTCCACCAGGGGATGTAACTCAGCGGGAGAGTGTCAGTCTGGCAGACTGAAAGTCGCAGGTTCGAATCCTGTCATCTCCACCAGGGCGATTAGCTCAGAGGCCAGAGCACCTGGCTTACATCCAGGGTGCCGGGGGTTCGACTCCCTCATCGCTCACCAGCCCTCGTCGGGGACGATGCGCCGCCTTCTAAGCGGCCAAACGTGGGTTCGACTCCCACCGAGGGTGCCAACGGCTGCGGCGCTTGGCGCTATGGGGTCAAATCCCCGCGCAGTCGACCGTCCGGCCCGTGTGCCTTAACTCAGGCGGGCCGTGGTATTGGGGCCAGGAAGGCCATCGGCACGGATGCCTATTGAACCCTGATGGCGTAATGGATAGCGCAGCCGCCTCCTAAGCGGCAGATGCGGGTTCGATTCCCGCTCAGGGCACCAAGCCGGGGTCTGGTTGACCTCCGTGCGGTTCGATTCCGCGACCGGCTGCCAAGAGAGCAATCGGACGTGCCTACGCAGGATCGTCTGGTGGGAGCCGCGAGGCGTTTGCACCACGAGGCCCTTGAGGAAAGTCCGCTCGGCCGCCAAACAACCTACCCGTCCCTAATAAGGCGGGCCGTCGGGCAAGAGACCGGCGAGATGTCACGAACAGCGACTACGGGTAGCGGGCCACCGAGCCTGCCGAGACCCGGAGACACGGAGGTCGTGTGAAAAGACGGATTGCGTTAGGGGGCCGGAGGCGCGGCGGGTAGTTTGGCAGCGACCGCGTGACAGCTAGAGAGATGTAGGCAGAGAAACAGAAAGCGGCTTACGACCCGATTGCTCGATAACAAGCCTTCGTAGCTCAATTGGTAGAGCGCGTTCTTGGTAAGAACGAGGCAGCGAGTTCGAATCTCGCCGAAGGCTCCAAGCGTCGTCGACTACAGGATAGGTCGCCGGTCTTTCAAACCGGACGGAGCGGGTTCGAATCCCGTCGACGCTACCAGCGGGTGTAGCTCGAAGGCAGAGCAGCGGTCTTTTAAACCGTTCGGTGTGGGTTCGAGTCCCACCGCCCGTACCAGCGCCTGTGATGTAGGGGCAACATATCTGCCTTCCAAGCAGAGTTCGCGGGTTCGATTCCCGCTAGGCGCTCCAAGGTGGTCGTAGTGTAGTGGTTAGCACAAGAGGTTGTGGCCCTCTTAGCGGGAGTTCAAATCTCCTCGATCACCCCACGGAGTTTAGCTCAGCCAGGAAGAGCACCGCGTTCGGGACGCGGGGGCCGCAAGTTCGAGTCTTGCAACTCCGACCACGGGGCGTAGTGTAGTGTTCAACACACGTGCTTTGGGAGCACGGAATCGCAGGTTAGAATCCTGCCGTCCCGACCAGGCCCATTCGTCTATCGGATAGGATAGATGCCCCTCAAGCATCAGAGCAGGGTTCGATTCCCTGATGGGCCGCCAAGCGGAGTGGAGAAGTGGTCATCTCGCTTGCCTCATAAGCAAGAGAACGTCGGTTCGAATCCTGCCTCCGCCACCAAGCCCTTCGGTACAGCGTTGATCCGGTCGACTAGCTAGCGGGTCGGTCGGGGAGCCAAGGCCAAGGGCACCTGCGCTAGCAACGAGGCCCCTTGGAGCAGTGGTTGTGCTCGCCGCCCTGTCAAGGCGGAGGTCACGGGTTCAAATCCCGTAGGGGTCGCCAGTCGGCTAAACTGGTGTTAGGTGGGTTCGATTCCCGCAGCCGACACAGAATGTGGATGGCGGCGGCGTGTGCCGAAACATTGGGCTCCACCCTATATGTTAGTAGGCACACTGTGATGCAGGCCGCCGCACACGGATGCTTGCCGGAGTGGTTTAACGGGCACGTCTGGAAAGCGTGTGTGTCGCAAGGCACCGTAGGTTCGAATCCTACAGCGTCCGCCAGGAGATGTGGCTGAGTGGATGAAAGCGCTCGCCTCGAAAGCGAGTGGGCTGCAAGGTCTCGTGGGTTCGAATCCCACCGTCTCCTCCAGGAAGGTCTGCCATTGGTGTGGTACACCGCCTTGAAAGCGGTTGGGCGTGATGGGCCTTGGGGGTTCGAATCCCTCACCTTCCGCCAGTCCGTGTAGCTCAGTTGGATAAGAGCGCAGCCCTGCGAAGGCTGAGGCCGGAGGTTCGAGCCCTCTCACGGATACCAGCCCTCGTAGCTCAGTGGACAGAGTGCCTGGCTTCGAACCAGGATGTCGCGGGTTCAACTCCTGCCGAGGGTGCCAGAAGCGGTGCCAGAAGCGGTGGCAGAGTCAGGTTGAATGCGCCGCGCTGCTAACGCGGTGGGCCGTAAGGTCTCGCAGGTTCGAATCCTGCTCGCTTCGCCAGCCAGGTAACAGGTTGTCTAGGGCCTTGTAAGTCTGTAGACGCGGGTTCGAATCCCGCCCCTGGCTCCAACCAGAGTGGCGCAATAGGTAGCGCGGCCGCCTGTTAAGCGGTTGGTTGTAGGTTCGAGTCCTACCTCTGGTGCCAAGGCCAGTAGCAGAATGGTATATGCGGCGGGCTTAAACCCCGTGTCTCTTGTGGGTTCGACTCCCACCTGGCCCACCAGCGTCGGTGGTGAAATTGGTAGACACGCACGGCTCAAACCCGTGTGCTTCCAGGGGCATGAGGGTTCGACTCCCTCCCGGCGCACCATGCGGGATCGTCTAAAGGTCGGACGTCGGACTTTGAACCCGTGAATGCAGGTTCGATTCCTGCTCCCGCATCCATGTCGGATGGTCTAACGGTATGACGCCTGACTCTGAATCAGGAAGTTCTAGGTTCGAATCCTAGTCCGACAGCCAGCACCTGAGCGCGGGATGCGCCGACCGGACTCCAAACCCGTGAGAGTAGGTTCGACTCCTACCAGGTGTGCCAGACCCCGTGGCCAAGTGGTAAGGCAACCGGCTGCAACCCGGTTATCGTCGGTTCGAATCCGGCCGGGGTCTCCAAAGGGGTAGTCGCATAGCGGCAATTGCGGCAGGCTGTAACCCTGCTGGCCTTAACGGTCTCCGTAGGTTCGAGTCCTACCTGCCCCACCAGCGCGAGTGGTGAAACGGTAAACACGCACGGCTCAGAACCGTGTGCCCACTAGGGTTTGAGGGTTCGATTCCCTCCTTGCGCACCAGGCCCCATAGCTCAGTCCGGCCAGAGCAGCCGCCTCTTAAGCGGAACGTCGCAGGTTCGAATCCTGCTGGGGCTACCAGGCAGCGTAGCTCAGTTGGTAGAGCAGCGCCCTCATAAGGCGAAGGCCGGTGGTTCAAGTCCACCCGCTGTCACCAGGACTCGTAGCTCAGGGGTTAGAGCGCCGATCTGATACGTCGGATGTCGTAGGTTCGATTCCTACCGAGTTCACCAGTCACCGTGATGGAACAGGTAGACATGCAAGGTTGAGAGCCTTGTCCCCGCAAGGGGGTGCGAGTTCGACTCTCGCCGGTGACACCAGCGGAAGTAATTCAGTGGTAGAATGTCTCGTTGCCAACGAGAATGTCGAGGGTTCGAGTCCCTTCTTCCGCTCCAGGGTGATTAGCTCAGCAGGCTAGAGCGCTGCGTTGACATCGCAGAGGTCACAGGTTCGAGTCCTGTATTGCCCACCACGCTTCGGTAGCTCAGGGGTAGAGCGCGCGCCTGAAGAGCGCGGCGTCGGCGGTTCAAATCCGTCCCGAAGCACCAGCACCTGTGGCCCAAAGGCTAAGGCGCTCGGTTCACATCCGAGAGATTGTAGGTTCGACTCCTACCAGGTGTACCAGCCTCGTGACGGAATGGTAGACGTAGGGGTCTTAGAAGCCCCGGCCGGAAACGGCGTGCGAGTTCGACTCTCGCCGAGGCTACCAGCCATCGAAGCACAAGTGGCTGTGCAGCGGTTTCGTAAACCGCAGGAGAGGGTTCGATTCCCTCCGATGGCTCCAGCCGGTCAAGGGTAAGAAGAGGGTTCGACTCCCTCCACCGGCACCGGCCTGCGTAAGTTCACCAGTAGGGCTTGCCCGAAGACGTGGACAGTGGTAGCACCCGCGCGGGCCACTGCGTTTCCCCACGGGTCAGGTGTGTGATCCCGTGGGCTAACGTCGGACGGGCGGCGTTGAAATAATCCAGACCGGAAGCAAGTGCCAAGGTCTGAGAGGAATCGAAGACTTGCGGGTCTGAGTTGCCCACACCGGCCGCCCCCAAGTCACCCGTCACATATCAGCACCGCGCCTCTAATTGGGGCGCGGTGTTCGCATTTAATACTCCGCGGCCATCACCCGTAATTGTTCGGCGGTGAGACTCGAACACCAGGCCCCGTCGCCTCCCCTCTGGGCCTTCGGGGGACGGAGATCAGCCCAGACCGTTTGGTTGTGAATGAGTAGTCCGTGATAGGACGGGCAGGCAGCGGTTGCCTGGAACGGTTGTCCAACTGGCCGCATATCCACGGGCCGAAGCCATTGCCCGCATCGCGGGCAGAGCGGCGATTCCCAAACGTAAATGGCGAAGGGCTTCTCGCACTCCGCGTCCTCTAGGCTGTAATCCTTTGGCCCCGGCAGAATTGGATACATTGGCGTTACGGGTAGAGGGTAGGATTCGAGTCGCCTAGCTTCTTCTGCAATTGGCGGACATCTGACCGGATATTCTTTAGCTGCCACTCTAGCTCGGCGATCTTCGTGCGCGTCCCGATCAGCCGTCCCCAACAAGACAGCCCCCACCGCTCGGCCATCGAGCGGTAGTCCTCGTCTGACATTTCGTACTTCTTCGGCCGTCGCACCATTCGCCGATCACTGTAGTCATTGGGGATCACGAGCAGGCCCACACCCTCGTACCAGCCAGGGATGTCATCCATCCGTCGCCGGGCGCATACGGCTAGCTCCTCCGGCACGGCGAAGGCGAACCAGTTACACCACTTGCGATAGTCGAAGAACTTGCGGTCTTGGTGGAAGTCGTTCCACTGGGCCTTGACTTCGATGATGTAGAATTCGTGGTCGGCGGAATTGAACGCGATGACATCGGCCCGCCGCACGATGGTAGATGGGGCAGACTTCGGAGTCGCCTTTCGACGGGGGCTCGTCGGCAGCGCCATCTCGGTCTCGGCTGCCCGCCATTGGCTCTTGTTCTGGAACCATTCGATTACGGCCTTAGTGACTGCTGCGTGATCGAGTACTGGCGTCCGGCGCGGCCCGGCGTAGCGGCTCTCCTCCGTGAGTTCGTCAAACGTTGGCTTCTTGACGGCCATTGGGTCGGCAAACTACGCCCATAGCGTTGTATTCTTGAAGGAAGGTGACGGAAGGGGCCTTGTGATAGTCCGGGAGCCCACATAGGCAGAGTTCAATGGGTGTGTATCGGTGTTTCTCTAGTTCATCAGCATTGACAAAGAAGATCGTGCGCTTCCCGCACCACATACAGGTGCCCCTGATCTTCCGCATATCCGGGTCAGCACTCCAGCGTTCTTCCTCACCGCCGCCCCATGATTGGATGCTGATGCCGAAGAAGTAATATCCGCCTTCGTGATGCGGACAGTACGACCACAGAACCCGACGGGGCCTGCGGAGCGCTCGGTCTAACTCCGCACGGCGCGCCTCGACGGAATGCCCCCGTTTTGTAGATGAGCTAGTCACAGGGCCATAGTACCTGTTCTGGCCCGCCCTTGTCAACTCGCCTGCGACTGTGGTAGGCTATCAGTGTATGACTAAGCCACACCTACCGATTAGTGCCTATGCTCGGCTCAATCAGCTACGCCGTCTCAAGGGGCTATGGGATTCCAAGGACGGGTTGAGTGATGCCCAGCGCGCCGCTGCCGCCGTGGTCTTCTCTAACAAAGGGCGCGGCGGGCTCAATAAGTTGCGCGGCCAAGCAATTGGAGAGATGGTTGTGGCGGGCTATCTGAGCGAGGAAATCTTTATGGCACTCGCCGACCCAGAGTCGCCATACAGCATTCTCATTGAGGGTCTGGGGAATGTCCACGACACTGTTCGGGTAATCATCAGGGAGGTCAAGGAGGAGCGCGGGAAGAAAGGCTCGGAGGCGGCCCGTGACGAGTACATCCAGCGCCTTCATCGGCTCATTGACGCGACTTGGATTACGCTGGATGAGGTGGGCGCGGCCCATCACAAGTCACTGCTGGATGCCATCGACGGGTGGAACCGGGCCATCGCCGAGGCGGAAGGTATCCGACTCGTCCGCGCTGGGCGCGGGAGCACCAAGCAGCCGCCCGTAGAACCAGAAAAGCAGTCGGAGGACGAGGAGAAGGCCCCGGCTGGCGAAAATGGGGATGATCCCAAATGGGAGGAGGTATTCGAGGCTGATGAAGATCACGATTAGGAACGACCGTATCCAACCCGTGCCGTTCACGATCACGGATCGCCCAGTCGAGGTGACAACGGCGAGTCTCAGTGCGGCACCCGACACGGTGCCACCCATGAGTACTTTGAGCTTGCACCTCCAGGAAGGCGACGTGATCGTACTCCAGCAGGAGGGCGGCATCACTATTGAGAAGGGGGAAGACAATGGCTAACGGACAACCACTGACGTTGACGGCACGCACCATCGCATTCGGGGCCTTCGGCGGCGTTCTGTTCCTGGCGGCTTCGCTGCTGGGCCTACACGCGCTGTTCACGTACCTGGGCTTGGAGGATGGCGGCGTCATCAAGGACTTGCTGCCCGTCGTCTTGGGATCGATCACGACCACATTCGGCATCGTGGTCGGCGCGCTGTTTGGCACCCGCACCCCGTCCGAATGAGAAGTGGCCCAAATCCTAGACCGCTAGGAGGCCAGCGGTTACAATTGATCAAGGATAAGAAACTTGATCGGTATGACCACTTACATCTCCACCGCCAACGGCAACCTTCGACTGCCCACGACCGCGTACAAGGTCACGGGCAACGTCGTCGAGGTGCGTCGCCCACGCCGTGTACTGGGCGATGTCAAGAAGGTTGGCCCTATGGCCGCAACTTTTACCCCGCACTGGGGTCAGAAGCCTGTCTGGTATGATAGGGAGACCCTAAACACAATCCTCTTGGCGGGGTCTCAGGGCGGCAAGTCGCACGTTGGCCCCCACTGGCTCTGGCGGGAGATTCAGAAGAAGGTTGACGAAGGCCCACCCGGCACCGAATACCTGTTCGGCATCGTGGGGCCGACGCTCCAGATGATGCGCCAGGCCACGGTCGGGATTGCCCGCATGGTGCGGTTCCTCTGCGCGAAGTTCGGCTGCTCTGAGGAGACAATCCTCAACAAGCAGGACTTGCGGATTGACCTCCGGCCCGTTGGCTACAATGTGCAAATCTATGCGGGCTCCGCCGAACGCCGCCACCGCCTGCAAGGAGCGCGGCTGGAGGCTGCCTGGATCGATGAGGGCGGACAGGTGCGCGACCCTGCGATCTACCTCATCACCCAACAGCGACTCCACGGCGAAGGCCGCCTCCTGGTCACTACCACGCCCTATATGGCTGGCGCGTCGTGGCTGACGGAGATCATCAAGAAGGCCGAGAAGGGCGAGGATGAGGATACCCTGGTCGTTCGTTTCCCTTCCATCGTCAACCCATATTTCTCGTTGGAGGAGGAGGCGCGCCTGGCACGGCTGCTCCCGCGTTGGTACTTCAACATGATGTACAATGCGGAGTTCGAGAAGCCGCAGGGTCAGGTCTACCCAGACGTGACGTACATCGATCCAGTCGAGATTCCGGCGCACTGGCCACGCTTCATCGGCGTCGACCCGACGCACGGCGGCAAGGACAAGTTCGCGGCCGTCTGGCTTACCTACGACCCGTTCGAGCCGGAGGTCTGGTACGTCTACCGAGAATTCTATCTGGCCTGCACACCGGACATCACCTCGCCCGATCAACGCTGGCGCTCACCGCATGAGATGTTGGACGCGATCTACGCGATGTCGATGGTCGAGAAATGGGATGAGGACGAGGGCGCGTTCGTGGCCACGGAGGAGCGTGAGAACATCGGCCGCATCTTCGTCGACCCGTCCAAGAAGGAGACCTTGTATGATGTGCAGGCACGGTTTACCGAGGCCCAGGTCTACGCGGCCGACGCCAAACTCGCCGGTCTGATCGAAGTCGGCTCATTGCTGAAGTCTGCCCACCTGCTCCCCTTCAATAATCTCATCCACTGGGCGTTCGAGCAGGGCCAATACATTTACCCATTCGACGAGTTCGGCGAGGCCATCGGCGAGGTGCCGATGGATAGGCATAATCACTTGATGGACGCAACTCGCTATGCAGTCAGGCAATGCGATGACGCACGGAGTCTCGCGGAGCCGAGCTTCGGGTAGAGGGAGAAGAATATGCGCCGACATAATCCATACGCTAACCGTCGCACACTCAGCGCCCGGCAACTCCGCCGGGCCGCCACCCCGTCACCGCGCCAGAAGACGCGGATCGTGGACGCATTGAAAGCGACCGCCGCCCGTGAGATCAAAAAGGGGCTGGCGGACAAGATCGCCGAGCACGTCGAGGCTGACTAACCCCGATCCGAAGTGGCCCAAACCGTTGCGCCGCCACCCTGGCCGTCGTAAGCTGAGGGTGTGACCGGACGACAGCCAGCACGCATCCATCCTAGTGTGACGTCGCAGGAAGGGCATATCGTGACCTTCCGCGACGGCCCGATGCTGGTGCCGGATTATCTGGCGAAGTTCGTCACGGCCGATGCGTACCCTGACCTGACGTTTCAGGAATGGGTGAACAAGGTGGCCAACAAGCAGATGGAGAGCCAAGTCGTGGAGCAGGCATTGGGCCTACTGCGAACTGCGCACTTCGGACGATAAGGAGCATTTGTAATGCCTGCTCGACAACCAGCATCTAAGTATTTCCCATTCCGGTACGGCAGTCCGGGCATGGTGTTCACCCAGCCAGAGGTTGATGGTGACGACCCGGCGGTCGATCCGCAGGGCCTTAACGAGCGCATTGGCGGCAGCTTCGTCGATGTGCAGTTGACCAATGCGGAAATCCTTGCCTTGGCCGGTACGCCAATCCAATTGGTGGCTGCGCCAGGCGCGCTCCGCGCCATTGTCGTCGACGCAGTGTTCACGTTCTGGGACTTGGCCGGTACGGACTACACGGAGGCCGATGACAACTTGACCCTGATCTACGCGGGCGGTGCGGACGGCTCGGCAGGATTCGAAATGGAGATGACGGGCGTTGTCGATAATGGTAATGCTACCACCGTTGAGCGGTTCTACGGCAGCCCATACGATTACGTGGATGATGGGCCGATGGTAGTGACACCGGTAGTGAATACGGCCGTCCAACTGAACAACGACAACGCGAACTTCGGAGCCGGTGATGTGTTGAACTCGCTGAGCGTCCGAGTTTACTATCACATCGTCGACATGGCGGCCTTTACCTAAGCCGCTGATTGAAGGAGAAACGACATGACCCACGTAGGAGGACGAAAGTATTACCCAGGAATGGGTACTGGCCCTGCCGAAGTCCAATGGCTGGATGACGAAGACCTTGAATTCGGTGGCGGCACCGACGTTATTGTCCGCTGGAACTCCACTGACTCGGTGTTGGAGTTCCTGCCTGCGACCGATAACGTGGGCGAAGTCCGTATCGGTAACGGTACGCTGGACATGGACTTCCGTGTGGTCATGGGCGCGGCAGCCGCTTCGGTGCTGTTTGACAATAACGTGGCGCGCGTGATCTTTGAGCAGACTGACCTACGCCTCATGGACACCGACATCCTTGAGTTCGGTGATGACGCCGACGTGACGATGACGTGGGACGGCAACTCGCTGAACATCATGCCCCTTAACAATGACACGGGAGCAATTGAAATCGGTGACGGCACGGACGACATCGATCTCCAGGTGTTCCTCGGTGCCGCTGGGCAGAGCGCCCTTTTCGATGTGGGAAATGTCTGCGTTACGCTAACGGCAGTCGCTCTGAACCTGGCTGGCACGTTCACCGCCACTCCGATCCTCTTTGATACTCTCGTATTGCCTGCGGACACGAACGTCATTCGCGGTGTTGGTCTCGCGCCAACGCGCACCTCTGGTTGGGTTGCCTTCCAGGGGACAATCGAGAACACGCCCGCCGTGTGCTATCCCCTCTTCCTCCAGCTTGACACCATCGGAGTGGCTGAGATTCTGGGCATTGGTATCTTCATGGATATGTCGAACGGCGCTTCGTGCAAGACCCTGTGGGGCGCTCAATTTTCCGCTTCTGTGGCCAGCGGTGCAACGGTTCTTACGGCGGCGGGGGCACCGACCATCGGTATCTTCGCGCTGTACGCCAAGACCACTATCAACACGGGCTCAACCTTCAACCCCGGCGGCGTGGTTGCAGCCATCATGCTCAGCGTTCAGGTGAACACCGTTGATGTCAGCGCGGAGAACTCGTCCATCTTCAATCTTGAAATCGCCAGCGGTAGGCTTCGGGCGGTCTTCTACCTGAAGGTGTCGGGCGCTGCTGGGGCACACTATCTGTACGAGATTGCCGATGACATCGGCGAGCCAGCAAGTCTTACCAATGGTAGCGACCTTAACGACATTAGCAGCACCGCCAACGCGGGTTGGATTAAAGTGCTAATTGGATCGACCGTGCGCTATCTTCCGCTGTACGCGGTGAAGGGATAAATGACATAGGGTAAGAGGGAGAGCGACGTTCGCGTCGCTTAAAGGGAGGAGTAGTCAGATGATGGAGTTGACAATCGGCGAACGGCTCATGCTAGGGATGCTGCTAGGGCCAATCGCAGCGGACGTAGTGACGCTGCGGATCGTTCGAGACTTGCAAGCGGAGCTTGGCTTCTCCGATGAGGAATCCGAGGAGTTGAAATTCGAAGCCACGGAGAATGGCCAGATCAAGTGGAATACGGAGGCTCCACAGACCAAGGAATTCGAGTTCAAGCCCGCTGCTCTGCGCATCATCGTGGAGCAGCTAAAGAAGGCAAGCGTCAGCAAGACGTTGACGCTCCAGCAGCTTAACTTGTACGAGAAGTTCTGCCCGGAGGAGGAAGAGGAAGAGGAAGAGGTCTAAGGATGGCACGGTACGTTGACCCACACGTGGACTTCTACATCCGTGCTACTGGCATCGTAGACCCCGCAGGGACGCCGCCGGAGATTCCGCAGATGCAGGAGTTGCGCAAGTCACACGACTTGGGCCTCTACACTGTGGAGGAGCTTGAGGAGTTGCTGGAAACACTTGGTGAAACGCTCACGGAATGGGTAGGAAACAACCCACCGCACGAGCCCGAATAACATAGGGTAATCTGGGGCGGGCAATTGGCCCGACCCGCCAAACGAACAGGAGGCACACAAAATGGGACTTACATGGACAGGTGAGGGCGAGGTCGACACTGTCATCACTGCGTGGGAGACCACGGCCGCCTTCGCGGGCGATGCCCAAGAGGCCGTTGTCGCGGCTCTCTTCAGTGCGCTCATCGAGGCTCTGTTCCAGGCGCAGGAGAGTGCTAACGCACGCACGCGCTGGGCCGAGCTTCTGGTGGACGCTAACGGTGATCGCTGCGCGCCGGTGGTTTCCAGCGTCATCATGGACTTGTCGACGAAGGCGCACATCATGCGAGGCGAGCTTGCGCAGGTCGCCGGGCCAGGCCCGACCGCCCAGGAGAACGAGGACGCTTGGGAGGGCGACGAGTACGACGTGGCGCTCCTCGCACCGGCTCACTAACCGTGAGTGTGGCCCCGTCGCCGTAGGTTCCAATAGCCTAACGACGCATCATAGCGGCGGGGGAAGGTAGACGGAGCCTTCTACCGCCGCTGTTGTAATTTCAGGAGTAAACCATGCCCACCCAAACGCTCAAGGCACGTCACGGAATCGTACTGCGGGCAACATCCGGCGCACTGACTGCCGCTGATAGGCCCTTACCTCTCTTCGACCTCGAAGGCCACCGCCGTGCCATCGTCCACATTATGCAGGAGGCAGCCCTTGTTATGGACGCGGGCGATGATCGTGTGCGATTCCTTCTGGAGACCGCCTATGGCGCGGGCGATTTCGTCGATTCCACGGCGAACACTGTGGGCGTATGGCCGGATGCAGGCATCGAGCACGAGACCGAGCTAAACCTGGAGACGACGGACGGCACGCAGTTTGTTGTCGGCGACATCATCCGGGTGGATCAGGAGCAGATGCTCGTAGTCGGTGTCGGAGTCGCGTTCGGTGGTGCGAACTTCGTTCGCGCACGCCGTGGCCACAAGGGCGACTCGGTACAGAACCACACAACAGCTACCGACATCTTCATCCAGGACGTGGACTGGATTACGGTGGCGAATGTCACCTATGTTCTGGCCGACAACGGCACCACACCGGCGGCCGTGGTGGTTCTTGGTTCAACGGATACTTCGCCCGTCATCTTGGACGACTTGGATGAAGCCCTTACCGATGACACGATCCTGGCGGCCCCGCTCGGCGACCGCTTGCGGCTGCGAGTCGCGGTTGTTGGTGCGACGGCCCCGACCTACAACTACAGTGCGCGAGTGTCGCTCCAGAATTAGAGGGAATGAATAATGGCTACAGTACGTCTGCCGGAACCCGCAACGCAAGTAGAGCTTAACGTCGACAATCTCGATGTTGACCTCGACGGCGCGCAGGTGCTCGCCCACCAGTACATCTACGATAACATCGGTGATAATTGGGATCGCGTTCGAGGTGTGGGCGGCGCTATGGCCGTGGACACGGAGTTGGCTCCAGCAATCCTCGCAGCCGATAATATGGGCAACCCGACCGTGCCTCAAGTGCTCTCGAACTTGATGCTCTACGACGGCGGGACGTGGGATCGTGCGCGTGGGACGGCGGCTGACGGCCTTCTGGTGGATACCGAACTCGGTGCTGCGATTGGTATTTCTGACGACTTTGTTACCCCAGACGCTCCGGCCGTTGCCTCATTCGGCATGATGTATGATGGCGGGACATGGGATATGCTCCGTGGTACATCGGCTGATGGCCTTCTAGTCAACCTTGGTGACAACAACGATGTTACCACCGAGCTTCCGGCGGCGGCCGCTCTAGCGGACGGTGCGGGTAATCCGACGACGCCAACCGTCGGTGCCGCTCTACTGGGGTGGAATGGGGGCTTCTGGGATAGACTGGTCTCTAGCATCGCCAACGGCCTTCAGGTCGATGTCACCCGTATGCCCGCCACCGCTGCCGAGGGTGCCGCCCTTCCTGGCGTATTCATGGTGGTAGCTGGCGATGACGGCGCTGACGCCCATCCACTTCAGCAGGATGCTTCTGGCTACCTCAAGATTACTATTGAGGCGGACTCCGTGGGCATCGGCGGGGGTGTTGAGTACACGGTGAATGCGGTTGTACCAGCCGACCCGGTGGGCAAGGCCATCGTTGTCGAGCGTGATGACATTATCACAACTGTCGCGGAGGCCGAGGCTGATTGGACAAACTTGCGGGGGACTGAAGAAGGTGCGCTCTGGACGCAGGACTTCAACTCCGACGCGATGCTCGCCGCTCTGCAACTACTAGACAATACCGTTGCCGTGCTCGGAACCGCGACCTACACAGAGGCTGCCAGCAGCGGGCTGGTAATGGCGGCAGTAAGGAACGATATTCTTGCTGCGTTGGCCGACACTGATAATGAACTAGCTCCTCTTCAGGTTGACGCAGATGGTGCGCTGTACGTGACAGGAACCGTCGAACACGGCACTGCCGATGACGGCGCTCCGATGAAGATTGGTGGTCGCGCGCAAGAGCCGGAAGCCCAACCGGAAGAGGTCGCCGACAACGACCGCGTGGATGCTCTCTTCGACCGAAATGGCTATCTGCGAGTGCGGGGTGACTTCGAGCCCCAGTACATGGCCATCAACGCCGGTGCCGCCGGTGACAACAGTATCATCGGTGCTCAGCCCGCAGGTAAGCGTATCGCGGTCTGGTCGCTTTTCGTCATCTCGGACGGGACAGTCGATGTCCGCTTCGAGGATGGCGCGGGCGGCACCGCCCTCACTGGACAGGTGCCCCTCCAAGAGCGTGAGGGATACACCTGGCCTGCTGGTGGTCTCGTACCGCTCTTCGTGGGCAGCGCGGCCCAGACCTTTAACATGGAACTCAGTGCAGCCATTCAGGTACACGGCGGTGTGTCGTTTACTGTGATGGATGACTAGGAGTAATCTAATGGCTCTGAAGGACTACACAGAGGAACAGGCCAAGAAGACCGTGCGGGAAACGGCCGCGCGGAAGCCCGCTACGCCAACTGGCGTGGCCTGCACGGAAACGTGGTGCGATGGGGAGATGATGTGGAATGAGCCCCGCAAGAAGCACCCGCAGCTAAAGGAGCTTGCGCGGGCCATTTGTGGCGACTGTGGCTGGAGGGGGTGGATTTAGATGGCCTCTGGCGATTCTCTTTGCGTCTTTGAGTCCAAGAATAACGATCCTCCGGCCGCAAACTACGCGACCCTCGACACGCGGAACTCCCATCCTGTCCTAGACTTCGATAAGGATGCGGACGAGGAGGCCGTGTTCCCTGGGGTGTTGCCGCGTCACTATGGCGGCGGTGGCGTGACTGTCATGTTGGTTTGGCTGGCGGATGGCGTTGTCGTAAACGAGGTAGTCTGGGATGCTCAGTTTGAGCGCCACGAGGACGACGCCTTCGACCTGGACGGTGACGGCTTCGCGGCCGTCCAGTCCGTAACTGCTACAGCACCTTCTGTTGATGGGGAGGTCAGTTACGACGATATTGCCTTCACGGACGGTGTTGAAATGGATAGCGTGGCGGCCGGTGAGTCCTTCCGGTTGAAGATTCGACGTGATGCTGACAATGGCGCTGATGATCTCGACGCCGATGCCCAACTCCTCCGTGTGGAAATCCGGGAGACGTAGCCGTGGCTAGGCTCTTTGACGACGCCGTTCCCCACTATATCTCGGCTGCTTCGGCTGTGCTCTCCGGCGTGCCAATCACGATGGCCTGTCGGTTCAACAGTGATGACCTAACTGCGGAGCAAGTGCTTGTTAATATTGGTAGGTCAGATAATGATGCCCATTACTTTGTATTAATGGCCCGTGGAGGCGTTGGGGGAGACCCTGTTGGATGTCTCACGGAGGATGGTATTGCATTTGCTGCTGCGGCAACTTCATCTGGATATTCGGCTAACACATGGCATCATGCCGCCGCTGTTTTTGACGCTGTAGATTCACGCGCTGTATTCATTGACGGGGGGGGTAAGGGAACGAATGCCACAAGCGTTACACCTGCTAGTCTCGACCAAACAGCAATTGGAGTGCAGCTAGGAATCGGCGTATCTGGTGGCACGAGCGGCCGCGTTGCCGAAGTAGGTATCTGGGATGTGGCCCTAACGGACGCCGAGGTCGCTGTTCTCGCGGCGGGTTATTCCCCGCTGCTGGTGCGCCCGCAGAATCTCGTCTTTTACGCTCCACTCGTCCGTGAGATTCTGGACGTGGTTGGCGGTGTGTCCCTAACAAATACCGGAAGCACTGTGGGAGATCATCCTCGCGTTCTCCTTCCGCCGCCGCCTTCGCTCATTATGCCGCCCGGTGCGGCGGTCGCCGCTATCACATCACAGCGCCTGAAGATTGGGGTTGGAAGGTAAAGAAGGAATCTCTCATGTTCAATGTTGGCCCAGCACCAGCGGAGATTGTGGTCAAGGATCAGGTCACGGCTCCCGACCGCATTCACCCATTCGGTGGCCTTGCCTCGGCGCGACCTGTTGTCAAGGTACAGGCTGTCCAGTTACGACATTGGGCGGACACTTCCGAGTGGGTACGTGCGGCCATCAACCACCGGCGCGTCCAAGTTTCCCAGTCGTCCTGGGGCATCGTGCCTATTGACGACAAGGCCAAATTCGACCCGAAGTTGCAGGCGACCATCGAGTTGCTGCTCCTGCACCCGAATAACAAGCAGAAGTCCTTCCGCGCCCTGATCGAGCCAGTAATTGAGGACATCCTGGTGCTCGACCGGGGCGTGATCGAGAAGGAGATCACGGTTGGCGGCTCCCCAGTGGCGTTGTATCTGGTGGATGGCGCGAGCATCCGCACAAACCCGCGCTGGAGCGGTGATCCTAACGATCCGCGCTATTCATGGTGGCCCAACAACGTATTCGTCTCCAATCTGCTTGATACGCAAATCGTGCTGATGATGGCAAACCCAACCTCACACCGCGTGGATGGCTTCTCGCCATTGGAGGCTCTGAAGGCCACCATTGACGCCGACCTGGCCGCCCGCGACTTCAATACGCGCATGGTGCGACAGACCTCGCCGAACGGCATCCTGAATTTGGGCGAGAACGTGGGTGCGAACGTCGTGGACTCATTCCGCGTGTACTGGGACGCCGAGGTCGCCGGTAAAAAGCAGATGGGCATCATCGGTGGCGTCAAGAACCCTGATTTCATCAAGCTCGGCCAAACGGCCCGCGATATGCAGTACATGCAGTGGCAGGTCTACCTCTTGCGCAAGATCGCGGCCGTGTTCGGTATCGCCCCGCAGGACTTGGGCATCACTTTCGACGTGAACCGTGCTAACGCCACGACCCAGCAGGAGTTGAGCGAGGATCGCGGTCTCAAGCCGCTCCTCCGGCTGATCGAGGAAGAGATCAACGCTAAGGTGATTGCGGACTTCGCCCGCACCAAGGCCAAGCAAGCATGGCACGCGGGCGAGATCGACGTGACGACAATGCGCCTGGCTATCGCCCTGACGCACATCAGCCCGCGAGACCACGCTGACGTCTTCCGCAAGCTGCACGCGGCGAACGTCCTGAACCTCGCATTCAAGTATCGGTTGCGGTCGGCCAAGAACACCCGCGATCAGGCAGACTACAACCGCTGGGCCTTGGGAGGCATCCCGTGGGATACGGTCAATGAGGTTCGTGCCGAGGACGGTAAAGGCCCGGTTGAGGGCGGCGACACAATTATTGTGATGACGCCAATCGGCGCGATGCCGCTGGACATGATTGGCGGTTCGATGGTGCCTCAGACCGAGGATCAGAAGCGTTACTTGGACGGCCTGTTCCAGAACGCGCCGCTGGTTCTTGGCCGCGGCTCCGCTGTCGCTGGTACGCCGCCAGTCGCAGTAGCTGGTACGCAAGAACGCGCGCCGGAGCCCGTTGTCGTCACACAGACCGTAGAGGTCGATGAGGACGGCGACGAGGTTGAGGACTAGGAGCGAAGTGGCCCAAACCGTAGCGCAGCAGGGCCTACGCCCCTACACTGAAGGAGAATGATTATGGCAACGAAGAATCCGACCGCCGTGGCCGAGCGTCGGGCTGACGCACCTGATGTGCGTGTGCCAGACTTTTTCGTGTACACCGACGCGATGAAGGCACACGAGGATAATGGCGACGGCCGACCGACAGTGCTCGCCACCGCATCCAGCACGGCTGTCGACCTAGAGGCCGACCGCTTCACCGCGAACGCTCTCAAGCAAATGAAGGAGGGCTTCGTCGGCAAGCTGATTTTCCTGAACCATTCCTACAAGGTGCCCCAAGACGTCTTCGGCCTGGTACAGAGCGCCGAGCTAGTCAAGCGGGAGGGTCGCCTCGACCTCGATATGGTAATCGGGGTGGAGATGAACAACCCGTTGGCCGTCCAGACGTACCAGTACGTCGTCAACGGCACCCGGATGGGCGTTTCGGTTGGCGTGATCGTCACTGAGGCCGAGAAGTCTGAGGAAGAGGACGAGTATGGCAAGACCATCTTCGACATTAGCGGGGTGATTCCGCTGGAGGCATCGGTGGTCGGCATCCCGGCAAATCAGACCGCTTGGACGCGGCAGGCTATCAAGTCACTGTTCGAGCGCGGCGCGCTCGATCTGGACGACACCGAGGTCGAAGCCCGTCCGTGGCTCAAGACGGTCGTCCAGGCCAAGGAGGCCGCCGATGCTCCCTACGAGGAACTTGAGATCGTCGGCAGGGGCGCAGTTGGCTCTCACAGCACGGCGAAGGCCCCGCGAGCGCGTAGCTGGCAGTCTGGCCCGGCCGTGAAGCGCCTGCGCTCCTGGGCAGGTGGCCCGGCTAAGGAGGACATCAACTGGGGCAAGTACAAGACAGGCTTCACCTGGTTCGATGCTCCCAACAAGGAGGGCTTCGGTGCATACAAGCTCCCGCATCACGACATCGTGAACAGTAGCCTCGTAGTGGTGTTCCGAGGCGCGGTGGCTGCCGCAGTAGTTATCCAGGGCGGCCGGGGCGGCGTCAATATCCCAGAGGGCGATATGGGCAGTGTGAAGGCCCACATTGCCAAGCACTACCACCAGTTTGACGAAAAGGCTCCGTGGGAGCGTGAAAAGAGCGCGGGCTGGCTCGACATTGAGCTAGAGGCCGCCGCAGACCTACAGATCGACCTGCCAGACTTCACCGAGGCGACCTGGCCGGAAGACGAAAAGGAGGCCGATATGGCTGAGCAAGACGAAACCAAGGCTGAGGCGTCCGAGGAGAAGGTCGAGGACTCGACTGACACCGATGACACCCAGACGGATGAGACAGACGAATCCAAGTCCGAGGACGACAACAAGGATGAGTCCAAGTCTGCGGATGAGGTGGAGTCCGAGTCCGAAGAGGACGACGAGGAGAAGGACGCGGCCAAGTCCGAGGACGAGGAGAAGGACGAGAACGTCGACGAGACCGAGGCCGATGAGTCCAAGACCGAGGGCGAAAAGAAGGACGACTTCGAGGATGACGTGGCCGCTGATGAGGCTGCCGACCTGCTCATCGACAAGATGTACACCGGCTTCCGCGTCGCGCTCAGCAACTTGATCGGAATCATCCTGAACACCGATCTGAACTCTGGTGAGCGCGCCAAGGCAGGAGCCGAGGTCATCGACTCCTGGAAGGACTACATCGAAGAGTCTTGGGGCGAGACCATCGAGCATCTGGATGAGAGCAAGGACGTCGAGCCCGATGAGAGCTTCAACGTGAGCGCTCACCTGCACGACCTCATCGCCGAGGAGGATGGGGTAGAGTGCAACGTGGCGGGCTTCGAGGATGTTGCGGCAAAGGTCAAGGAGATCGGTGACGCTGGCGAGGCTATTGCTGAGGACAACACGAAGCTCCGTGAAAAGAACGAGCAGTACGCCAAGGCCATCAAGTATATGGAGCAGGTGATGGAGACGCTGATGCAGCTTCCGCTCCAGACTGTGACCACACGCGATGGGGAAGTGGCCCAAAGCCTTGCGGCCAGGTTCCCGCTGTTGGATACTAGAGTAGTGGAGCGGATGGCTCGTTTCGCGCCAACCGATCCCCAGTAGAAGGAGTAAATAATCATGGCTACCGGCGAACTAGACATCAATGGCGTCGTCGAACGTCTGGATGAAATCAAGGCGGGCCTAGTTGGCCTCAGCCAGCCGCCGTCTGCATCCGAGACGCCGGACGACGAGACCCACAAGGAAGGCGGCACCGTTCGCGGTGTCCAGCGCGTTCGTGCTCTGGAGATCGAGAAGATGCGCGCGCAGGCGCTTCGCCTACCTCCGGCTCAGCTAAAGGCCGCAATCCGCGACCAGCTTGAGTACGGCTCGGAACAGGGCGCGGGCATCCCCTTCGCGGCCTGGGCGAACAAGGAAACGGCAGCTAAGATGGTTGCCGATCCAGAACTCGCCAAGTTCATCGACACCGTGAGCGGCAACGTTCTGATCCGTCAGGACTTGGAGCCGCTGATTCACGCGGCGTTCGTGCGGCGCTTCCCGGCGTTCGCGCGAGTCGACAAGGTTCCGGCGAACGGTCTCGTTCACTCGTATCAGCGTGTGGATCAGCGACCGGCAGCGACCTTCATCGCTGAGACGGCAGCCGTCCCAGACAGCCAGAGCGTGTACACGCGGGCAACCAGCAACATCGCTGTGCTGGCCCTGCGAGTCGGTACATCCCTCAAGCAGTCCCTCTCGGTGGCTGCTGGCGGAATGCCGTGGAACACGGAGCAGCAGGAGATCACCTTCGGTATCGAGGCCATCGCCGCGCAGCTTCAGCAGACCTACCTTCAGGGCAACGCGACCATTGTTGCGGGCACCCTGAACACGGTCGATGGACTGTACGACGCCAACTCGTTCGACGGTCTCCGTCGCACGGTTCCGGCGGCTAACATCCGCGCCCTCGGTGCGGACACCATTCTGGAAGGTCTGAACCAGGCTGACGCATTGGCCGTCAACCTTGGTGGACTGTCCAGCGTCGTCCTGCTGCGAGTCACCGACGCCGTTCAGTTCGAGAACGAGCTTCAGCCGTTCCGTCGCTTCATCGAGAGCGAGCGGGTCGAGGTCGTTCCGGGTCTGCCGAACGTCACCGGCGTGAACCTGTCTGGTTCCGGCGTAGTCCCGGTCATCAAGATTCCGGGCGCTGACGCGACGGTGTACACGGTCGGTGGTGACGCGGGTATCAGCGACGCCTTCGTCATCGACGAGAGCGTAGTGTCGATGCCGTATCTCGGCAGCGACACGCCAACCGTCATCGAGCTTCCGCTCGGTGTCACCGGCGCGCTAACCAAGCTCTATATCCTAGTTGGCATGTTCGGCGTGGCCGTCCGCGTCCCGAACTTCATCAGCAAGCTCCGCGTGACCTAGACCTAACGGCTAGGCCGTAGTGGAAACCTCATGGGGCAGGGCATCAAACGCCCTGCCTCATTTGCTATACTGGCCCCAGGAGAGCTATGATATGAACGCAATTCGCAGGATTTTGGGCAAGGGCGCATTGAATCATCGCTTGGATCGGATGATTATTATGAAGCTGATTCAAGATACGGGCCAGGACAGTTGTTTCCAATGCGGCCAGCAGATCGAAGACGTCGACGATCTGTCCATCGAGCACAAGGAGCCGTGGCAAGGAGCCAGCGATCCGAAGGCGAGCTTCTTTGACCTAGAGAACATCGCCTTCAGTCATCTACGGTGCAACATTAGCGCTAACGGCAGCAGTCGAAAAACCCATTGCCCGCAGGGACACCCTTACAGCGAATTGAATACGCGCATTCGACCACGGGGAAACGGGTATACGCGCACTTGTCGCTTGTGCGAGCTTGCTGGCAATCGAAGGCGCAAGGACATTTCACCGGAACGATGGCTACTCGATGCCAAAGGCCCGAATCGAACGCGATGCTACAATGGGCATCTTCAAGGTGAGGGCGCGACGTATGTTTATCCTGGCTCCGGCAAGCGGAAGTGCAAAGTCTGCTTGAGTGAGGGCCAGAAGCGCTATCGAGAACGCGCTCAAGAAAAAATCTCGATGGAGGTGTAACATCGCACTCACGGGCACCGCATATTTGACCGCCGTCGAATTTCAAGATCACTTGACTGGCTTGGATTTGACCGGCATTACCGACGCCCAGCTTCTTGACTACATCCGTCAGGCCAGTCGGCTGGTGGACAGCTACATCCACGGCAGCTTCGGGGTCATCACGATGAACGAGCGACAGCGCTGGACGCAGGCCCGCCGCTTCTACCCCACATCATTGCCGGTGCACGCGGCCCGCCTTCTGCGGCTCCACATCGGCGGTGGCCAGACGGCGGACATCAACCCGCCCGACCTGTTCCCGAACAATCAGGGTGGCTACATCGAGGTCGTGTCCCTGGCGACGGCTGTGGGCCTATCAGCGGAGCTTGTCTCCCTTGGCCTGACTGAGATTGTCGCTGAGCTAACGTACAAGACGGGTGGCGGCCGCCGGAGCGGTGAGCCGAGTGGTGTGTCCTATGTGGCAAACACGACTCTCACCGCGGCCCTAGATGAATCGCAGACGAACGTCGACGTGGCCAGTGCCGCGGCCCTCGCCGTCGGTGATGTGATTCAGGTGGGCGCGGAGTCCATGTGGATTGACGCCATCGTCGGTATTACGCTGACCGTGGTACGGGCGGCGCAGATGAACGCGGTCGCGGACACACATTTGAATGGCGCAGCCGTTTCCTTGCTGACACTGGCACTCGATGAGGAAATTGAGCTAGCGGTGGCAGTGGTTGTGGCCTCACTGATCGCGGCCCGCCGCCAGAACGAGGAAGGTGTGACCGGCGTCCGCAGCTTCATGATTGGCGCGTACAGTGTGAGCTACGGGGCCAAGACGCAGGGCGGCAGCGGTTCGGGCTACCCCTTCATCCCTGACGTGGCTCAGATGCTCCTTGAGCCTTATAGGATGGTCACGCTGAGGTAGCTATGCCGCGACGATTGCTCGGTTTTAACACAACGTTCACCATTCGCCGCAGGCAACGGGCCGTGACCGGCTCCGGCTCGGTCTCCGAGGCCGATGCTGCGGTCGTGGCTACTGGTGTGCCCGGCACCATTCAGCCGCACGTGCTCTCAAATCTACCGCCGCCGCCGCAGCGCCCGAAGCCGGGCGGCTTGGTGCGGGTGGACGAATATCGACTCTGGCTGGGCGATCCCGTGAACAGTGCAAACGCACAACTTGACGATCTTATCGAGGAAGAAGGCACTGATCCTCTGCGGGTCTACCGCGTTATGGCGGTGCTGGACGAGGCAGGGCGCGGCCACCACCAGTACCTGCGGGTAGAATCCTACAGTCAGGAGAGCGAGCCGTGGGCGAACCGAGGCGGCGAGCCGTAGAAGTGGCCCAAACCGTAGCGGGCTGCTGGCTGGCCGCGTAAACTGAAGGAGGAGAACATCAATGGCGACCAAGCTCAATGATCACAAGGTTGGAAGTGGGCGCACGCCTGATGGCAAGCGCGTCACGTTTGACCGTGGCCAGGCCAAGTCGAATGGTGAGGGCCTGCCGCTGAAGACGACCAAGGTCGAGAAGGAGTAGATTATGGCACGAGATACCATTACAGTCACCAGCACTGTTCGCACAGGCGTTCTTCCGGCGCACACTGCCCCGGTCGCGGCGAACAACGGGGAAATGGCCAATGGCGGCGGTAACGTTCTCCTCGTGGTAGTGAACGGTCTGGGCGGAGCCGGAGCCGGAGCCACGGAAGTCACCATCCAGCAGATCGCTGACCCGTATGGCCGCACCGAGAACGACGCCGCGTTCTCTGTCACCGCTAACACAGTGGGCGTGCTCGGCCCGTTCCCGCCACTGCTGTACAGCCAGAGTGACGGCACCATTCAGTTCGACTACGACGCTACCGCAGCCAATATCCGGGTATTCGGCCTGGCCGTGCTCTAGCGGCGCGACGGAAAAGAAGGAGTAATCAATCATGGCACGAGACACCATCACAGTTACCAACACGGTGCGCGCAGGCGTCCTCCCAGCATTGACTACCCCAAACGCGGGTAATGGCGCAGAGGTGGCCAACGCCAACGGCCGCGTCATCGTTCTGTTCATCAACGGTCTGGGCGCGGCTTCCGTCCAAGCGACCGCAGTCACCATCCAACAGGTCGCTGACCCGTATGGCCGCACCGAGAACGACGCCGCGTTCACCGTGACAGTCGACAACCCAGGCGTATTCGGCCCGTTCCCGCCACTGCTGTATAACCAGACCGACGGTACGGTGCAGATTGATTACGACGCTGTGAGCGCGAACGCTCGCGTGTGCGCCGTGCACGTGCTGTAGGGCTGATGTATCCGTCACACGACGATTGGGTCTATACGGCCGGGTTGGTAGATGGTGAAGGGGGGACGGCCTAATGCTTGTTCTCTACGAGAGCATCCACGCAATCCTTACCGCAGACGATACGCTCCGTGGGCTGCTGGGCGGCGATCTAGATGATCCTCATGTATATCAAAGTTACGTGCAGTTTCATAGTGAGGCGGCACTGCGGAACCACTATTGGGTAACTCAGAATAAGCTCAGCGATGTGTCAGATGGTACGGAGCAGACCCAGGCGATCCGCGAGATTCGCCTAGAGATTCACGTATTCGGCCGAGACACAGACAGCGACCGACTCGACCAGATCGAGGATCGGGTTCGGAACCTCCTGGATGGGGCGGATGTTGCCACGGCGAATATGCTGGCGTGGTTCTTCCTCCAAGAAGGCCCCTCGACCCGTAGCTATGAAGTCGATCAGAAGGTGTGGCACACAATCTCCGTCTATCATTGCAAAGTAGCAGCAGTCGCCCTGCTGCCCGCCTAGCGAAGTGGCCCAAACCGTTGCGCACTTGCGCTTGGCCGAATACGATCAAAGGGAGGAGTTAATCGTGGCTCGACGCAAGAGGACGATGGGTGCAGCACCGCCAATGGCCCGCAGGTCGTCGGTGGTTTGGGCGATCTTCGACCCGGCGGGTGATATTCATGTCCGGGCCGTTGCACCAAGCGGCAATGCGTATGAGATTGCCCCGCGCACCCCGTTCAAGATTGCGGCCGAAGACGTCGACTGGTTCTTCCATGAGTGGGAGGCGCAGCATCGCCAGTGCCTATCCCGCGAAGACGAGTATCAGCCAAGGCGAGCACAATTCGATAATGGTAGGGCGAGTCGTGACGCTCGCCGCGCCACGGAGCCGGAGCCCATTGCGGAGCCGGAGCCCATTGCGGAGCCGGAGCCCATTGCGGAGCCGGAGCCCATTGCGGAGCCGGAGCCCATTGCGGAGCCGAAGGAAAGCATTGAACCCGATCCCGATCCAGTTGAGGTTGGCGACGGCGACAACGAAGATAAGGAGTAAAAGTCATGGCTCTTACCGCAGCAAACATTCGCGTCGGCGCAGGCCGCATCTATATGGGCGTTACGCCGCCAGCGCAGGGTGTAGCTCTCAACATCGCCAACGGTGTACCAACCACGGGCGTCGAGGTTGGATTGACCGAAGGTGAGGCTGTCTTCACCTACGAGGTCACGTATTTCGAGGTCGGAGCCGAACAGTCGCTCGCCCCCGTGGGCGTATTCGCCACGGAGGAGTCGGCACAGCTTGAGTTCACGATGAAGGAGTACAGCCAGGCGAACATCAACGACTTCCTGGCCGCGATGGTGCAGACGGCGAACGTCGCCGCTCCGGGTGACGCTGCTACGATGGATATTCACGAGGGTGGTCGCATCCTCGGCATCGCCGCTGGGGCCGGTGAGGTAACGCTCCAGGCCATCGTCCTGGTCGCCCCAATCCCGAACACGTCGGGCGTCGACCAGCGGTACACCTACGTGCTTCTGCACCAGGCGTACCAGAGCGAGGCGGCAGCAGCGCGATATACGAAGGCTGGCGACACGCTGCTCAAGGTGACGTTCAAGGCCATTGCTGATCTAACGCGCGGCGACTTCGGTACGCTGTTCCAAGTGGGCATTGAACTTAACTAATCTAAGCGGATAGTTGGGGCGGGCCAACTGCCCTGTAAAGGAGAAATATCATGGGACTTGCAGCACCATACACTGGCGAAGACGAGGTAAGCGCGTGCGCAGATCAATTTGAGCCCGCCGCCGACATTGACGATGCGGCGGAAGCCCTCTTCCTGGGCTACCTGTCCGGTCTGATCGAGGCCGTCTGGCAGGCCCAGAATAGCGGTGTCGCGCGAAACCGGCTGGCCGAGCGGCTGGTGGCCGCCGTCGGGCCGGGGGGTGCTAATGTCCAGGTCGCCCCGAACATCGCGGAGTTGCTGACCTGGATCGGAAGCCGGGCTAACCATCTCCGTCAGGAGCTTCGCATCGTGGCGGACGCGCCGACGGATAACGAGCGCCTTGCCACGGACGGCGAGGCCCACAACTGGCCTGATCTCGGCCCGGTTCACTAACCCTTCGTCGTCAATATCCGACAGGGGCATCCCCGCCCCTGTCGGTCACACAACAAGGATTCCCCCAAATGCCCGTATTCCGTGCTGAATGGTCTGGCTTGAAGGAGAGCCTAGACTTCCTCGACCGGCTCGGTGCGTCCGCTGAGAAGGTTATAGGGCAAGGCGTGGGCCGTGCTGCTATTCGCACCCAAGACATTATCCGGGGCCTTTTAGAGCATATGGTCTACGCTCAACCATCCGCCGCATCCGGCTATCAGCGCACCTACACGTTGATGCGCTCTGTACACGCGGCTCCTCCATCCGCCGATCATAGTGCCGATGAAGGCCGTACCCACGCGGGTGCAGACTTGGCGGCCACGTCGCCGGAGGCGGTTGTGGAGGCGTCAGGCGGCGTACTGGAGGCGGAGGCCGGTTCTTGGATCAGCTACGCAGCACTCGTGCACAATGGTATTAACCAACCGCAGCCGCGCCCATTCGTTTCCACTGGTATCCCAGCGGCGGAGGCTGCCTTGGAGGGGGAAATCATGGCGGCAATCCTAAAGGAATTCGCTAAGGCCCCACATGGGTGAGGCGCAGCTAGTTAGAGAGAGGGAGGAAAGAACAATGACCAGGAAAGCAGCAGAGAATGACCTGAAGGTGCTGGCTCCCGCAACCGTGACCTGGGAAATCGGCGATCTGGCCTTCGAACAGGCCCCGGCCACGCTCGACCGGCTGGCTGACATTATGGATGTCATCGTCGACGAAGTGCTGGCTGGTGGCAAGGGCGATCTTCTCGACAAGCTCATGGATACCGCCACGGCAGTCGGGAAGGACGATAGTCCCGAAGCGGCAGTAGAGGCAGCGAAGAGCGGCATCACTTCGGATCGGGAGATGCTGATGAGCTTCGTCCGTATCATTGCTACGCTACCGCGCGCCCTGCCGCGAATCGCAGCGGCAATCCTGGGCGCACCGGAGGATTACCTCCGAGCAAATCTACGGCCGAAGGAAGCCTCCGGCATTCTTCGCGTCTTCGTACAGCAGAACGATGTAGGTAGCATCATCCAGGATTTTTTCGCACTGTTCCAGGAGTTGAAGGCGAGCCTGGCGACGGACGAAAGCGACAGCAGCTAGGGATTGGCGCGGACGTCGAGGCGGCCATGGTCGCCTATGGCCAAGACATCCCCCAGATCATGGTCTGGACGATGCCCCAACTCCGTCTCCTAGCTCGCTACCGAGATATACGCGAGCGCAACGAGCGCCGGTGGCAACTGGCGCTGGCTAGTGGCACGATGTCTGAGGAGGCAGCGGAAACGCTATGGGAGCAGCTATCGGATGACGAGGGCGGCGAGTACAGCGGAGTGGTGTCATCGGATGCCACCGGCGGTACTGGTAGTGGCCATCGATCTCGTCCGGTGGATGCGAAGGGCAACGTTGTCGCGCGCGGCGCGCCGTTGCTCTCGGACATTGCATTGGGCAAAGCCGTAGCCCCCGATTTGATTCCGATTACCTTTATCGACAAGAGCAAGCAGAAGGACGAAGATGCCTGAACTAACCGCCCGTCTCCGGCTGATCGCGGACATCCGTGATTTCACCCGCAACCTGCAACGCGGTGCGCAGCAGGCGCGCACGGCGTTGGGCGGCCTCGACCGGCAGGTCGGGAATGTCGGAGCCGGGCTGAACAACGCCAACAAAGCCAGCCAGTCCTTCTTCCAGACCATTCGAAGCAACATCGCTACCCAGATCAAAGCGGGCATCATGTTCGCCACGCTGTATCAGGCCCTCATCACGTTCCGGCAGACTATCGGGGCGGCGGTCGCCGAGCTATTCAATTTGGACGAGGCGCTTCGCAAAGTTCAGTCGATCAGCAAGGATGCCGACGATACGATTGAAGCTCTCCGGGATCAGTTGATCAAGGCGGCCCGCGAGGGTAAACTCTTCGGCCAGACGGCCGCTGAGGTTGCCGTGGGTATGTTCGAGATCGTCCAGGCAGGCTTCAACACTGCCGAGGCGTTCGAGATTGCCACGGTCGCCGCGCAGGCCGCCACGGCAGGATTCACTGACGCGGCTACTGCCGGTAAGGTCATCACCGGCGCGCTGCTCGCTTTCGATAGAACTGCCGCCCACGCGCGTGAAGTCGCAAACACTCTCTTCCAGACGGTCGACACTGGTGTCGTTACCTTCGAGCAATTGGCTCAGGGTCTCGGTGTCGCCATGTCCCCGGCCGCGCTGCTGAACGTATCACTGGAGGAATTGGGTGCGGCCGTTGCGCTTATGACGCGAAAGGGTATCCCGGCCAACCGGGCCATGACTTCCCTGACACGAATCCTGTTCGCGTTCCTCGATCCGTCGGATAAGGCGTTCAAGGCCGCAGCGGATATGGGCTTCGCGCTCGATGCTCAAACGGTCAAGACGCACGGCTTGCTGGGCGCGATGCAATTGCTGAACGAGGCTACGGGAGGCAACGAGGAGCTTCTGGCTGACGTCTTCGACCGCCAGCGCGCCCTGATCGGTGCGTTCTCCTTGCTGGCCGACGGCGGCGAGGATTGGGCGGAAATCCTGGTGGCGATGAATGGTGCCCAGGCCGACGCTGGTGCACTTACTGCGGCATGGGATGAGCGTTCGAAGGCACTCACCGTTCGCATGGGCGTTCTGCGAGCACAGGTGCTGGCGGTCGTTGTACGGGGACTCCAGCCATTGTCCGAAGGCTTGGGGGTCGTCGTCGATTGGATGAGCCGTATGATCGCCGACGAGATGGGCCTCTTCAAGTGGTTGAAGGACACTGCGACGGAGGTTACGGGCCTATCCGACGCCTGGAATGATTTCACCCAGGCCCTCCGGGATATGTTCGCAGAGGGATCAGGCAATCGCTTTGGCCTCATGTTCCGTGGCATGTTCGTCACCTTGCGCGAGGGCATCCCCGTCCTGTTCGAACTTCTGGCGATTCTCCTGCGTGTGGGCGCGTGGGCGATGCGCAACAAGCCAGTGCTGATTGCTATTGCGCTGGCGTTTGCCGCTATGTTCATCTCCGCACATCCATTGCTGGCGGTGTTCCAGGCCCTTCTTATCCTCGTCGGTTACATGGAGAAGAATTGGGGCGACTGGCGGGTTAAGATTGGCGGCACCACGGCGGCCGTGCTGCTGGCGGTGATTGCTTTCAATTTGCTCTGGAATGCATTTCTGGCCTCCCGCTTGGCGATGACTTTGTTCAACACCAACCTCAAGGGTGTGACCGCCGGGACTAACCTGCTCTGGCGGGCCATCATGAATCTCTCGCGTATGGCACTCGATGCCGTTGCGCCTATCGCCAACTTCTACAACACCCTTTTCCGCTCGGCACAGAATGCCGCAGGCGCAGCATGGAGCGCGGCGCGGGCACTCGGTGACATCCTGATGAAGCCGGTCAACATTGCCCGCACGGTAACGGTAACGACTGTCCAAAAGGCAGGTGCGGCCGCAGCCGAGGTGGGAAAAGTCGGTGTCGCAGGCGCTAAGAAGACGCTCCAGAGTCAGCTTGTCCAGGGGCTCATTTCGGGACTGCCGAAGGCCATCGGTGCTGCTGTCGGCTCCGCCATTATGACGGGCCTCGCTATTCTCGCCGCGACGTTGGGAGTGACGGTCGCGGTGGCTGTCGCCGCTATTGTTCTAGTGCTCATTGGTGCCATCATCGCTGGTTTCCTGATCTACAAGTACCGCAAGGAAATCTGGGCGGGACTCAAGACCCTAGGCCGTGTGCTGAAGGAGTTCTTCACGACGCAGCTACCGGACTTCATGAAGCGCTACTTCCTGGAGCCACTACAAGAATTCTTCACCCAGACACTACCGGCGTGGGCCAAGCGGCAATTCACGGGTGAGAACATGGGTCGCTGGTTCGGTCGATTCCTTATGGCCGCCATCCTGCTCGTCTTCTGGCCCGTCACACTCGCCTACAAGTTCCGTGATAAGCTATCCGCTTTCGTTACAAGCATCGCCGGGTTCCTGGCCGAACTTCCAGGCAAGATTGCCGAGAAGATCGGTGATGCCGCTAAGATCATCCTCGATTGGTTGATCGACGCGGCCAAATGGGCCGTTCAATTTGAGACGAAAGTAACTGAGTTCGAGCTAAAGATTGTCGCGTTTGTCGCGGAGCTTCCAGGCCGGATCGCTAAGTTCATCGGCGATCATTGGAAGGATGTCCTCAATTGGTTGGTCGATGTCGCCAAATGGGTCATTCACTTCGAACTGAAAGTGGCCGAATTCTATGGGAAGATCATCACCTTCGTCGCAGGGATTCCGGGTGAGATCGCCTCGTTCATCGGCGATCACTGGAAGGACATCATCATGTTCCTGGTCGACCCGACGGAGTGGTGGAAGCTGTTCAAGACTCTCGTCGAGGATTTCGTTGACATCGTGACCGAGAAGGTAGTGCCGCTCCTCGTGGGCATCGGCACGGCCATTGCTGAGGGCATCAAGAGCGGCATCACAACCGCCTTCAGCGGACTTGGTGGATTTCTCATGGACGCGATTCGAGGTGCAGTTGACATTATTCCGGGCTTCGTTCTTGACTTCATTGGCGGAATCCTTCCTGGTATGCGGGATGTCCTTAACTGGCTGGAGGGCGGCGAAGGTGCCGCTGCTCCGCGACGTCAACCAGGTATTATCGGCGCTGCACGGGGGCTTCGTAACTTCATGGGCGGCCTAGCACTGGTGGGAGAACGCGGCGCTGAGCTTGTTCGCTTGCCGCGCGGGGCTGACGTTATCCGCCGCGAGGATATGGGCCAGGCGCTTCGAGGCACGGGCGTTGGCGGAATCACAGCTAACGCCGAGGTGAACATCACAACTTCGTTGCTCAAGGATTTCCAGGAGTTGAAGGAGCGGGTGTTGCAGGCGGTCGAGGAGCAGCTAGACAGCGCGGCCGCTCGTACAGGGCTGGCCAGGCCGCGTTTCGGTACGTGGGGCGCTGGGATGCCCCGGATTTAGGAGGTAGGATATGCCTTGGCCACAATGGAGCTTCGTGGGCTATGACTTCCCCATCGCTGACTCACCGCCGCGCGGCGGTGGCGACGACGTGAACGTCGAAGAAAAGCTAATCGAACAAGACCCGCTGATGGCGAATGTGACCATCATCACGTCCTGGGGCTTCCGCAGTGGCCGCCGCACCATTACAGGCATCTGCAATCAGACCACTCGTGATCAGATGCGGACATTTCAACAGAACGGCACGGTCGGCACGCTCCGCGACTCCGAGAACCGTAGCATCACGGCACGGCTTGTCCGTGCTGAATTCCAGACAATCATCCCAAGCAGGCGCTATCAATACACGCTCGAATTCCTTCAGCGTTAGGGGTAATAATGGCCCTCAACCCACTTGACCAAGCAATCCTTGCTCTCGACCGACGGATCGAGATCGATGTCTACATCCGTGGCGAATTGCTCGCCAGCGGCCTGAGTAACGTGCCCGACATCCCCAACTTGACCGGCGTGGACATCGACTTCGATATTGAGCAGATGCCGCCGACCGCCACACTGACGCTGGCGGACATCGCTAAGCATCACATCAAGATTGAGCGAGGCGACACGGTGGAAATCAACGCGGGCTTCGATGGACATTTGGAGCGCATTTTCACCGGCCGCGTGAAGCGCCGCCGCCACGGGGTCGGCGGCGACACCGTTGACTGCGTTGGGCGAACGGCGGTGCTAACTCGCCCGTTCTATTCGCCGGAGGAGGCGTTTGTGAAGTCCTGGACTTCCCAAACCGCAGTCTTCGCCATCGAGGACATTCTGGATGACTTGACACCAGCATTTACGCCGTCCGAGATTGACGACATTCTTATGGACGATGGCGTCACTGACTTCTCCATCGGCACGGTTGTCCCGGCGCGCATGGATTCGATGCCGCCGTCCGATATGATTCGCAAGATTGCGGACGTGTACGGCCACCGCGCCTACGAACAGAAGAGTGGTACGCTCCGCATCCGTGACCTGCTTGAAGCCCCGGCCCCAACCGGCTATCGCATCTACGGCACGCAGGGCACGGATCGACTGGTCGACACGACACTCTCGTTCGATGATTCGAACATTGACTCGAACTTGGTCTTCGGTAACGTGGCCGCCAGCGCGCGCCGCGCGCAAGGCTTCACCCCAACCGCCAGCGGCACCGCCATCCGCATCACGCTCTGGCTCCGCAAGGTCGCCGCGCCGACGGACAAGTTGTGGCTGCGTATTGAGGAGGATGACGGCGCTGGTGCGCCAAGCGGCACCGTGCTTGGTGGCGGCGATACCATTGCTGGCTCCATCCTCCAGGTTGGCGCTTACACGCAGATCGACGTTACGGTCACGACCGAGACGCGGCTGGTGAGCGGCGTGGTGTATCATCTCGTTGTGGGGCGCATGGGGGGATTGGATGCCGTCAATTATTACGAGGTCGGCGCAGACACCGGCGCGGGTTACGCGGACGGCATCGCCAATGTCTATGATAGCGGTGCAGGAACGTGGGGCGCGGGCGGTGGCGACCTCGCATTCGAGGTTGAACATACTGCCTTCCCAGCACTGCGGCTCCTGGACATTGCCGACGATGAGGACGAGGATCAGGTCAAGAAGCAGGCCATCGTGCGGGGCGCGACGGTGCCGAGCACGACACCCGCCTCCGGCGATGATCTTGGTGGCGACGAAACGCAGGTGCAGATCACGGCGGAGCGCCACACCGACAGCGATGATTTGGTAGAGGGCAGCTATTGGCTCTACGCCGCACTCTACCAGAATGATCTGATCGAAACAGCGGTGATCGCTGATGAAGTCGCGGCCCGTCTAGTGGACAAGTACCATCGCATCCTTCAAAGCATCGAGATCGAGGTGCCGTTCGATCCCCGCATCGATCTTGGCTCAACTATTGAAATTCGGGACGAAGGCACCGGGCCGGGCTACGAGGGCGAGGTCACGGGCCTGGGCGGTAATTGGTGGATTCGCGCCTATCGCCATTCGCTGACGCCGGGCGGCGCAGTAACCCATATCAGTTTGTTCGGTGGCGACCAGAGTGGCACGGCGAGCGCGGCCAACCCGCAGGCGGACTTGTATTGGACGATTGAGCGCGAACTTGTGGGTAACGCGATCCAGGCCGTCATCACCTACCACGATGCCTCTACGGACGCAGATGGATGGATCACCAACTATCATTGGGTCGACGATTACGCGGGCGGAGCGAACGATGTGCAGGGCGAAGGTGAGGAATTCCGTGTCGTCACATTCGCTTATGATTCGAACGTGGACGCCAGCATCAATATGACGCTCACGGTCACGGACAATGATGGCAATACGCACAGTGTCACGAGGGCCATCGACGTCACCACGGGCAACGAAGAGGTCTACGCTCCGGTTGTCGTATGCGCGGCCGGTAACACGTGTATGGCAACCTTCGATGGCGCACTCTCGTGGTCGGACATCGCTACACCAAGTGGACTGGCTAAGACGTGCGAGATCACGTACAGCAATGCGGTGGACGATCCGGCGTTGATCTTCTTTGGCACGACCACCGGCCGTATCCTGCGCTCAGTGGACTTCATGGCAACATTGTCGGAGGTTGCGGGCACCAGTCTGACAAATGGCTCCGAGGTCACGGGTATTCGGGCCGACAAGCGCATCCGCCAACGCATCTGGGCTTGCTGCCTGAATGGGCGTATCCTGCGCTCGGACGACTTCGGCGCGACCTGGGCGCTATATGCCGACCTCAGCGTCACGTGGCCAACGCGGAACCAATTCCGAAGCCTATCGACGCCGCCGACTTCTGAGTTCCGCGTCGATCCCACGCCGATCAACGGTATCGAAGTGTCGGAGCCGAGCGTGAATCGCATTTGGGTATATGGCGGCAACGGCCAAGACCCTGAGTCCTGGTTCCACACCCATCACCTGGGCGACGATCCGAGGGTCTGGGTGTCCGAAGTCGCTGACGGGGATGGGGATGCCGATCCGACCGGCAATGCCGCCGATACAGTCGTTGATGTTGTGATTTCGCACCGCACATCTGGCGACCTGGGCCTGCTGTTCGCGGGCCGCGATCCGGTGTTCATTTACGCCCCACCACGTTACTATGACGACATCGGTGGCGGAGAGACGTGGGTGGAGATCGGCGGCACGCCTGCGGATGACGGCGTGGGCGTAGCGGGCAATAATAACCGGCTACGTTTGTTCGGCATGGTCATGGACAATACGAACTTCTACCGTTCGCAGGGGGGTTATGGCATCTGGGAGGTGCTATCGGGCGTACTTCCCGGCACTGGCGCAAATCGCCCGCACGATCTCTTGCAGGTCTCGGCTTGGAAAGACATCTATATCGCGGCGACGGACGAGGGTATCGCCAAGAGCATCGACTACGGCGAGAATTGGGACTTCCTCCGGCCGCAGGGTGCGCCGATCAGTACAGTCTGGCCGGGCGGAGCTATCGGCTGGGATTGCGCCATCGAGTACCGGCGACCGTTGTCGCCCTCCGACCTTCTGGTCATTGTCCGCGATGCGGCCGGTTCCACGGAGAACGCGCTGGGGCACCGCACGGCGTCCGGCGTTTGGACGGATCAAGGGCCGCTGCCGACTGGACATTCCGACCGCCCTCATCGGCTCTGGCACTTCCCGCAGATCGATGACCAGACGTTGTTCTACGTTCGATATACGTCGGCTACTAACGATCACAATGAAGATTTGTATCGCAGTGTGAACCTGGGCGGGGCGTGGGCGAATGTGCTGGCGCGCTGTGGCACTATCGCACGCGGGCCGAATGGCCGCCTGTGGGCATCACGGGAAGATCACGCAGGTGGCCACTTGGCGGGCCGCCGCTATCCCCACTCCATTCACTTCAGCGACGACGATGGCGCGACTTGGGATTTGGCACACGAGGACACACGTAGCTCAGTCGATGAGCGCATCTCGTATTTCAATATCGCTGTCGATCCAAACAACCATAAGCGCTTGATGGCCGTCGGCCGTCTCACAGGTTCACAGCTTCGTGTTCTGGTCACGGAGGACGCGCACCTGGGCGCGAGCGCTACGTGGTCAGAGGTCACACCAACCGGCCTGACCGGCTTCGCGGGTACGGTGGCTCGGTATCACCAGCCAGCCCTAATCGCGGGCGAGAACGGGCGTTGGATTCTTGGTAAGCAAAAGGCTGCGACCAATGAACTTGAGATTTGGGTATCGGACAACAATGGCTCTTCTTGGACGCTGAAGTATGTGGTGGCTATTGCCGGTGCGACAAATGGCTTCTCCGACGCCTTTCGTATGGGGAACATTATGTTCTTTGGTGGAGGTATGATTGGTGCTGCTGCTGACCGTGCTGGTCGAATGTCATTTGACAATGGCGAGACTTGGGCCGTATTGACCGCCGATGCTGGCAAGCATCAGGGTTTCGTCTATGATTCGCCCATCAATAGGCTCGTTACGAACGTGGACAGTGCTGACGAGTTGAAGTCGATGACGCCACCGCGAGTCGGTGGATCGTGGGTCACGGGCCTGGAAGCCGGTTTGGACGCGGCAATGGGCTACACGGCTTCAATGGTCGAGAACGCGTTGGCGATTCGGACTACATAATATGCGAAGGCAACCATTAGACCGACCGGAACTCATTCTCGCGCTAGCAGTCGCGGAGATTGAGCGCATCAAGGCGCTCCTGGCCCGCGTCACTGATAGTCGTGGCCTCGTGGTTGCAACCGGCACGGGCTCAGGCGATACCACGCCCCCGGTCGAGACGGGCGCACACACGCTCTACGGCGTGAAGCACACGCGAGCGTTCCGGGTCACGGACGGCGGCGGCTTAGACATCGACTACGAGCAGGGCCAGATTTGGACTGGCGGTAGCTTCTATTCCATCGTTGCCGGATTGCTGACGATGGACGACAATGATACCAACTACGTGTTCATCAACAGCGGAGGCGCGGTGGCCTACAACGTGACTGGCTTCCCGGCTGATGGGGTGCCTCTGGCGCAAGTCACGACCGTGGCCGGGGACATCACGGCCATCGCCGACCGCCGCAGCTACTTGCTGCCCGGCGCTTCCGTGATTGGTTCCTCGCACGATGCTTCTCTCATCATTGATGACGATAGTGATACGTCGTTCGAAACCGAGCAGGTGGCCGACGAGGACATCATCCGGCTCACGGCCGCTACGGTCGAGGTCGCCGTTATCGGTGTTGCTGGGCAGTGGCAGCTACCTGTGGTCGGTGCTGGTGCTGGTGTCCTAATCGGTGGCGACACGCAGTTGTACCGCAGCGCGCCCGGCATCCTCATGCTCGCGGCGGGCGACACACTGGCCATCAACGATGCCGACTTCACGCTGGACGCGGCGGGCGAACCAACCATCACATTCGATGCGAACGACTACTTGTTGTATGTGCGAGCCAGCGACTACTACAGCTTCAACATCGGCTCCACTGAATACGTGCGGATCGGTACGGGCGGCACCTTGGTGGATGTCATTGATGAACTTACAGGCGCGGCGGGTGTCACCATCGAGGGCGTTCAGATGCTCGACAGCGACGTCCTTATCGCCACCAACAACTTCCTCCAATTCAGGGATGCCGCCCTCCAGATTCTCTCCTCGGCGGATGGGCAGCTTGATATTGATGCCGATGTCGTGGTGGAGATTACGGCTCCTACTATTGAGCTTATTGGCGATGTCATTTTTGAGGGCGACGGCACTGGCCTTCCGTATGGGTGTATGCACGGATACAACATCGCCGAGACGGTCGCGGTGGGGGTTGTCGATACTTGGTACGAGCTTACGGCTGGGCTGGTGAGCGTCGAGACCAATCTAGTAACCTTCCAGAACAATCACGAATTGAAGGTTACGAAGGCCGGTCGCTATGCGATTAATTGGAGCATGGCTGTTCAATCGACCACGGCAAATGACGAGTTTGAGGGGGCAATCGCCATCAATAACACGGCTGACACGACTACTGCTTGTCATGCGACACTTGTCAAAGCCAACGCAGCAGTCTGTCTTAGTGGCGGGTCTGTCGTGGACTTAGCGGCCAATGATCTCATTAGCGTGGCGGTTCTAAATCACAGTACTAATCGTGATATTATGGTGGAGCATGTCACACTCACGGTCGTCATGGTAGGAGGGACATAGAATAGCTTGCCAACGCCGTCAGCTAGGTGCTACACTGAGCACGAATCAAGAAGGGAGGAAAGTTGACATGGCTCAAAAGCCGAAGCAGAAGAAGGGCGCAGAGGCCCCAGAGACCCCAGCGCTTCTCCAGCCGGTGCCGGTGCGCCCGCAGCGCATCCCGGCTATGCCGGAGGAACAGGCAGCTATCCAGGCCCGAGCGCAGCGCTCCCGTGCTGAGATTGCCATCCTCAAGCAACGGTTCGCCGAGACCGATGTGGCGAAGACCATCGCTGAGGCGGAGTGCAATCAACTCATCCAGCAGCTTCAAGCCGCCCGGCAGACCATCGAGCAGTTGACGGCAGCGCTGGCCGAGAAGAAGAGCGGCAAGAAGACAGAGGAACCAACGGACGAAGCCAAGGAGTAACTAGCCCTGGCCCGTAAGAGCAGCTATTGGCGCGTCAAACGCTGGCGCGCTAAGAAGCACGCCGCGCGCAGTAAGCCCATCCTGCCCCAGCCGGGGGCCACGGCCCGCCTCGCCCACAACGAGGTCTGGGCCAAGCTTCACACCAGCGATCCCGGTGTAGCAGACGCAACATACCGGCTCCTTCGGTTCCGGCCGGAAGGCTATGCGTTCATGCCCAAGTTCCAGGCCGGGACGTGGGATGGCTACATTAGCCTGTACAAGCGGCAGGGCGGCACTCTCCCTGGCGGGCTGATGGCCCGCACCGTGACACGGCTCCAGGAGCTAGGCGTTGACGTCGACATCGAGGATCGCTCCCAATCGCCCCTGGCTGAGCCAGAGCTAGCGGGCGGGCAATTGACCAACATTGACCTCCGGCCTTATCAGGAGGACGCCTGTAATCGCGCCGAGGCGGCCAAACGCGGTGTGTTCGACGCGGCGACCGGCACGGGCAAGACAGAGATCATGGCGGAGATGATTCGGCGGCTGGCGTGCCGCTCCCTCATTATCGTCGCCTCCCGCGACTTGGCGTGGCAGACCATCCGTCGGTTCCAGGGCACCGACCGCGAGGCGGCCCGTCTCGCCTTCCCCAATGCTGACCCAGAGCATCTGTACGGTATCGTAGGCGACGATGTGGACTCACCTGGCCTTATCACGGCCGCCCTCTATCAAACGCTTGTACGTCGCTTAGAGGAGGAACCAGAGGCAACCCGTGAGTGGTTGGCCACATTCGACGCCCTGCACCTGGACGAGTGCCACCGCTCCACGGCCAAGACGTGGTGGCCCGTGGTCAACGCCATCCCCGCTTACTGGCGCTTCGGGTACAGTGCCACGCCCACGAAGTCCGATCCCATCACTGAGTTGAAGCTCACTGGAGCCACGGGCGAAATCTTTTACTCGTTCAAGGCAAAGGAGGCCATCGAAGAGGGCTGGCTGACGGAGCCGTTCGTAGTCACGGTCGATTCGGGCTTCCCAGCCATGCTGGACGAGGAGATGCGGTATATCGACGTGTACCGCGACGGCATCGCCGACCATGCGAAGCGCAACCGGCTGATCGCGGAGATTGCGCGGGGCACTGCCGAGGGATGGGGCGTGCCTACGCTGATCTTGGTGACATGGTCAGAACATGGCCGCAACATCCGGCGCGCCCTTCGGGAGATCGAGGTGCGCGCCGAATTCGTCTCTGGCACCGACTCGACGGAAAAGCGGCTGGCCGTTATGGAGGCACTACAGGACGGCCGTCTCGGTTGTGCGATCTCCACGACCATTTTCGATGAGGGCGTTAATGTACCAGAGATCGGGGCATTGATCCTGGCCGGTGGGGGCAAAGCACACCACAAAGTCATCCAGCGCATCGGGCGCGGGCTGCGGGTAGTCGAGGGCAAGGACTACCTCGCGGTGTTTGATTTCCTCGATAGCCATTCCGAAAAGTATCTACTTGGGCACAGCAGGCAGCGCCTTCGAGCGGTTCAGGACGCCGGGTTCGCGCAAGAGACGTTGACCCCCAAGCAACTTCTTGATAGGATGGAATCAGGTGATGTTCGCTCCGGCTAGGGAAGAACGCCGAAGGGGGACGATATGAAATGGGCCGCGCGCTATGCTGTGCTGCATCTGATGTTGCTGATTTGGCCAACGCGAACCTTGATCCGACGGCGTAACACTTACGACGATATGCACGAGGTCGAGCCGCCGAAAGATGCCTGACACTACTTTCAACATCGTACACGCCGAGCCGCTAGATCGGCTCCCTGAGCACTGGCATGAACACTGGCAGCATGTCGTCTCGCGGGAGGCCGGGCTGGTATATGAAGCGCTTGCGGACGACCGCCTGGCGGGGACGGAGGTTAGCATCACCCGCTTCGCCCGCTACTTGGGCATTAGCAAGACGCGCTTCGGCAATGTCATCCAGGAGCTAGAGGGCTACGGCTTCCTCTGGCTTGATGCGGAAGAGCGGCCGCCGACGATTACCGTGAACGATGTGCCGGAGGTCGATCCCGACGCGCCGCCAGTCGAGAGGCGCGTCGGTACACCTAAGACGCCCTGGCGCACGGTCTGGGAATTCGTCAACCATTGGTGTGAGCTACACGAGCGGCATATTGAAGAGCCATACCCCCGCCCACAGCGCGGTCGGGGCCGGGATACGGCGCTCATTGACGAGATGCTGCGCACGTATTCGCTGGAGACGTTGAAGCAGGTCGCCACCTGGTTCTTCCGTCACCGGCGAGCCGACGAGCCGTCCACGCTCCCCTTCTTCCAATTCCACCTGCCGCGCCTGGTGAGCGAGTGGAAAGACGAGGGTGGTGTGGCACTGCCGAAGATGCGCGATGACTAAACCCTGGTACGACTTCTATCGCGGGGACTTCAATAAGCTGACGGCTGACCACATCCCCGACGACAGCGTACACATGATCTTCACCGATCCGCCTTATGGGGGCCAATACCTCGATCTCTGGTGCGGACTGAGCAAGCTAGCGGCCCGCGTACTTGTGGACGGCGGGCTGCTGGTGTCGTACAGCGGCCAGTACCATCTGCCGACGGTCATCGAGGAGTTGGGCGGCCACCTGAAGTTCGTTTGGATGGATTCGCTCCACACGCCGAAGGGTAACGCACTCATGCGGCCCGTGCGGGTCAAGAGCCGGTGGAAGCCCATGCTCATCTTCGTCAAGGGCAAGTATGAGGTTATGTGTACGCCGGAGTGCAAGCAGGACTGCCGCACGGACACCGGCAAGACGCGCAAGGTGAAGGGCCGGGAGAAGCCAGTGCGGGAGACCAACTTCGCTGAGTGTCGACATCCCTGCCGCCGCCTGCACGACACGCGCTGGTGGCGCTTCGACACGCTCACCAGCGAGCCACCGGACAAGAGTCAGCACCCGGAGGGCTGGACACAATCCCAGGCCGAGGCGGAGCACTACATCGAGCTATTCACGCTACCGGGCGACGTGGTTCTTGATCCAATGGTAGGCACCGGCACTACGATGGTCGCTGCCTTGAAGCTAAGCCGCAACGCCATCGGCGTCGACATCGACAAGAAGTTGATTGACAAGGTGGCAGAGCCGCGTATGCGAGAGTTGTACGGATGAATTATGATCTGATTGCCAAGTGCCTAACGGCAATGACGATTTGCGTAGCCATCGACGTGATCTGCGTCATTGCCATCATCGTCGCGGTACTGCTTCGATGAAGCAGCACTGGTTAGACAAGATGGACGGCCTCATCATCGAGGGCGACGTCTTGGACGGCCTCGCGTTGCTAGAGGATGAGTCCGTGGAGACCATCGTCACCGATCCGCCCTACGATCTGCTCCAAGGATCGCGGAAAGGAAGCGGGCGCTCGAACAACCCCGACAGCCCCGCTGGCCGCCACGGGACGAAGACGGGCGGCTTTATGGGTATGGCTTGGGATGCGACGGGCGTGGCCTTCAATCCTAAGACTTGGGAGGCGTGCCTGCGTGTACTGAAGCCCGGCGGCCACATGGTCGTGTTTGGCGGCACCCGCACGCACCATCGAATGTGGTGCGCCATCGAGGACGCGGGGTTCGAAGTACGCGAGATGCTGCTCTGGCTGCACGGCCAGGGATTTCCGAAGTCCTACAATGTCGGCCAGGCGGTTGAGAAGCTGCGCACCACTGGCAAGGCCCGTCGACCCGACCGCGATCTGGGCGTAGGCCGTCGATATGATCATGCAGGCGATAGCTATCCTGATGAAGTCCGCAATACCGGCGGCCAAGTCGAGTTGACGACCGAGGAGGCGCAGCAATGGGAAGGCTGGGGCACGGCCCTCAAGCCCGCCTGCGAACCAATCCTGCTGGCGCGCAAGCCGCTGACCGAGAAGAACGTCGCGGCCAACGTGCTCAAATTTGGTACTGGGGCGCTCAACATTGATGCAACGCGGATTGGTAATGAGATTATTACAACACACAGTCGCGGGAAGAATTCCGCGTTCCCGAAGCGGCCCGGCGAAACTACCGTGGAGGAATCAGGACGGACAGCGCGCCAGGATCAAATTGATCCCACACCACGCACAGGCCGCTGGCCCGCCAATGTCATGCTAGACGAGGAAGCGGCCGCACAACTCGACGCGCAGAGCGGCGAGAGTAAGTCATCTGGTAAGATCAATCGTTGGAAGGGCGGCGCGAAGCCATTCGGCGGCGCGGCCGGGCTGCCCTATGAGAGCGTGCCGGGGCACGAGGACTTCGGTGGCGCTTCCCGCTTCTTCTATCGCGCGAAGGTATCGAAGAAGGAGCGTGGTGAGGGCAACAATCATCCGACGGTCAAGCCCATTGCTCTGATGCGATGGTTCGTCCGCCTAGTGACACCACCAAACGGCGTAGTGCTCGACCCGTTCTGTGGTAGCGGCTCAACGCTGATCGCGGCCACCAAGGAAGGCTTCGGCTTCATCGGGATCGACTTCAGTCCAGAGTATTGTGGAATTGCGCTACGGCGCTTGAAAGGGAAAGGGAGGAAATCATGAACCACAACCAGACCGCAGACGCAGCAAGGCCGCCCGGCACTACGGTTATCGAGCAATTCCCAGTGAGGCCGCACGACGACGATCACGACGATCCCGCCGGGGGCGACGAGTACCTGGTGGACGTTGAGACCCGCCTGACCATCCTCGTCCGGCGTGCCGAGTCGCCGGAGGATGCCATCGTCAAGGCCGTCACGGGCAATCCCGAAGGTAGCGATCTCGACCTGGACGTAGTAGCTCACGATGTTCACGTCTGCATCCACACAGGCATCGACGATTGCGAGGAGCACGAGGAGGAGTAATGGGTACGAGTGCGGAAGTCCCCCATCATCCTGAGCATCTATACCAGCCGCCCTATGACGCTGTTGCCTACAAGCGCATCACCGCCCTAGCGGCCGAGGTGAAGGCGCTTGAGGACGAGATACTGGACTGCCCAGCGACGAATTACCACACACGGGACAGGCCCCGCGCTGCGCTGAAGGAGGCCGACTAATTGGCAAAGCTCCCGCCCTGGCCGCTGGTCTGGGAGAGCATCCTGGCGCTGCGTCCCGCCGTGCTCGATGGCTGTGACCTCGATCCGAGCGAGGATGGCTGGATCAGTATCCACTGCCCAGGGCATGATGACGATACGCCGTCCCTGCGCGTGAACCCCGAACAGGGTGGCGTCAAGTGTATGGCGTCCTGCTCGCCCATGAGCGCGGTCACGAACCTGAACAGCCTGGAGGACTTCATTCTTGACCGCACCAGCATCCGCCGTCGTGGAAAGCGGCCGAAGGATGTGGTGGGCGATCTGGCCGAGCGACGGCTGCTGCCCCGTGACTGGCTCATTGAAACGTTCGGCATCGGGCCGGGCGCGGGCGGCTACAGCATCCCCGTGGACGACCCCGAAGTCGACCCCGACATCGAGATTGACTACGAGATCGACGGCCTCAAGAAGCGCCAGCGACATGAACAGATCAAGCGGGGCGCATGGTACGACAAGAACATTACCTCGCGGCCTAAGTACCATTGGGAGCCAAAGCTCTCGGAGTCCGGCGTCAAGAGCCAGAGCCTCGTCTACAACTTGCAGCGCGTTATCCCCAAGCTACCCCGCGAGAAGTTGGTGTACGTCTGCGCGGGCGCGCCGGACGTTTGGATCATGACCCGTGCGGGCTTCCCGGCCATTAGCTTCTTGGCGGGCGAGGGCAATATGCCCAACCAGCGCGCCATCAATAAGCTAACCGAGGCAGGCATCAAAGAGGTCTATGTCATCTACGACGTTGACCCGACCGGCGCGGACGCGACCGAAAAGCTGGCTATCGAGTTGGCGCAGGCGGGCCTCGCGGTCACAACGATTCAACTACCCGAAGACCTGGGCAAAGGCGGCGACCTGACCGACTTGTGGCGGCGCGTCGAGGGTGACTCGGATGCCTTCGAGCAGGCGCTAGATCAGACCGAGAAGCGGGTCTGGCCCGCCGAGGATGTGCCCGCCCGCGACAAGAAGCAGGCGGAGCGCACGCGGCGGAACCACGACCCGGCCGGTCTGCCGAAGGAGTGTTGGGTGCAGCCGTGGGAGGACTACCGCGAGTCGCTGCGCTTGAACACCGCCGCCTGCGGCGAGTACCATTTCTTTGCCCTGATGAACGTGATCGGGGCCGTGTTCGGCCGCCGCGCTTACATCTACCAGAGCCGCCGCCTATACCCCAACCAGTACACCGTACTCATTGGCCCGACCGCGAGCTTCAAGTCCACCGCCAACTCACGGGCCATCGAACTTGTGGAGGCGCTGTACGACAAGGAGGACATTGATCGGCTCCCTGGTACACGATTGACCATCGAACAGGCAATGGGCAGCGCTGAGGGGCTGCTAGAGGCAGCCGTGTTCGCCGACGCCGAGGGCCAGGACGAGCACGATGCCGTCAAGGTGATGATGGGTTGGAAGGAGAAGACGGCGGACGGCCACGAACTTGACGAAGAGGACTTGATGCTCAAGCCGGAGCGCCGTCTATTGATCCACCAGGACGAGTTCTGCCGCCTGCTGTCAAAGGCCACCGCCGGAGGCGGCGGCGCGGGGTTCATCCCGCACCTGCTCACCGCCTTCGACTGTCCGAAAGACATCCGGCTCCGCACACGCAAGCGGCCGCTGGTACTCGTCAACTCCTGTACCAGCATCCTCTCCGACAGCACGCTTAGCAAGCTCAGCCAGCACTTCGACGAGATCGAGTGGACGAGCGGCTTCGGCAACCGTATCTTGTTCGTGGATGGTTATCAAGTCGAGCCACTGCCGCGCACCCGGCCGCCTGCGCCGAAAATGTGGGCGAAGGTCGTTGAGCACATCCGTGACGCCTTCGAGGCCGTGGCGGGAGAGGACGGCAAGACGTATAACGTCGAGTTTGCCCTGGCCTCGGATGCGGAGGAGGTCTGGGACGAAAACTACCTCGCGTGGATGGAAGGGCGACGTGAGGGCAGCGACGAGCAGGAGATTGCGGCTACCGAGCGGGTGCCGGAGTACGCTATGAAATTCGCCCTGATTTATGCTCTCATGACTGAGGGCCATCGCAACACCATCGTTGAAGAAGACATCGATCTGGGTTGGAAGGCGGCCCGCTATGCCGAGAGCGTGACGCGGGGGCTGATGGGCCAACTCATCGAAGAAAAGCAGGCGCGATGGCAGGAACAAATCAAGGACTACATCGCCCAGCAGCAGCCCATCAAGAAGCGTGATCTCCAACAGCACTTCCGTCGCGTGCCGACCCCGCAGTTGAAGATTATCCTCGACGCGATGGAGTCACTGGGGGTTGTTCAGAACGTGGCGAGGGGCTATATCCTCGCGGAGTGAGCTATGTGGGTCGTATACTTTGTTCAGTGGGCAACGAAGGACGGGCCGGTCAAGATCGGGGCGACCAGTGAGATCAAATCGCGGCTCCGTGATCTCCAGGTGGCTTCGCCCTACAAGTTGGCAGTTGTGGGCACCATCGTGGCTGACGGCTCCAAGACGGCACATTGGATGGAGCGGCTTATCCACGGACGCCTCCGCCGTCTCCGCCTCCACGGTGAGTGGTTCCAGGACACGCCACTGGTCTGGGAAGTCTATGAGGAGATCAAGCGGAACGGCCTCGTGGCGGCAAGGAGTGCTCTTATCCGCGAACGTTACTCGATTGTTGATCACTGTTGATCATGTTGCGGGGGGTCTCGTATCTATAACTCACTCTTCTCTTCCCAGATATTCCCCCCTAACGTGCGTATAGGCCCCCCCATCAACCGATCAACATCTTCAACATCCCGGAAATACCCCGAAAGCCCTTGACCTGCGAGGGCGAGGCCCTGTAAGGTGGAAAGCGTGGACACCCCAAACATCATTCTCCATCCCGCCCCTGACCAGGCCGTGTTCTTCGATGTACTCTGTGAGCACGACCCGTCCGGCACCCCGCCGGGGGAGAGTGTCGAGGGAACGCTCCGCGTCCAGTGCTGGGTCAATCGAATTGCCGCCCACGACCCCGAAGAAGCGGGCCGAAAAGCCGAGCGGTTCTTGACTGAAACGAGGGGAGTCCGTAACATTATAGTGAAGTGCTGGCGTTTCTTCTTACGCAGCCGCCAGCAGAAGGGGGTCAAACCAGATGGCACGCTTTTCACTTGACATCGACGGCGTGGTCGCGGACTACTTCGCCGCCCGCGCCGAGGCCGCGAAGAAGCTCGGTATCCGTAAGATCACGCAGCCAGTGGGCTTGGAGCCCGCTGCGTTGGATGCCTTTATGCAGGAGCGTATGCAGGCCATCAACCGGGTGCTGCGTCAGTACATCAGTGACAACCTGGAGGAGTTTTTCGGCGGTCTGGGCTGCTTGGTGGGGCCGGAGGATCATCGTGCCATCCAGCACGCCGCTGCTCAGGGCTACGAATTGTTCTGGGTCAGCGCCCGCTCCTTCTTCGGGGGCCATAGCTTCGGGGAGCAGCACACGGCGGAGCTAACGGAGATCACGCTGGCGTGGCTCGCCCGTAATGCGTTGCCCGCCGACACGGCCCATGTGATCCTGACGCCGGACAAGGCGGGCGTCATCCGCGAGAAGGACATCCGCTTCCACTTGGACGACGCGGTGGCCCATGTCACGAGCATCGCGCTCCAGAGCCGGGCGAAGGTGTTCTTGCTACAGCGGCCCTGGAACCAGCGATTCTTCCTTCTCCACCCCGACGAGCCGGACGCCGACTATATGACGAACGCTGGTGCCTATGGGGTCGAGGAGGTTGACTCCATTGCCGAATATATCACGCTGCTGACGGGGAGGTAGCCGTTTTGACCTGCGGCAACTGTTCATACAGCCCGGAGACGAAGCCGACGAACCCGAAGGACGCCATCGGTTCTAGGAAGGTGCCGCTGCACGTATGGCCCAACACCGCGACCATTTACGGCGTGATGGGGATGCTATCGGGCGCACTCCAGTACGGCCGCTCCAACTATCGGGCCATCGGCGTCCGCTCTTCGATCTACTACGACGCCGCTCGGCGGCACATCGACGCTTGGTTCGAGGGCGTCGACGTCGACCCCGACAGCGGACTCCACCCATTGGCGCACGCGCTGGCTTGCCTGGCCATTATTGTGGACGCTATCGAGGCTGGTAAGCTGCGGGACGACCGCATGATCCGGGGCGGCTACCAGGAGTGCTTGGCGCGCCTGACGCCGGAAGTGGAGCGCCTGAGGGACAAGTATGCGCACCTGAATCCGCATCACTACACGATTGCCGACGACCCGGAGGACTTCGATGCCAGCGCCTAAGAACCTGCCGGTCGAGGGCGAGATTACGGTCGATGGCGTGCCGTTCGACCTGGACGAAGCCTACGCCGCCCTCAAGGTCGATCCGACGCACGTCATCGAACAGCTTACCGAGCAGCCATCGCTCTACTCTTACTGGTCGGTGCTCTCGGAGGAGGCGGATGTGATCCTGCTGACCAAGAAGCGGCGGTTGGATCGCATTGAAGCCGAAGCGGACGACCGGCTCCGGCGAGAGGCCCGCGACGACGATGAGAAGGTGACGGAGCCCGTCATCGCGCGCCGCATTCTCCGCGAGTCGGACTATGAGGAGGCATTGGAGGCGATGATCGAGGCCCGGCGCAATGCCGCATACCTCGGTGTCATCAAGCGCGCCCTTGAGCAGCGGCTCAGCGCGCTCATTGCCGTGAACAATCGGGATCGGGCCGAAATGGCCGCAGTTGGAAGGGAGGGTAATTAGATGGGACTACAAGAGCGCACCG